ATTTTAACACCAGTTATAAAAGATGGTAAAATAATTGAAGTAAAAATAATTAATACTGGTTTTGGTTATAATAAAAATAATACTTTCATCAGAGTTTTATCTGCTGGATCTGGGGCAAAATTTGAAACCCAGATAAAAAACTGGAGAATAAACTTAGTAGAAAGACTAATAGACACAAATCAAATAAGATTTGATGATGGACTTCTTTCTCTTGGAAAAAATGAGAGATATGGATTGCAATATTGCCATTCATATGTTCCTAGAGAGTTAAGAAGAAAGAGTTTATCAACATCTTTAGGTGAAGACGGAACAGTAATTTATAGAAATGACTTGCTAAATGATGATCTAACATTAAAATATCATTCCCCAATTATAGGATGGGCATATGATGGTAATCCAATTTATGGTCCCTATGGTTATAGTGATAGAGAAGGTGGTATAGTAAAGAGGATGGTATCTGGATATGTACTTAGACCAAAGCCAGACAGACCAGCATCTTATCCAGTTGGTTTATTTGTTGAAGACTATGAATTTTCTGGAGAAGGAGATCTAGACATCTATAATGGAAGATATTGTAAGACCCCAGAGTTTCCTAACGGTGTATATGCATATTTTTCAACTATAAATGCACAAAAAGATTCTTCTGGTATTTTTAATGGATTTTTAAAACCAGTATTTCCATATTTTATTGGAAATTATTACAAATCAACTCCAGTAAGATTTAATTTTGATCAATTATCAAATCAAGATATTATTGATATAAATCAAACAAAATGGTTAAGAAATACAACTCCATATTCAATACTTTTAAATAATAGTTACTATGATGGTGTAATTCAACCAGATAAATTTGTACAAAGTTATCCTATAGTTTCTTCTGCGGTTCCTGGATTTGTTAATGAATTAAAGGTTGTTAATTTTGGTGATAATTATTCCATTAATGATAATATTTTCTTCAACAATCAGGGAACCAGTGGTTCTGGTGCATATGCATCCATCAAAGAAATTTCTGGAAGATCTGTTCGTAATATAGTATACACATCTTCTAAAGTTGATAACGTTGAACTTATTCCATACAATAATAGTGGAACTTTTATTGGATTTGCAACAGCACCACACAATTTAACGGCATCGGATTTAATCAAAATACAGAATCTTTCAAATTTAAATAGTCAATTTGATGGAGTTTATAAGGTTGGTATATCCACAAATCAATTAACATTAACTGAAAATATTGCAGATTCCTCAATAACTGGAATAGTTACTTATATCAATGTTATTGGATCATTAACTATTCCTGATCTCAATATAAATGACATATTGGGAATTGGCACTGAGCAGGTTAAAGTATTATCAGTTGATACTAATAGTTCTAGAATAAAAATTAGAAGAGCATATAATTCAACAATTGGGGTAGCACATTCTCAAGGAATAGTTGTTAAAGAATTCCCAAGAAAGTTTTTTGTTAATGTTGGTCTCACTAATATAACAAATTACAAATTAAATAAAGAAATTTATTTTTATCCAGCAGAATCTATTTCAATTCCAAGTGAAAACATTTTAACATATTCAAATCCAGTAGATTTTTCTGCTTGGTCAACATATGTAGTAGGATCTGGAACTACAATCACAGTAAATTATTATGATCAACAAGCACCAAATAATACTTTTTCTGCAGCAAAAGTTCAAGTTGGTATTGTAACTGCAACAGAAATATCTGGTATATTAAATGGACCTGTAACTTTAGCTACAAATAATTATACAATATCAGCATTTTTAAAGGGACAATTTGGTGGAGAAATAGTTTATTTGATTGTTGAAGATGGATCTAATTTTATCGCACAACAAATAGTATTAAGTAGTTCATGGAAAAGATATTCAGTATCTGGTTCAGCAAATGCAGGACCACATAATTTCTTTGTTGGTGGTTGGGGACCAGAAGGGTATACAATACCAGAGTCTACATTTTATGTTTGGGGGGCACAGATAGAATCGGGAACAGTATTAACTCCTCATATCAAAACTGAATCGTCTATTGTATTAAGATCCGCGAATGAAGTTGGAACAACTTATTTTTCAAATCCAGGATTTGGTATTAAAGAAGTAATCATTCCACAAAATTCAATTTACTTACCTGGGCATAATTTGAATACTGGTGATACTTTAACTTATAAAAATAACGGAAATAGTTCCATCCAGGTTTCATTTGCTACTACAACATTCCCGCTTCCAAATAATAGTGAAGTGTATGCAGTAAGATATTCGGATACCTTTATTGGAATATCCACTATAAAAGTTGGTCTAGGTACTACTGGATCTTATGTTGGAATTGGAACTACTGCACTAGGAAATATTTTAACATTTTCTGGATATGGTACTGGTTTAGATCACAGTTTTGTTACAAATTACCAAGATACTATTTCTGGAGATATTTACAAAAAAGATGCCGTAGTAACTACAGATAGGGAACATGGATTAAGGGTATCTGATATAGTTGACATTAATATAATTTCAGGAATTCAAACTACTGTTTATATCAGTTATGATGATTTAAACAGAAGAATGTTGGTAAATCCAAGATCATTTACAGCATTAAATGTTGACTCTGTAGAAAACTTAATAACTATAGCAAATCATGGATTTGAATTGGGATCTAAAGTAATTCACAATTCACAGACTCCATCTGGTGGATTAAATAACGCTCAAATATATTATGTGATTCCCATTAGCGAAAATTCTTTAAAATTATCAAATAATTATTATTCAACAATATCATCTTCATCTGAAGTTGAATTTGTAAATATCACTTCGGCATCATTTGGAACATTAACTCCGATTAATCCAGAAATAAAAGCAATAGCAAATTCGACTGTTATATTTGATCTATCTGATCAATCATTATCAATTAATGGTGTGTCTTCTTTTGATTTCAATCTTTACACTGACAGTCAATTTAAAAATAAGTTTTTCAGTACTTTAAGCAATTTAGGGCAATTTAATGTCTCCAAATCAGGAACTATTGGAATTGAAGGGGGAAGAGTAACATTAATTATAGATGAAAATACTCCAAAAAATTTATATTATAACTTAACCCCAATTAACTATGACGGAGCATCTGCAGCAAAATTAGAATATCTTGCAGATAATTTTAATATAAAAAATAATAATAAATTTAGTATTGTAAATAGTGAATTCAGTAAGAGGACCACTATTACTGGAGTAACCACTAATACATTTAGATATTCATTAATAAACACACCAGAAAAATCTGGATATACTGTTTCTGAAGGTATTACGACATATTCTACAAATTCTTCATCTGCTATAGGTCCAGTATATACAACGAACCTCAGTTCTAAAGGAAGAGGATATAGAAAATTACCAAGTGTTGCAAACATTAGTAGTGGATTGGGTACAAATGCTATCTTCTTACCAGCAAGTAAAACTCTAGGTAAAGTATCGGATGTTGAGATAAGAGACATTGGATTTGATTATCCAGTTGACTATACTTTAAGACCATATGCAAAATTCCCAAATGTATTTAAAATTGAACCTTTATCGAAATTTAAAGAAATAAAAATAATTTCTCCAGGTGTAAATTATTTTGTTCCTCCTCAACTATTAGTTTTAGACGGATTTACTGGAAGAGTTAATGATGAAGTAGATTTGAGATATGATATTGGTGATATTGAAGTAACTATTGTTAGAAATACCACAGGTTTATATAACGTAAAACCAGTAATTATCCCAATCAATAATCCAAATGGAACAAGAATAAGTAATATTACATATAATAGTACTAACAAACAAGTTACTGTTGGATTAGGTATTAGTTACACTTCAGAAGATCAATTCCCATTTATTGTTGGTGAAAAGGTTATTGTTGAAAATACTAATATTGATTTGGTAGAAGGTGGAAGAGGATTTAATTCGGCAAATTATGGATATGTATTATTTGAAATAATAGCGGCTGATGCAAATATTGGAGTTGAAGAAGATCCATATATTGTTTATAGTTTACAGAATTTACTAGGACCAAACCAAAGTCCTGGAATATATGATTCTTTTGAATCATTTGGTGCTGTTACCCCAGAAAGATATTTCCCAAGTTTTGATATTAAATTAGAGAAAGATTCTTTTAGATCTGGAGAAATTGTTACTACAGATTCTGGTGCTATTGGCATTGTTCAAAATTATGATCAAGCAAATGAATATTTAAAAGTTAGAACAAAATATACTTTTAAAGTAAATGATTTGATTGTGGGATCTTCATCTGGAAATAAAGGAGTTATATCATCTGTAGAAGGTGCTGAAGGAATATTTGATGTTAAATCAAATAGTATTACCAGAAAGGGATGGCAAAAAGAAACTGGTTATTTAAGCAATGGATTACAAAGAATTCATGATAATGATTACTACCAATATTTCTCTTATGCATTAAAGAGTCCAGTTAGTTATGAAGTATGGAATCCTTTAGTAAGTAATCTAAATCATACAGCAGGATTCAAAAAATTTGGTGAGTTGTCAATAGAATCATTTAATGTTGATGAAGTTGGAATAAGCACATCTCAAGACTTTGGTGCTTTGATTGCGATTTCGGATTTAGTTGAAGTCGTTGACCTAAATTGTGTTAAAGATTTTGACGTTGCTAGAGAAAAGAGTATTTTGATAGATGAAACTTTAGTCTCAAATGAGATTATATTTAGACTACCATTCTTACAGAGATATCAAGAATTTATTGGTAATAGAGTATTAAAAATTGATGATATTAGTAGTCAATTTAATAATGACCAGCGTAGTTTTAATCTATACAGTAATAATTATCCAATATTCAAAGTAGAATTTAATGGTAGTGATCCAAATATTGTAGATCTAGCAGATGCTAGCATTAATTTAATTAATCATTACTTTGTCTCTGGAGAAGAGATTGAATATATTCCACCAGATAATGATTTTAATAATGCAATAGAAATAGTACCAACTGTAATAACTGGTATTGGAACTACTACTAAATTACCACCTTCAATTTATGTAATTAAAGTAGATAATCAAAGAATTAGATTTGCATCTTCTCCTGAAAATGCCCTACTATTCAACCCAGAATCTATTAATTTAACTTCTGTTGGTATTGGAAGTACTCATATATTCAAATCTAAGATTCAAAATACAAAGGCATTAATTACGATTAATGGTACTATACAAACACCAATAGTATCTACCGCAGTAACTTCTTCCTTAGCAAGTTCTGTGGGTATAGGTTCAACTATTATCAATGTTTCTGGAATTTCATCCTTCTTTGGTGGTGATCTAATTCAAGTGAATGATGAGATTATGAAAATTTCTGCAGTGAGTTCAGCATCAACTACATTTACGGTATTTAGATCATGGATGGGAACTGTAGAGTCTTCACATAATTCTAATGATCAGATAGTAAAATTATCTGGAACTTACAATATTATTGATAACACAATTAATTTTATTGAACCAATGTGGGGTAATCTTCCAATTGGATTTGGCACTACTGCATCATCTTCTGGTGAGGTGGACTATGCTGGATTAACAACAAGTAGTAGATTTAGTGGAAGAGTATTTATCAGATCTGCATTAAATCAAGCATTTACAACAAGCTTTGTAAGAGCATATGAAACCAATTATATTTTTGATGATTTATCGGACCAATTTAATGGAATTACTACACAATTCACTTTAAAGCAAAATAAATTAGATGTTGATGGATTGACTGCTGGTAATGCAATCATACTCATTGACGATATATTCCAAGGACCACAAAGACTTGGTAATGTTTTAACTAATATTCTCGGAGATTATAAGATTGAAGAATCTGCAGGAGTCTCAACTCTTGGTTTCACTGGAAATATTGCTGATTATGATTTAACTAGTGATATTAATGTTAATAGAGTTCCAAAAGGTGGTGTAATTGTTTCAGTTGGATCTAGTAATGGATTTGGATACCAACCATTAGTATCTGCTGGCGGAACTGCTACAGTTTCAGTTGCTGGTACTATTCAATCAATATCCATAGGAAATTCTGGATCTGGATATAGAGTTGGAATTCAAACATTAGTAAACATCGGAGTTCAAACTTATAGTTCTGGAATACCAAATATAACTTTTGTTGGATACGCAACAGTATTTAATGGTAATGTTATTGGTCCTGTTGTAATTACAAATCCAGGAAGTGGATTTACTTCATCAAACCCACCAGAGGTTATTTTTGATGATCCATTAAGTTATTCTAATATACCATTAATTTATTCTTCAGATTCTCCACCAAATGGAATTGGAACTGGTGCTGTTGTCGATGTTGTAGTTGGACAGGGATCTAGTGTAATTAATTTTGAATTTAAGAATTATGGATATGCTTATGGGCAAGGAGATATTTTAACAATCCCTGTAGGTGGTTTAACGGGAATACCATCATCTCCTGGATTACCATTTAATCAGTTTAAAGTATTGGTAGATTCTACATATAGATCTAAGTTTTCTGGATGGAATGTTGGTGATTTCCTAGTATTAGATAATATTGACCAATTCTTTAATGGAAGAAGAAGATTATTCCCATTAAGTATTAATGGTGAAAGAATATCATTCTTCGCAAGACAAAACTCTGGCATCGATCTACAGTCTAATCTTTTAGTATTTGTAAATGATATTTTACAAACTCCTGGAGAAGGATATACCTTCACTGGGGGTAGCGTTTTAAGATTTAGTGAAGCACCTAGAGGGGGAGTTTCTGGAATTTCAACGAGAGGTGATAGATGTAAATTATTAATTTATACTGGAACACAAACTATTGACGTTAAACAGGTAGACGTTTTACCTACAGTTAAAATTGGTGATGAAGTTCAACTTTATAATGATACAGATGAAACTTTAAATCAAGATGAAAGATTAGTAATTGATATAAGTGCAGCAGATACAATTATTACTAACAACTATGCTGGTCAAGGTGTTGTATCTGATGAATTATATGAAAGACCAATCAGTTGGTGTAAACAAACAGTAGATAAAATAATTGACGAAAATGAAGTAGCAAAAGATAGAATTTATTATGAACCTGCAATTATACCAACAACAAATATTTTACATAATGTTGGATTAGGATCAACTGCAATTTTTGTATCTTCACTAAGACCATTTTTTGATTATCCTCTAGAAGGTATAGCAATTGATGAGAAAACTACAATAGAGTTAGTCTCTCAAGAAGATTTGATTACTGCTACTGCAGAATCTATAATTTCTGTAGGAGGAACTGTATCTTCAATATCAGTAACAAATCCTGGATTTGGATATACTATTGCACCAACAGTAACTATACAGTCTCCTGGATATGCTACATCAGTATCTTCGCCTGCTACTGGAATTGCATCAATTTCTCCTAGTGGAATAGTTACATCAATTCAAGTTAGTTTTGCTGGAACTGGATATGTTTATGGTCCAGTAGAAGCATTATCAATTTCAGCACAAGGTCTAGGATTCCCAAGAATTGATGCTTTAACTAACAAGTTTATTAAAGCTAAATTAAAATCAAAAACTGGAATTGGTGTTAATGCTACTGCTACCATCACTTTAAATCCATTTACTTATAATATTACGACACTAGAAATAACTGATGGTGGATATAATTATCAGCTTGGAGATCAATTATTTATAGATACCTTTGATAATGTTGGATTGGCATCAACACAAAGAAAATATGCTTTGACCAATCCTATGGAATTTACGGTGTCTGCTATTAAACCTCCAGTTGTTTTAATATCACCTCCAGCTAGAAAAAATGAATCTATATTCTCAGTTACTTATTCTGGAGACTATGGAAATATAGTTGGTATTGGAACAACAAATGTTGGTATTACTACAGGAGTACAATTTGATTTTTATATTCCACTAAATTCAGTTTTAAGAAGAGATTATTCTATATTTACTTCTGGTATTCAAACAGGACAATATTTTGTTGTTACAGATTCATCTATAGGGAATTCATCTGTATCTCTAACATCTTCAAATAATATATTGGGAATTGGTTCAACATGTTTAGATAATGTATATGAAGTTATATCAACATCTTTAGTTAATAGATACATTCCTTCTGATGGAATAACCACCAGTGTTGTTAGAGTAGTAACAAAAATTTCCAATTATAATGGTCTTACTGGAATAGCTTCTACAGCATTCTATGGAAATTATAGTTGGGGTAGAATAGATACTCCAATTAGAACAAGACCAATTGAATTTAATACTCAAACAAATCAATTTGTTGGATTATCATCAAATCCAATAGTAAGAAGAGCATTCCCATTAAAATATCTTGGGTACATTGTTTAATAAATAGAACAAAATAAGCTAATAGGCAATGTCTGCAATTATAACTGATCAATTGAGAATTAAAAATGCTAGATCATTTATAAATGAAATTAGATCTAGTGATAATTCATATTATACATTTATTGGTCTACCTAATGCGTCGGAAATAAGTTCTACTTGGGATTCATATCCACCACCACCAAAAGATAGTTTTAATGAACAAAATGACTATTGGGATAGTGTCATAGCATTAAAAAAAATTGGGGTCGATGATGTAAGGCCCGTTGTTAGAAGAATCCCTTGGGTTTCTGCTACAATTTATGATATGTATCGTCACGATATAACAAGAACTAATCTTTCTAGACCATCGAATAAAACTAGTTTATATTCTTCAAATTTTTATGTAGTTAATAGTGAATATAGAGTTTATATTTGTTTAAATAACGGAGTAGATCCAGAAAATCCAAATGGAAGACCTTCATTGGATGAGCCAAAATTTACAGATTTGGAACCAAGATCTGCTGGTATTAGTGGTGATGGTTATATTTGGAAATACTTATTTACAATTAGTCCAAGTGATGTAATTAAATTTGATTCTATTAATTTTATACCATTACCAGTAGACTGGGAATCAAATAGCGATTATGCTTCAGTAAGAAATAATGCTTTAAGTAGTGGTCAAATAAAAATTGCTACTATTACTAATAGAGGATTTTTAGTTGGACCCCCAAATACTACATATTCTAGAGTTCCTATAAAGGGAGATGGATTTGGTGCAGAAGCAACAATAGTAGTAAATAATGATTCTAAGGTAGAATCAATTACTATTACTAATGGTGGAACTGGATATACTTATGGATCAGTTGATTTAATTGGTGGCAATGTTCCATTAGGCAATACTACTCCAACATTTGATGTCATTATTCCACCGAATAATGGCCATGGTTATGATGTTTATAAAGAACTTGGATCTACAAATGTTTTAATCTATTCTAGAATAGAAAATAATGATCAAAATCCAGATTTTGTTACTGGAACTAAAATTGCTAGAATTGGTATAGTAGAAAATCCAAATTCATTTGAATCAAATACTATTTTATCTGACGATAGAGCCAGTAGTGTTTATGCTTTAATGTTAAAGGGATTAAGTCCAAACACTGATGACTATAAAATAACAACTTTTCAACCTAACGCTGTTATAACTCAAACAATTGGAACTGGTGTAACTGCTGTTGGAAAAGTTATATCTTACGACCAAGCAACTGGTGTTTTGAGATATTGGCAAGATAGATCTATGGTTGGATTTAATACTGATGGAACCCAAAATCAGTCTCCAAGATATGGATTTCAAATAAATCGTTTTACTGCAAATGTTTCTGGTTCTGGGTCATTAAGAATTGTTGGTGGCAATAAAGATTTGTATATAGATTCTGGATTTGGATCAGAAAACAATCCTGGTATAAGTACTGTCATAAATAATAAAACATATTATTTGGGTCAAACTTTTATTGATGGGATATCAAATCCAGAGGTTCAAAAATATTCTGGAAATATTCTTTATGTTGACAATAGACCTTCCATAACAAGATCTATAAACCAAAGAGAAGATATTAAAGTAGTGTTGCAATTCTAACAGACCATGCCAAAAGAAACTAATTTAAATGTATCTCCATATTTTGATGATTTTGATTTAGAAAAACAATATTATCAAGTTCTTTTTAAACCAGGATTACCTGTACAGGCAAGAGAATTAACATCTTTACAATCAGTATTACAAAATCAGATTGAACAGGTAGGTAATCATTTATTTAAAGAAGGGTCTGTTGTAATACCTGGTCAAATTAACTATAATAATACTCTCTTTGCGGTAGAAGTTGAGTCGGAATATCTTGGTATTCCTTTTGCTAGTTATGCACAGCAATTACTAGGAAAAATAATAAAGGGTGAAAATTCTAACGTAAACGCAAAAATAATTTTAATATTAGGACCAGAATTTTCAGATAGAGGTTATCATACAATTTACATAAATTATCTCAGTGCTGGAACTGATGAAAAGCAGTCATTTGATAATGGAGAAACATTATTACTACAAGAAAATTTAGTATTAAATAATTTAAATTTCCAATCTGGTCAAGGATTTGCTATTGCTGCACCTACAGATTGTACTAGCACTGGATCTGCTGTATTTTTGTCAGAAGGAATTTATTTTCTTAGAGGTTCTTTCGTTAAAGTTAATGAACAAGTATTAGTATTAGATCCCCATGCAAACAATCCTTCATATAGAGTTGGATTTGAAATCTTAGAAGAAGTAGTAACCTCTTCACAAGATCAATCGCTGAATGATAATGCTAAAGGATTTAATAACTATGCTGCACCAGGAGCAGATAGATTAAAGATAACGGCAACTTTAGCAAAAAAACCTTTAGATTCAGAGAAAAACGAAAATTTCATAGAAATTTTAATAGTAAGAAACGGATTTGTTTCTCATATTAATGAAACACCAGAATATAATGTAATAGTAGATGAACTTGCAAGAAGAACATTTGATCAGTCTGGGGATTTTTATGTAAAACCATTTTCAATAGTTTCTAGAGAATCTTTAAATGATGGAAAAGGTAATAATGGTATTTTTAATTCCAATCAATTAACTTATGGAAGTTTAACACCTAGTTCGAATTTAGGTGTTTATAAAATATCACCAGGAAAAGCATTTATTAAAGGTTACGAAGTAAACGTAAAAGGAGTTACTTTTTTAGACTTTGAAAAAACAAGAACTACAAAAACTTTAGAAAATCAAAAAATAAACTTTATTACTGGACCAACTTTAACTTTAAATAGAGTTTTTGGAGCACCAAAGATTGGTTTTGGAACTGATACTACAATTAGTTTAAGAGATAGAAGGATAGGTGCTGCACATTCAATCTCTTCAGGTAAAGAGATTGGAGTTGCTAGAGTATATGATTATGCTTTAGAATCTGGTTCATATTCTTCAATTGATCAAAATTTAAATGAATGGGATATTGCACTTTATGATATACAAACTTATACTGAAATTACATTAAATGAACCAATAACATTATCAACACCAACTTTCATTGAAGGAAAATCTAGTGGTGCTACCGCATATTTAAGATATAACACCACTACTGGAATTGTAACTGCATATAATGGACAAGGTAACTTCATTTTTGGTGAAAAATTAGTATTTAATGGATTAGAGGGTAATAGAGTTGCAACCGCAATTACTGCGTATAGTATTGATGATGTAAAATCTTTATATTCTTTGGTTGGTTCTGGTGTAACTTTTAATTCTGATGTTAAACCACAATTAAAAGCTTCATATGGTCAAGTTATAATAACACCAAAATCTGGTACTGCACCAGGAATTTGTACAGTAACATCAAATGACTTGGTATTTTTAAATGTCGTGAAACCTGGAGACTTGGTTTCATTTACAAACCCAGGAATTAATAATTCACAATTAAAAACTTTTGCTAGAATTGAAAGTGTAATTGATGATTATAATATAATAATCTCTGGAATTACTACAGTATCCAATATTTGTGATGGTGGATTACCAACATCCCAAATTACTCCTGTAGATTTTTCTATTTTAAAATCCAAATTCCAATCATCATCTGATAATACATTATATACACCATTACCAAAAAAGTGGATATCTAATGTTAGTCTCACAAATTCTAATTTAACAATTAGAAAAGAATTTAATGTAACTATTACAGCAAATACAACTAATACTATTCAAGCAGATGAGGACGAATTCTTCTTACCATTTGATGAAGAAAGATATGTTTTAGTTAATTCTTCTGGATATATTGAGCCATTGACTCCAGATAAATTCAGATACACTAATGGAAATAGAGAAATTAGAATTTTTGGATTAAATGGTGTTGGATCAGCAAGACTAATAGCAACATTAGAAAAAATAAACATCAAAAATAAAGTAAAAAATGTAAATAGAGTAAACTCTATAATTATTGATAAATCTAAATTTGCACAATCTGGAATTGGATCCACTACTTTAAATGATGGTTTATCATATGGAAGTTATGGATATGGTCTACGTGTACAAGATAAAGAATTGTGCCTTTTAGTTCCAGATGTAACTAAAGTTTATGGTATTTTTGAATCATCTGATACTACAAATCCAAAGTTACCAAGAATATCATTATTCAATCTAAATGGTCCAACTGGAAGAGTTGATGACTTAATAGTTGGTGAAGAATTTATTGGAAAGGAAAGTGGTGCTATTGGTATTTTTGTAAGTAAGTTTGATAGTTTAAACTTAGAATTCATTTATTTAAATGAATTAAGATTTAAATTAAATGAATCAGTAGAGTTTAAAGAAACCAAAATTAGTGGTGTTATTAATGCATTTTTTGATGGAGACTCAAATATTACAAACCGTTATCTATTAGATAGTGGACAAAAAGAAACTATTTGTGATTATTCAAAACTAATTAGACTTGCTGATAATAAAGAACCAAAGAAAAAAATAAGAATTATATTCGAATCTTCACAATATTCTTCTTCTGACAGTGGAGATTTAACCACAGTATCTTCATATGATCAAATTAATTATTGCGACTTGCCTCTTATTAATAATAATACTAGACTGACTGATATTTTAGATATTCGTCCAAGAGTATTACCTTTTAATCCTTCTTCTAGTACTTCACCATTTGAATTTTTTGGTAGAACTTTTTCGGAAGCAAATAATTCATCTAAAAATATAATAGCATCAGATGAATCAATTACATTAACATATTCATTCTATCTACCAAGAATAGATAAAATTTATCTAAACAAAAATAGAAAGTTTCAATTGATTAATGGAATTCCTTCAGAAAATCCATTACCTCCAATTCCAATTGATGATTCATTAGAAGTTGCTACCATAAATCTACCACCATATATCTGCAATGCCAACTCTCTAGATATATCATTAAAGCAGCATAAGCGTTATAGAATGCAAGATGTTGCTCAACTTGAAGATAGAATTAGAAATCTAGAATATTATACTGCACTATCATTATTAGAAACAAATACTGAAAACTTATTTGTTCCAGATAGAAATGGATTGTCTAGATTTAAGTCTGGAATTTTTGTAGATAATTTCTCTACTAGAAATTCTCAGGTAAAAATAGGACCAGTAAAAAATAGTATAGACCCAGAAAATTTAGAGTTAAGACCATCACCTTTTACTACAGAAATTGATTTACAATTAGGGTCTAAGTCGTTAATTGGAATTGGAACTACAGCATCTCCAATTGCAGATACAAAATTTGTAAATGATTTAGTTGGTAATAATGTAAGAAGAACAGGTCAATTACTCACAATTGATTATGACGAAGTTGTAGAAATAAAACAACCTTTTGCAACAAGAGTTGAAAATGTAGTGCCTTATTTGGTGACTTCTTATAGAGGAACTATTGAATTATTCCCATCATCAGATATTTGGATAGACCAGGTAAGATTAGAACCACAAAGATTAGAACTGGATCTGTATACAGAATCTAGAGAAGAATTAATACATTCTGGATTTGACCCACAAACAGGTTTAACCCCAGTAACTTGGGATGCTTGGGAAGCTACTTGGACTGGCAGTACATCAACTATTCAAAACGCCGCAAACTTTGTAGGATCATCATCCCAACAAATTGGAAGAACAATAACTACAACAAATACATTCCAAAATGTTCAAACAACTACTGTAACAAGAACAGGTACTGAGACTAGATCTGGAACACAATTAAAGTTATCAGAACAAGTTGATGTTGTTAATGAAGGTGATAGAGTTGTTAGCACCTCAGTTATCCCATTCATGAGGTCAAGAAACATTGAATTTACTGGTAAATCATTTAAACCTTTTACAAGAATATACACATTTTTTGATGGTGTAGATGTAAATAAGTTTGTTTTACCAAAACTTATTGAAATTCAAATGGTGACTGGCAAATTTAATGTCGGTGAACTTATAACTGGTAGAATGTCAACTGGATCTGAAACTGAAATCAATAGTTCTACTCCATTTATTACATTTAGAGTTGCAAAATCAAATCATAAGTATGGTCCTATTGCAAATCCATTAGATACCTTTACAGTAAGTCCATATAATCAATCATATACAATTCCAGAAGAATATTCTAGTTCTTCAATTTTACTTAATGTTGATACTGCTTCATTATCAGATATGACGCAAGGTTTGTATAGAGGATTTATACAAACAGGTATGAGATTAAGGGGAGAACAAGGTGAAGCTATTGTAACAAATGTTCGTTTGTTTACTGATAATGTAGGTACAATTATTGGTTCATTCTTTATTCCAAACCCAAATATCATATCAAATCCATCTTTTGAAACTGGAATTAAGTTATTTAAACTAACAAGTAGTTCCACAAACAGTTCTGTTGGTGGAGTAGTTAGAACTGATGGAGAAGAGCAGTATTTTGCTCAAGGTACGATTAATAATCAACAAGAAACTATTAGAACAACTAGAAAACCCAGATTTGATGAAGAAACAGTAAGTGAATCTAGGGGTGCTACAGATGTTCAAACTAGCACTGCTGTATCCACATTTACAACTGTTACTACTATAACACTACCTCCACCTCCTCCACCCGCCCCACCATGGGGAGGAGACCCACTGGGGCAATCATTCTTTATTACTAATAGTACAGGAGTTTTTGTAACAGCACTAGATGTATTCTTCAATACTAAAGACGATACTCTTCCAGTAACAGTTCAACTTAGACCTGTTGTTAATGGAGTTCCTTCTACAGACATATATCCTTTTAGTGAAGTTGTTATTGAAGCTAAAGATGTTATTACATCTTCAGATGCATCATTACCAACTAAAGTAATATTCCCATCACCGATTTATTTAAATCCTAATTCAGAAAATGCTATTGTATTATTGTCACAATCTTATGAATATACTGCATGGATTTCCAGAATGGGTGAAATTGATATCGGAACATTATCTCAACCAGAATCTAGACAAGTTTTAGTTTCTGCTCAACCAATGCTTGGATCTCTATTCAAGTCTCAAAACGGATCTACTTGGACACCAAGCCAATATGAAGACTTGAAATTTAATTTATACTCTGCAAGATTTAAAGGACAAAATGGATCTATAACATTTTATAATCCAGACTTGTCAGAGGGTAATGCACAAATTGCAAAACTTTTAAAAGATTCTTTAGAATTTAATTCTAGAAAAATAATTGTAACTTTAAATGATACTGTAGATGTTTCTGCAGTAGATTTAGGAAATACTGTAATACAATTGAACAACACCGCTACAGCAAATTATGTTGGTGCTGGTGGTTCTGCTTCTGGAAATCTTAAAATTGTCAATGCTGGTATAGGATATACCCCATCAAATGGATCATCATTTACATTTACAAATGTTCCATTAGTTTCTTCTACTGGAACTGGAAAAAATGCTACGGCAAATATTACAATTGGAACTGTTAGTGGTCTTAGTGGTGTTGCAATTGCTGCAACTATTTCAAATGGAGGATCTGGATATCAAATTGGTGACATCTTAACTGCAGAGCAAATTGGAACACAATCTCTTGGTAGAAATTTACAATTATCACTGACAAATATTTCAGGAATAAATGAATTAATTCTGGATCAAGTCCAAGGAGAGTTTAAAGTTAATGGTGCCATGCCAATTCAGTATGTTGATAGTGTTGCTGGAATTACAACTATATTAACAACTTCTAGTTCAAATGCATTAATAACTGATGTTGAATTGTATTCTCTAGAGACTGATGGACTGCATATTAAAGTGAATCATAAAAATCATGGTATGCATTCTGAAATTAATAGGGTTCAAATTAGTAATATTGATACAGATATAATCCCAACAACATTAACTACAGACTATACAAATTCAGAAACTGGTAGTATTAGTATTGCAAGCACAGTATCATTTACTACTTTTGAGAATGTTTCTGTTGCATCAACAAATCCTGGATATGTTTTAATCGATAATGAAGTAATTTCTTACACTGGTGTTGGTAATGGTCAATTAATAGGAATAACTAGAGGTATTGATCAGACAAGATCTTATAATTATTCATCAGGTTCAATAGTTAAAAAATATGAATTAAATGGAGTTTCATTAAGAAGAGTCAACAAAACTCATGATTTACAAGATGCTCTTGTTCAAAGACCAGTAGGATTAGATTATTATTATATTAAACTCGACATGTCTTCAAATGGAACTGATAGAAATAGTGGTTCTGGATTTGAAAAATTATATATTAATGACACCAAATCAACAGGAGGTAACTCTATAAGTGCTTCCCAAAATATACAATATGAAATAGCAAGACCAATAGTTCAAACATTAGTTTTATCTGAAACTAACATTCGTTCTTCCATTAAAACTACAACTGGAACTAGTATTGATGGTGGTGAAGTATCATTTATTGAATCCGAAATACTTCCATTAAATATATCAGAAAATACTTATTTTGATACTCCACGAATAGTAGCATCGAAGGTCAATGAACTGGATAAATTAAATAGTTTACCAGGAAATAAATCATTAAGTGTAACTTTCAACCTATCAACTTTAAATAATACTGTTTCACCAGTAATCGATTTAGATAGAGTTGGATTAATTTTAACAACAAATAGAGTAAATAATGCCATTGATGATTATATTAATGATAGTAGAACTTCTTCAATATTAGAAGATCCAACGGCATTTATTTACACCAATAAACTAATTGGTCTTGAAAATTCTGCATCCTCTATTAAAATTTTATTATCTGGTTATGTAAATGTCTTTAGTGAAATTAGAGCATTCTACACTATTTCAAATACATTACAATCCAATCCAATTTACTATCCTTTCCCAGGATATAATAATTTGGACGTAAATGGAAACGTAATTGATATCTTTAACAGTGATGGATTACCTAATAAATTAGTACCTAAAACAGATGTACTTGGATTTGGTAGTCGTGAAATAGTCTTTAAAGATTATGAATTCTTTATTGATGATTTACCAGAATTTAGATATTTTGGTATAAAGTTAATAGGAACGTCTACTAATCAGGCACATCCTCCAAGAATAAAAGACTTACGTGTAATTGCTTTAGCTTAAAATGAACAATCACTATTTAAAAGTTGAAGGTCATAATCATTTAGTTAGAGATGTGCAATCAAATGCCATAATAAACACAAATAAAGAAGGTTATCAATCCTACAAGTCTTTAAAAAATTCAAAAGAACGTGAGAAATGTAGGATTGATAACATTGAAAATGATTTAAATAGTCTAAAGTCAGATTTAGATGAAATTAAATCATTATTGAGGGCAATTGCAAATGGATCCTGACAAAATTTTTTTAACAGATTTTAACAAATCTTTTGAATATGAGAAAATATCTAGAGATATAGATAATATAGATGATATTGAGTATTTAAAAAAACTTGCAAAATCATATATTAAATTATACTTTCAACAACAAGAAGTTATAGTAAATTTGGGGCAGTTGTAAAATGGCACAACCAGCATCACGACAACAATTAATAGATTATTGCAAGAGAAAACTTGGTTACCCAGTTTTAGAAATTAATGTTGCAGATGAGCAAATTGATGATCTTGTTGATGATGCTATACAATTTTTTCAAGAGAGACATTTTGATGGTGTCTCTCAAATGTATTTAAAATATCAAGTAACCCAGGGAGACATTGATAGAGGTAGAGCAAAAATGGGTGGAGTTGGTATTGCAACAACTTCAGCAACTACAAATATTGCGGGGACTCCAACAACATTTAATTACTTTGAAAGCAGTAATTATTTACAAGTTCCACCATCAATAATTGGAATTAATAAAATTTTCCACTTTGAAGGATCTAATAGTATTTCTAGTGGAATGTTTAGTATAAAATATCAATTATTTTTAAATGATATTTACTATTGGGGGTCTACAGAACTTTTAACATATTCAATGGTTAAAAGATATCTTGAAGACATTGACTTTTTATTGACAACTCAAAAGCAAATAAGATTTAATCAAAGAATGGATAGATTATATCTAGACATTGATTGGGCAAGTTTAAAAGCAGGAGAATTTATAATAATTGATTGTTATAGGGCATTAGATCCCAATGATTATAGTAGAGTATGGAATGATTCGTTCTTAAAACCATATTTAACATCACTTATCAAAAAGCAATGGGGTCAAAATTTAATTAAATTCCAAGGTGTAAAATTACCAGGTGGAATAGAATTAAATGGAAGACAAATGTATGATGACGCTCAAAGAGAGATTGATGAGATTATGAATAAGATGTCATCTACATATGAATTACCACCACTAGACATGATCGGGTAAACCAAAATGGCATTAAATCCATTCTTTCTCCATGGTTCTATAGGTGAAAAAAATCTTATTCAAGATTTGGTAAATGAACAATTAAGAATGTACGGTGTTGAAATTTATTATATACCGAGAAGTTATATTAATGAAAAAACTATTATAGAAGAAGTTTCAAAATCTGAGTTTAAATATGCAGTTCCATTAGAAGCATATGTGGAAACTTATGAAGGATATAGTGGAGCTGGAACATTACTTTCAAAATTCGGAGTTCAAGAATTAGATGATCTTACGTTAACAATATCAAAAGAAAGATATGAATTGGCAGTAAAACCATTAATTCATGATAAAGAAAGTATGAAGTTGACGGATAGACCAAAAGAAGGTGATTTAATTTATTTTCCTCTTGGTGATAGATTATTTGAAATAAAATATGTTGAACACGAAAAACCATTTTATCAACTTCAAGGCAGTTATACTTACGAATTGCGTTGTGAACTATTTGCATATAATAATGAATTGGTAGATACCAATATAGATTTTATTGATGATAATGTTGAATCAGAAGGTTATAATTTATTTTATCAAATGGTTGGATTTGGATCTACTGCATCCGCTATAACTTCTACAATTAATGGTGGAGTTACAAGAGTTAATTTATTAAATAGAGGATCTGGATATACTAATGTACCTTCAGTAGGATTTTCATCAGCACCAAATAATGGGTTAACTGCTGTTGGAATTGCATCTATGATTTCTGGTATTATAGATTTTTGTGAACCAAATCCAGATTTATCTAGAGTACAAGCAGTTAATATTGTAAATCCTGGATATGGATATACAGTTGCTCCTCAAGTCTCATTTATTGGTGGTGGTGGATCTGGTGCTAGAGCAACATCAGTAATTGGAAATGGTGTAGTTGGAATAATTACCATAATGAATGGTGGATCTGGATATTTAAACCCACCAACTGTTACTTTTACTGGAATTTCTACAATACAAGCATCAGCAAAAGCAGTTATAAATTCTAGTGGAACAGTAACACAAATTCTAATAACCAATGGTGGTTTAGGATATCAATCAACACCAACAATTACAATTTCATCCCCAGAAAGTATAGTTGGATACGGAACATATATATTTAATGAGATTGTAGTTGGAAGTTCTAGTAGTATTACTGCCAGAGTAAAATCTTGGAATGGTATAACTAAAATTTTAGAATTATCTAAAATTACTGGATCATTTAATTCTGGTGAAAATTTAGTTGGGCAAGAATCTGGTGCAACATACAGAATTAAGTCACTAAATACTGATAATAGCAATGATGGATTTGCTCAAAATCAAGTTATTCAAGACGAAGCAAATCAAATAATAGATTTTAGTGAATCAAATCCATTTGGAACCCCATAATAAAATTTTTAAATTTCCAATATGTTTGATCACTTTTACCACGAAATTCTTAGAAAGACTATTGTAGCATTTGGTACGCTATTTAATGGTATAACTGTAGAAAGAAAGGATAATAATAACACTGTCGATTCGGTAATAGAAGTTCCTTTAGCTTATGGTCCAACTCAAAAGTTTTTGGCTCGCTTAGAACAAGAACCAAATTTGAACAAACCAGTTCAAATAACATTACCAAGAATGTCTTTTGAATTTGTTGGATTGCGTTATGATACTGCAAGAAAATTAGCACCAACACAATCATTTGTAGCAACAATAAGAACAGATAATACTGATTTAAGAAAGGCATATATGCCAGTTCCATATAATATGGATTTTGAGCTATCTATTATGACATTATTGAATGATGATATGCTTCAAATTGTAGAGCAAATATTGCCATATTTTCAACCTTCATACAATTTATCTATAGATTTAGTATCAAGTATTGGAGAAAAAAGAGATATTCCTATAACATTAGAAAATATTTCTATGCAGGATAATTATGAAGGTGATTATTCTGTGAGAAGATCTTTAATTTATACTTTAAAGTTTACAGCAAAGACTTACCTTTTTGGTCCAATTTCTGGGTCAGAATCGGCAAAAGATATTATCAAAAAAGTTTCTCTTGGTCTTTCATCTGGAGAATATGGAGACACTCCAAGAAGAAATGTTGTTTATACCGTTGAACCAAAGGCAACTAAAAATTATACAGGTGACATTGCAACAAATATTGTCGATAATATTAATGAAGAAGATACTATTATAAATGTTCAAGATAGTTCTGAAATTCCAGTCAATTCTTATATAACAATAAATAATGAAACATTATTTGTAAAATCAAATTCCAATAACACTTTAATTGTTGTTAGAGGATCTTATAATACTATTTCAACTGAACATGTATCTGGAAGTGCTGTCAAGTTGATAACATCTGAAGATAATTCATTAGTAAATAAGAATGATAATTTTGGATTTGATGGTTCTATTGATTAAATTTAAAAATGGCAGAAAAATTTACCGACTTAGAAAGTGCTTTTGATGTAGAGACTGAGATTATTCACACAGAAAATACGTTAAAGGAAATAAAAAATATTGCAAAAGAAGTTGCAGAATTAAATAACGATGTCAGAAAAGATTATGAATATACAAGAGGAAATCTTTATTCAATAATTGAAAAGGGTCAAGAAGCATTGAATAGTGCTTTAGAATTAGCTCAAGATGGTGGGCAACCTAGAGCATATGAAGTTGTTGGGCAACTAATAAAAAATGTATCGGATGCCACAGATAAATTATTGGATTTGCAAAAAAAATTAAAAGATATTGAAGATAATAGCCAAATAAAATCACAAACTAATGTGACTAATAATGCACTTTTTATTGGATCTACTGCAGAGTTATCTAAATTCTTAAAATCTAATAAAAACAACGAAAATACTTAATATTTTATAAATAAAGAAAAGTATCATCAAAAAATGAAAAAGTTGTCTGAAGACCACAAAGAAATTGCAAGTGGTAAAAGAAAAGATGATGAAGGATATATGGCTCGCAATGAAATGGATGCTATTGAGAGATCCATTAATAAATTAAGAAAGGTTATAAAAAAAAGCGATACTCAACTTCCAGCTTGGGTTCAATCTAAAATTACTAAAGCGGCAGATTATATTGATACTGCTGCAGAATATCTCCAAAGTGATGAAAGTGTGGATGAAGAAGTAAGTGCAACAATTAATACACAAAAACATAAAGAAGCAAGAAAGCAAGAAAAAATTCGTGGTTTGGCAAAAAGTTCCAATCCAAATGAAGCACAAGTTGCAAAATCAAAATTAAGACCTTCTGCTTCCGTATCTTTGCCAAGTTTTAAAAAAGAAGAAATTTCTCTAGTACAAAAAATTCTTGGTGAAGAAAAATGTGGTAACGGGATGTATTGGTGTAACACTGATAAAGTATGTAAACCCCTACCAGACGGGTTTAAAGTAAACGGTCAAAAGAAAAAACCAACAGAGGTTGGTATTGGTAAACCAGTTGCTGAGGCAATGGGTTGTAATCACACCAAAAAAGGAAAATCATGTCCAGTTCATGGAAAAGATGACTGTGCAATGAAGGAAGAAATAGATCCAAAAGGTCCAGTTAAATCATACAAATCACCAGAAGAAATTGCTAAAAAGCATGGGGTTTCACTTGAAACAATACAAAAACAACTTAAGATTGGAATTAAAGTAGAAGGTGAGCACACATCAAATAAAACATCAGCAAGAATTACCGCATTACAACATTTAGATGAGGTTCCAGATTACTACACTAAACTTAAAAAAGTTGAAAAGAAATCTAATACAAATGAAAGTGTTACAATTGAAGATATGTTCGGTAACACATTCGTTGAATTCATTGATTTAATTACACCCCAAGATGTTATAGATGAAGCAAAACTTCAATTTACTCGTCGTGCTGCTGGAAGATTAGATGGTGTAAAAAAAACTGGTGAAGAAAAAGCATTAAACAAAGCAAATAGATTAAGCAATTCACAAAATCCTAAAGACCGCCAGAGAGCAAATAAAATTCGCAAAACTGCAAAAACAGTTGCTGATAGAGATGCTGCACAAGCAGGTTCTGATGCAAGACAAGAATTATATCGTAGACAGCAGAGAAGGGCAAATGATCTTGCTAAACAATTGATGCAAAAAGAGGATATTGAAGAAGCAGTCAGAATTCCATCACAAAATGGTCAGTTAATGGTAATTATGTTTACTTGGAGAGGTAAATCTTATTCGTTAAGAATGTTCTTCCCTCAAATAAAAGTACCTTCAAGAAAGGAGGTTGAATATGAATTGCAAAAAGTTTACCCAGAAGCAAAAGTTCTACACGCTCAAATAACAGATTTGAGACCTGGTGGAGATCCTATTGTTCAAGTTCAAAATTCACCATCAAAAAATTATCTATTAAATAACAAGACTATTGGTGAAGAATTAGAAGAAGATTGGCAGTCAGTAAATCGTAAAGATAAGACTGATGGATTAAGTCAAAAAGCAGTTGATGCATATCGCAAAGAAAATCCAGGTTCAAAGTTACAAACTGCAGTAACTGAAAAAAAGCCTGAGGGCAAAAGGGCTGATCGCCGTAAGTCCTTTTGCCGCAGAATGAAAGGTATGAAATCAAAATTGACTTCTGCCGAAACTTCAAGAGATCCAGATAGCAGAATAAACAAAGCATTAAGACGTTGGAATTGTAATTAAAAATAGGTTTTATTATGGCTGATCATTATCTTGGTAATCCGCTTTTAAAAAAAGCGAATACTGCCCTCGAATTTACTCAAGATCAAATTATAGAATTTGCTCGTTGTCAAGACGATCCAATTTATTTTGCAAAAAATTATATTCAAATTGTTACTTTGGATTATGGTTTGCAACCGTTCAAACCATATCTATTTCAAGAAACAATGATTGAAAGATTTCATAATCATAGATTTAATGTATGTAAACTACCAAGACAGTCTGGAAAATCTACAATTGTTGTATCTTATCTTTTACATTATGCAATTTTTAATGATAACGTAAATATAGCAATTCTTGCTAACAAAGCATCTACTGCTAAAGATCTTTTAGATCGTTTACAAACTGCTTATGAGAACCTCCCAAAGTGGTTACAGCAGGGAGTAATGACATGGAATAAAGCATCTTTGGAGTTAGAAAATGGATCAAAAATTATTGCTGCTTCTACATCAGCATCAGCAGTTCGTGGTGGATCATACAACATCATCTTCCTCGACGAATTTGCTTTTATTCCCAACCATATTGCTGATCAGTTTTTCAGTTCAGTTTATCCTACTATTTCTTCTGGTAAAAATACCAAGGTAATTATTGTTTCCACCCCTCACGGGATGAATCATTTTTATAAAATTTGGCATGATGCTGAACGTAAAAAGAATGAATATATTCCAACAGAAGTTCATTGGAGTGAAGTTCCTGGTAGAGATGAAAAATGGAAAGAGCAAACTATTGCGAACACTAGTGAACAACAGTTTAAGGTCGAATTTGAATGTGAATTTTTAGGATCTGTTGATACGTTAATTTCACCAAATAAACTTCGTAATTTAGTTTATGAAGCACCAAGATTAAGAAGTGGTGGTTTGGATGTTTTTGAAGATTGTAAAGATGAACACAATTATGTAATTTCTGTTGACGTTGCCAGAGGTGTTGGTAGTGACTATTCTGCTTTTGTTGTTATAGACATAACACAATTTCCACATAAGGTAGTAGCAAAATATAGAGACAATCAAATAAAACCAATGATATTTCCAAGTATAGTTCATGAAGTGGCAAAGAGTTATAATGATGCGTATGTTTTATGTGAAGTTAATGATGTTGGAGATCAAGTAGCATCAATTCTTCATTATGATTTAGAGTATCAAAATGTTTTAATGTGCTCTATGAGAGGTAGGGCAGGTCAAATTGTTGGACAAGGATTTTCTGGGAAGAAAACTCAACTAGGCGTTAAAATGTCTAAAACTGTTAAAAAAGTTGGGTGTCTTAACTTAAAAACACTGGTAGAGGAAGATAAACTATTCTTTAATGACTATGACATTATTAGTGAATTGACTACTTTCATTCAAAAATCAAATTCGTTTGAAGCGGAAGATGGATGTAACGATGATTTGGCAATGTGTCTTGTAATTTATGCATGGTTAGTTGTACAAGACTACTTTAAAGAATTAACAGATCAGGATGTAAGAAAAAAATTATACGATGAGCAAAAAAATCAAATAGAACAAGATATGGCACCCTTTGGGTTTATAGTTGATGGTATAAATGATCAATCATCATTTGTAGATAATACTGGAGATAGATGGTATACCGATGAATATGGTGATATGTCACATATGTGGGACTATATGTAAAGTAACAATTTAATAAATATTTTGTAGAGCAAAACTGAGATTACGGAGAAAAACATGGCGACTCCTCAATTATCTCCTGGTATATTAGTCAGGGAAGTTGATTTAACTGTCGGGAGAGCTGAAAATGTATTAGATAATATTGGTGCTTTAGCTGGTCCTTTCGAAATTGGCCCAGTTAATGAACCAATCAATATCACTACAGAGCAAGAGTTACTTAATACTTTTGGTAAACCATCTAGTTCTGATAACCAATATGAGTATTGGTTGTCCGCATCATCATTTTTATCCTATGGTGGTGTTTTAAAAGTAGTAAGAACCGATGGATCTACTTTAAGTAACGCTAATGCTGGAGTTGCGGCATCAGTTACAACTACAAAAATTAAGAATTTCGACGACTATAATTCAAACTTTTTAGATGCTGCAAATAATTTTTATTTTGCAGCAAAAAATCCAGGTTCATGGGCAAATGGATTAAAAGTTTGTGTAGTAGACGATAAAGCAGACCAAATTGTTGGTATTGCAACTACAGTATTAGCAAATGTTAATATTCAAGTTGGTTATGGTGTTACAGTAGATCTTAGTGGAGAAGTTCTTCCAGGAATTGGAACAACTTCAGTATTCCAAGGATATCTAAAAGGTATTATTACTGACACCGTTGATAATATTAGGGGTGGATCAGTAATTTACGTTAAAATTATTTCTAGAGTCTCTACAGGCGGAACTGAATATCCAATTAGTTATGCAGAAAATAATGTATTGAATTCTATCGTAGAAGGAAGTAAATTGTCCATTGTGGACAACAACGGTGCGGTTGTATCAGATAAAGACTCTATAGGTGAGGTTGGTATAACCACGTTTACATCAATTAATGGACAACAGGATGAAGTTTATACTGGAGTAGGTGCTACCTCTTCAGGATCTGGAACTCAAGCAACATTTACCATTACTAGAAACAGTAGTGATGGTGGTGTTCTTTCAGCTGCAGTTGTAAATCCTGGTGTTGGATATTCAACTGGAGATTCAGTAACCATTGCTGGAAGTGATGTTGGTGGATTTAATCTAACTAATGGTGTTATAAGAACTGTCGGATTAACATCATCAACTACAGTTGTAGCAGCTTCAAACGCAACTTACACTGGAGTTGCTGGAGTAAGTACAGTAGGAACAGGCGTATCCTTCACAATTTATAGAAATGGTAGTGGTGGAATTGGGACAGTATTTGTTGCCAATCAAGGATCAGGATATCAAGTTGGAACTGTAATTACTATTCCTGGAACTTCTGTCGGTGGAGTTGCACCAACTGATAACCTAACACTATCAGTTACTGCCCTTAGAGATGACAAAATTGTTTTACAAGTATCTGAGGTAGCTTCTAGTATAGTTGCTGGTCTTACCGTTGATTGGTATAGCCAGCAAGTATTAAAATTAGATAATGGCATTGTATTTTGGAATACTATTGCTCCTAAACCAGGAACATCACAATATGCATTGGAGAGAAATAGTAGATCAGATGAGATGCACGTTGTCGTTGTAGACGATTCTGGATCTATAAGTGGTGTTAAAGGTAATATCTTAGAAAAGCATCTATTCTTATCAAAAGCAGTTGATGCAATTTCTTCTTCAAATTCTCCAACTAAAATTTGGTATAAGAATTATCTTGCAAACTTCTCAAGATACATCTATGCTGGAACTAACCCATCAAATGCTTATGATGGATATTGGTTAACAGATCCACAAGCTACAATATTTACTTATGGTGCTAATTACACCTCAGACAATTTTGAAACTGATTTTGATCTCTATACCCTAGGTGAAACTGTTTGGGATAGACCAGCACAAGATGCAATCTTTAGTACAATTGGTCAAGTTACTTATACATTAGCAAATGGTGGTGACTACAGTGCTGGTGGTGGATTAAGATCAAGTCTCCCATATATTATGGAATCTTACAATCTATTTGAAAATAGAGATGATATTGCAGTAGATTACTTAATCATGGGTCCAGGTGGAGAATCAATTTCTGAATCACAATCAAAAGCAAATAGATTAATATCTATTGCAGATTCAAGAAAAGATTGTGTTGCGGTAATATCACCACACAGAGCTGGTGTAGTTGGATTGTTGAATCCAAACGAACAAACAAATAACATTATAGAATTCTTTGGTCCATTATCTTCCTCATCATATGCTATTTTTGATAGTGGATATAAGTACATGTATGATAGATTCAATAATGTGTTTAGATATATACCATGCAATGGTGATGTAGCTGGTCTGATGTGCAGAACAAATATAGTTGCATATCCTTGGTATTCTCCTGCTGGACAGCAAAGAGGTGTTATTAAGAATGCAATTAAACTTTCATTCAATCCAAATAAATCACAAAGAGACGCCCTTTATTCTGCAAGAATTAATCCAGTTATTAATCAACCTGGAGTTGGCATTATCTTGTTCGGTGATAAAACAGCATTATCTTATGCATCTGCCTTTGATAGAATTAATGTTCGCAGACTATTTTTAACAGTTGAACAGGCATTGGAAAAAGCTGCTCAGGCACAACTCTTCGAGTTTAACGATCAGATTACAAGAGCAAACTTTGTCAACATCGTTGAACCATACTTACGTGATATTCAGGCAAAGAGAGGTGTTTATGACTTCCTAGTAATTTGTGATGAAACTAACAACACACCTGATATTATTGATAATAATGAATTCAGAGCTGACATCTTCCTGAAACCAGCTAAATCTATCAACTACATTACACTAACCTTTGTTGCTACTAGAACAGGGGTAAGTTTTGAAGAAGTGGCTGGTAGAGTTTGATCTATATTATTTAATTAACGAAGGAGGATCCTACAATGTCAACTAGAAACATCAGAACAATCACTGATTTTAAATCAAAACTACAAGGTGGAGCAGCCAGACCAAATCTATTTGAAGTATCTATCCCAACTTTTCCAGCCTCAGTAACTGGATGGGATGATGAAACATTCCAATTTATGTGCAAATCTGCTGCTCTACCAGCTTCTAACGTAGCACCTATCGATGTTCCATTTAGAGGTCGTATTTTAAAAGTTGCTGGAGACAGAACATTTGATACTTGGACCGTGACTATCATTAATGATGAAGACTTTAAACTAAGAACTGCATTTGAGCAGTGGATGAATCAAATTAGTAAATTAGATAATGCTACTGGTGCTACGAGCCCAACATCATATATGGTAAATGCATTTGTCTATCAATTAGGTAGAGGTGCATCAAGATTTTCGGATGGAAATACCGACAATTTGACTAATACTGCATTAAGAACATATAAGTTCTATGATATCTTCCCAACTAATGTATCTCAAATTGATCTTTCTTATGATACTTCAGATACAATTGAAGAATACACCGTAGAATTCCAAGTTCAATGGTGGCAAGCGGAAGGTACTGATCAAACCAATACTGAAATTAGATAATAAATAGTAACAGATTTAGAAGTTTATTTTAGTAATGGCAAAATTATTTGGATTTTCTATAGAGAATAAGGAATCTATCTCACCTTCTGTAGTATCCCCCGTCCCTCAAAACAATGAGGACGGGGTTGATCATTATTTAACAAGTGGTTTTTTTGGATCTTATGTAGATATAGAAGGTGTTTATAGAACAGAATATGATTTAATTAAAAGATATAGAGAAATGTCACTTCACCCAGAAGTTGATAGTGCCATTGAAGATATTGTTAATGAAGCTATTGTTAGTGATAGTAACGATACTCCAGTACAAATTGAATTATCTAATTTAAATGCCAGTGATGGATTAAAAAAGAAAATAAGAGAAGAATTTAAAACAATTTTAGATTTATTAGATTTTGATAAAAAATCTCATGAAATTTATAGGAATTGGTACGTTGATGGAAGACTTTATTATCATAAAGTAATTGATCTAAAAAATCCTCACAAAGGTATCCAAGAATTAAGATATATTGACGCATTAAAAATGCGTTACATTAGACAATCTGTTAGTAAAAAGAAAAATAATGGTGGAGTTAGGATAAAAAATTCTAACGATGAAAATCCAATGGATTATGATTTTCCAGAAATTGAAGAATATTTTGTGTATAATCCCACTGCACAATCTCCAATTGGGTCTATGAATGGAAGAAATTCCAGTCAAGCAAATTCTGGTATAAAAATTGCAAGGGATGCAATAACTTATTGTACTTCTGGATTAGTAGACAGAAATAAAGGAACTTGTTTATCTTACTTACATAAAGCAATCAAATCTCTCAATCAACTTCGCATGATTGAAGATAGTCTTGTTATCTACAGGTTATCTCGTGCCCCAGAACGTAGAATTTTTTATATCGACGTAGGTAATTTACCAAAAATTAAAGCAGAGCAATATTTACGTGACGTTATGATGCGTTATCGTAATAAACTTGTTTATGATGCTAGCACTGGTGAGATTAGAGATGATAAGAAGTTCATGAGTATGCTTGAGGACTTCTGGTTACCTCGCCGTGAAGGTGGTAGAGGAACTGAAATTACAACTCTTCCAGGTGGTCAAAACCTTGGTGAAATTACAGATATTAAATATTTCCAAAGTAAATTATATAAATCTTTGAATGTTCCCCCATCAAGAATAGAAGGTGAAGGTGGATTTAATCTTGGAAGATCATCTGAAATTTTACGAGATGAACTTAAATTTACCAAATTTGTTGGTAGATTAAGAAGACGTTTTTCTAACATGTTTAATGACATGTTAAAAACTCAATTAATACTAAAAAATATCGTAACTCCAGAAGATTGGGAGCAAATGAGTGAGCATATTCAATATGATTTCCTTTATGACAATCACTTCTCAGAATTAAAAGAAGCAGAATTAATGACTGAAAGGTTAAATATTGCGGCTACTGCTGAACCTTATATTGGTAAATATTATTCTCAAGATTATGTAAGACGTAAAATTTTACGCCAAACTGATGAAGAAATTATTGAACAAGATCAACTTATTAAAAAAGAAATTAAATCTGGTATTATTCCAGATCCAAATGCACCAATAGATCCAAATACTGGTATGCCTATGGATGCAAGTCAAAATAATATCGATGGTGCATCTGGAAAAGTTCCAATAGAACCAGGAATAAACGCATCAGATACAGAAGTTAAGTAATTTTAATAAATTTATTTTTTAAAAGACCCTTTCTTCTTAAGATAAAAAGATTATTTTTATCATATCCTATAAAGTCATTATCGATTTTATAGGATATTTTATTTTTCTCCCAAGTTTCTATATTATATTTTGAGTTTAAAGTTAATGGATATTTTTGATTTTCATTAAAAATAAATTTTTTCTGAATATCAATAATTTCTGAGTCAATTTGTACAATATTTGAGCAATATAACTCAATAAATTCAAATAGTTTTGATTTATTTTTAAATAAGAATTCAAAACTACTAGCATGTAAAGAATGTCCAGTTTTGGCACCCTGTGTTATCTTCCCAGTCTTGATATAAGTAGAGACAATATTATATATTTCTTGATAATGAACTCCAATGAATCCATCATCATTTTTTATACAGTCAAATAAATTATCATAAAATTTTCTATAACTTATATTTAAAATATTAAAGCAATACTTCGATAGCACTTGAGTATATCCTGCTATATGCAATTGAACAATCAACCATCCGTACATATAACATTCAATTAATTCATCTGTGGTTAAAGTATCGGTTTTATTAATTAATTCTATACTTTCTTTTACTTCTGAGTAATCTTTTTCATTAGTGAATGAAACGTAATCCTCTGCTTTGATAGTTTCAATACCATATATTTTTCTAGATAATTCACTGTTCAATTCACTGTTACCAAAAACTTGACAAAACCAAACATCAATAGATTCATGTTGCCCAAATTCTAATATTTTAGAGAATCCTTCCTTCCAAGAATCTATAGTTTCGTTTGGTAATCCTAAAATTAACTCGGTATAAGTTTTTACATCATGCTCTTTACTTTTTTCAATATGAGATGTAATGTTATTAATACTCATATTTTTTCTTTTAATTGCTTTAAGTGTTGGTTCATTCATACTTTGAACACTTATAGTTACACCTCTACTAATATCTCCAAGTATTTTTGCTATTTCAAAAACTACTTCTGTAGAATTTTTAGAATATTGCAAATTAACAGATTCTAATTTGCTATTATCAGCAACTTCTCTTATTAATTTTGCTATTTCTAAATCTCTTTCTTTATACATTCCAAAATTTGCATCTGCACAAAATATAAATGCAACATTATTATTTTTAATCCATTCAAGATCATTTTTTACACGATCTAGATTAAACATTTTAACTTTACTATAGGTTAATCCACCCCAATCACAAAAAGTACATGAATGGGGGCACCCTCGATTAGTTTCAATAGTAGAAGCCCAAAGAGTATTTGGATTGTCTTTTACAATTTGATCAAATACTTTAGATTCATATGGACTTGGAAAGTCTAATTGCTCTATTCTACTTTTTTGATATATTTTTTCTATCGTTTTATTTTGAATAATACTAGTTAATAAATCTAAGTAACTTTCTTCACCTTCACCAATTATTACACAATCTATAAATTCATTATCAAGAATTTTCAAAGTTGCTTGTGGTCCACCAAATTGAATAATACAGTCTGGAAATTTTTCTTTTATTAGTTTTGATAAAAATAGACAATATTGCTCATTCCAAACGTAACAACTAAAACTGCACACTGTTGGATTGTCCAATCTTTCCAGTATTTTATCTGGATGCTCTCTTTTAAAGATAATATCTTTTAATACAAAATTGTTTTTTACTTCATCAAATTGATTACAATAACTCCATAAACAACCAACACTGTAGGGAAGCCAATATGTGTCTTCATTTCTAATTTCTACAGAATATTGCGGTTGAAATAAATATATATTTTTCATTCATCAATTTTAGATACAGTATTTTTTAGTAATCCCTTTCTTCTTAAAACCCAAAAATCATTTCGTATTGACTCATCTCTTTTATTTGAAACCATTAAACTTGTTGGTTTATCTTCCCATGTTGTTGTATCAACAGAAGAAGGAATAGTAATAGGATAATCTACCTCAGAGTCATAAACAAAGTTTTTTTGAAGATCCCAAAATTCATTAGTTATACCACCAAATTTTACCAGAGATTTATCAATTAAGGCAAATACTTCATTCCTATTATTCATAAAAAATGAAAAATCATTAGGAGAATTAAATTCTAATGAATGTCCACTTTTATTATCTGGTAAAATTCCCTCTGTTAAGTAATTTTTTACATCGAACTTTAATTTTTGAAAATATTTACCAATTATTCCGTTGTCAGTTTGAACCTTTTCAAATATTTCATCATAAAACATCCTATAAGTTATATTTTTATTGTAAAAAAGATATTTTGCTATTAGTTGAGCATATCCATTTATATGGAATTGTATTACTGTCCAAGCATACAAATAACTTTCAATTAATTCCGAAGTTGCCATTGAATTAGTTTTATTAACTATCTCAACAATTTCTTTGAATCCATGATATTCCTTAGGATTAGTGAATGAAATATAGTCATACGCCTTTACTGTTTCAATTCCGTGCATCTTTCTAGAGAATTCACTTCCCAATTCACTATTACCAAATAATTGGCAGAACCAAACATCAATCGATTCGTGTTGACCACACTCCAAAACTTTAGATAATCCGTCTTTCCAAGTTTCTAAAGTTTCCTCGGGTAATGGCAAAATCAGTTCAGTATATGTTTTAACTCCATATTCTTGACTCATTCTCATATGATTAGTCAAATCATTTATATGAAGATTCTTTCTCTTAATAGCCTTCAAAGTTGGTTGATTCATACTTTGAACGCTAATTGTTATTCCCCTAAGACAATGTTCTTCAAGTATTTTTGCAATTTTAAATACTGCTTCTGTTGAATTCTTAGCAAATTGTAAAACAACGTCACCAACATTGGTTTCTTTTAATTTGTCTCTGATTATCTCTGCTATAAGTATATCTCGCTCCTTATACATTCCAAAATTAGCATCAGCAACAAATAAGTATCCAATATTATTATTTTTTATCCAAGTAATATCATCTTCAACTCTTTTTATATCAAAGTGATCTACTTTACTCATAGTAGTTCCACCCCAATCACAAAAAGTACATCTATGAGGGCAACCTCGATTTGTTTCTATAGTTGCAGCCCAAATTACATTTGGATTTTCCTCGATTATTTTACTAAAAATATTAGATTGATATGGACTAGGATAATCCAGTGTAGATAATCTAGTTCTTTCGTAATATTTTTTTATTTCTTTGTTTTCTGTAATAGATTTAAGTATATCTAAAAAGTTTTCTTCCCCCTCAGAAATTATTACAGTATCAATAAAATCATTCTCCTCTTGCATTTTTTTAGATGCTTGAGGTCCACCAAATTCAATAATGCAATTTGGAAATTTTTCTTTTACTAGTTTAGCTATTCCTAGACAATACTGTTCATTCCAAATATAACAACTAAATCCACATAAAACAGGATTATCCAATCTTTCTAATATTTTATCTGGATGTTCTCTTTTAAAAATTATATCCTTTAAAATAAAATTATTTTTTACTTCATCAAATTGATTACAATAACTCCAAATACATCCAACACTATATGGTATCCAATAATTTTCTTGTTTTCTAACTTCTACAGAATATTGTGGTTGAAATAAATATATGTTTTTCATTTCATTGAACTTTATGTATGTTGTATTTATCATAAATATAACAGAATTAAATGATTAAAAAATGGACGAACTTTTAGATATGATTATCTCTGATGAATCGCCATCACAAGTCAGCGATAAAATTAAAGAACTTCTTTTTGCCAAATCTGCAGAAAGAATTGAGGCATTAAGACCTACAGCAGGAAATTCATTATTTGGGAATCAAGAAGAGGTAGGATGATATGAAATCATTCAAGCAATTTATATCTGAATCAGTTAATATTGCTGGTGATTTTACTGGAAATCTTTATATTAATTCCGAAACAGAACAACCTCAGCAAGTAGGAGAAAACTATGTTGCTGATGTTATGTGGCAAGGAAACTTGTATAGATTGGAATTAGTAACCAAATCTGGATTGCCCTCAAAACAGGATTTAGGTGAGCAACTTCAAAGACAATATCCTGGAGCAATTGTTCATCAGATTTATCCAGCAGAAGAAAAGAACTTTAACATTAAAAACGTACAAAGATATCACCCCTCAAAATTAGAATGGATTGATTGATAATGGCTCAGTGGAATATACAAAATCAAGATTATCTAAATCAAGAGAGATCTTTATTTGAAGTTAATAATATTGCAACTAAAGATGGTCAACCAGTTAGTGTTGACAATCCATTTCCAGTATCTCTTGGAAGTTCTAGCATTACAATTAATGGTGATATTAGTATTCCTGGAATAGTAACTGTTACAAGTACACCAGAAAATCCAATTCATTCTCATCTAGTAGAAGTAGGAACCAGTAGCACATTAACAGTTCCATATCTCCCAGTCGGTATTTCAACATTACTGAATACTGTAAGTATTGGAACTACTGGGCAAGTATCAATCAACCTCAATAATTCACCAGTCAGCACCACAAATCCATTTCCAGTAACAGCAACTTTTGGAAATCAAACAGATAGTAATAGATTAAAAGTTTCTCCTTTCCAAACAGTTTTCTTTAATACTTTCCAGTATGGTAAAGAGACTGATGTTTGGGATGAAAGAATAGTTGGAGTTGGAACCGCAACCTGGAACCAATATTCCAGTAATGTGGTTATGCAAGTAGGTGTTACTACTGGAAGTAAAGTTATCAGACAAACCAAGAATGTAATGAGATACATCCCTGGCAGAGGATCGACACTTGCATTTGCAGTTCGTCTTGATAATCCACAGGTAGGTATTCGTAGAAGATTTGGATTGTTTGATGATAATAATGGTGCTTATTTTGAGGATAATGGAGGAACATATTCGTATGTAATTCGCACCACTACAACAGGTATCACCACAGAAATAAGAATTGGTAGAGAAGGTTGGAATGGTGATAAGTTTGATGGTAATGGACCATCTGGTGTAATTGCAGATCCAATCAAACAACAGATGATTTCTATTGCTTATGAGTGGTATGGTGCAGGAACTGTAAATTTCGATTGGTTAATGGGTGGTAAGACTGTTAGGAGTCATTCCTTTATTAATTCAAACACCAATAATTTTGTTTGGTGTTCTACACCATTCCTCCCAATTCGTCTTGAGATTGAGAATATTACTGGTGTTGCAGGAACTCATTACCTTTATCAGGGTTCTAATTCACTTATTCAAGAGGGAGAGCCAGAAAAACTTGGAGCACTTGTAAGTCAGTCTAATACCATCACGGGAACTACGATGACACTTGCAGATACATTTTATCCCATCATAAGTTTGCGACTTAAACCAACCGCATTACAAGCAGTATTACTTTTGAGATCTTTACAAGCAGTAACGAATGATAATACTAATGTGTATTGGAAACTTTTAGAGAATGCAACATTAACTGGTGCAAACTGGATAAATCACGCAAATCCAGATTCATTTGCTCAGTATGATATTTCTGCAACTTCATATTCTAACGGTAGAGATATTCTTTCTGGATTTACTATTTCTGGTGGTTCTTCTTTAACAGATATTGATAGACTTGCAGACTTACAACTTGGAAGGTCTGGTATTGGGACAATCAGTGACATTTACACTCTTGTTTGTGCAAGTCCTAATACTAACAAAAAAGCACTTGCAGTATTGAACTGGATTGAACAGAGATAATTAATAAATAACTAATAAAGTCTTTATTATATAATAATGCAAGTAACAAAACCACTTTCTATAGAAACTGATTTAGCAACTTCTTCTGGTGCTGGAACAAGTATACTTTCTGCAACATGCGTAAGATTATATAATGGAGCTGGTGCAGCAACTACAATTGCAATTTCAGCATCTGTTGGGGCGAGTGCATCTTATTCATTTACTTTACCATCTGGTGCTGTTGAATTTATACAAAAATTACCCACTGATATTATCTGGGCTTCAGCATCATCTATAAAAGTAACAAAAGTAGGATTTACTAACTAAGAAAAATGAAACTTATCAGAGAAGAAATCGAAAAGGTAGAACTTATCACCGAAGATGTTGGTGGTAAAAAACAAATGTATATCCAAGGTGTATTCCTCCAAAGCGAAACAGTTAATCGTAATGGTAGAATGTATCCTTTTTCGATTATGGAAAGAGAAGTAAATCGTTATAATGAAAATTATGTTAAAAAAGGTAGGGCATTAGGAGAACTTGGTCATCCAGATGGTCCTACAGTAAATCTCGATAGAGTTTCTCATAAAATTACTGAATTAAAGCAAAGTGGTAATAATTTTGTAGGTAAGGCACAAATCTTATCAACTCCAATGGGAAAAATTGCAGCATCTCTTCTTAAGGATGGGGTAACTCTTGGTGTTTCATCCCGTGGTATTGGTTCTCTAAGAGAAAACAATAAAGGATATAAAGAAGTTGGTGAAGACTTCATGCTTGCAACTGCAGCTGATATTGTTGCTGATCCTTCTGCACCTGATGCTTTTGTTCAAGGCATTATGGAAGGCAAAGAATGGATTTGGGATGGTGGAATTCTCCGCGAAAAACTCGCAGAAAACACCAGAAGAAAAATTAATAATTTGGTTGAACAAAGAAGACTAGAAGAGAATAAAATTGAGTTATTTAATGAATTTTTAAATTCATTATAATATCTTAAATTTAGATTTTAATAAATAAATATAGATTAAATTAATAAAGGTTAATCGGAGAGTTCAAATGTCTCGTGGTAAAAATTTACAAGAAATGGAAGCAGGCACTAAGCAATCCAGAACCGCTGTCAATGCTGGTGCAAAGGCAGGGGATGCAATGCAGAAGCTAGCACCTGGAGCAGTTGCTGGCCAAACTGGCAGCTGGGAAGATCTTGGTGGTCCTACTCCAGAAAACTATCGTTCTGACGATAGCTCTGCAGAGTTAAAGACTCCAGGAAAAACTTTACAACAAGTAAAAAATATTGTAAATAAAGGTGCTAAGGCTGCTGATCCAATGAAGGGTCTTAAAAAAAGTGAAGCAGTAAAGGAAGATGAGGATCTAGAAGACGAAGATCTAATTGAAGAAGAAATTGAAGAAGATAATGAATTTGATGAAGAAATTGAAGAAGAAGTAGTTTCTGAAGCTTCTAAAGAAGAAGAAGACGAAGAAGAGGAAGAGGAAGAAGAGGAAGATGATGAGGAAGAGGAAGAGGAAGACAAGAAAATGAAGAAAGAAGAGTTTGACATCGAAGAAGATGTCAATGCTCTTTTAAATACTGGCGATGAAGAAGAACTCTCCGAAGAGTTTAAAGAAAAAGCAAAAGTAGTTTTTGAATCTGCACTCAGATCAAAAGTCTCTGAAATCAAGGAAGAACTTGAAGTTCAATATGAGCAGAGACTTATTGAAGAAGTAGATGCTATTAAGGCATCACTTGAGGAAAGAATTGATTCTTACCTTGAGTATGTTTCTGAAGAGTGGATTTCAGAAAACGAATTAGCAATTGAGCACGGTCTCAAGACCGAAATGACCGAATCATTCCTTCAAGGAATGAGAGGTCTTTTTGAAGAACATTATGTATCAATCCCTGAAGATAAATATGATGTGTTAGAGAGCATGGTAGAAAAACTTGATGACATGGAGACAAAACTCAACGAGCAAATTGAGAAAAATATCCATCTAAACAATCGTCTCGCAGAGTCGGTTGCAAATGGAATCTTTGATGAAATTTCTGAAGGTCTAGCACTATCTCAGAAAGAGAAGCTCGCTTCACTTGCCGAAAGTGTTGAGTTTGAAGGTGACGCAGAATATCGTGAGAAATTGGAGACTTTGAAGGAATCATACTTCCCTTCAAGATCTACATCTCCACAGGCAAAAACTGAAACACTTTCTGAAGGAGTAGACGTTGCAACTGAGTATCACTCAGATTCGATGAATGCTTACCTGAGAACTCTTTCAGCAGTTGCTAAAAAGTGAATTTAATATTATTCAAATAAAACACAATTACACTTAGAAAAAGGTAAAAAGCAAATGTTCCAATCCGAGCATCTGCAGGAAAAGTGGGCACCACTTCTCGACTATGATGGTCTTGATCCTATCAAAGATTCACATAGAAGAGCTGTAACCGCTGTCCTGCTCGAAAACCAAGAAAAATTCTTAAGAGAGCAATCTGCTTTCTCAAATGGTCTATTAACCGAAACCCCAACCAATGCAGGTAATGCTGCTGGTGCATCTGGTGGTTTTTCAGGTTCCGCAACTGCAGGTGGTCCTGTAGCAGGTTTTGACCCCGTTCTGATCTCTCTGATCAGACGTGCAATGCCTAACTTAGTTGCATATGATCTTGCTGGTGTTCAGCCAATGAGCGGTCCTACTGGACTCATCTTTGCAATGCGTTCACGCTACAACGATCAGTCTGGCACCGAATCCCTGTTCAACGAAGCAGATACTGCATTCTCTGGTCAGAATTCTGGTATCGGTCTAACCGCAGCATCTGACGTTACTGCTGGTATGGGTACTACTACCCAGTATGGTTCAAACCCAGGTCTTCTTAACCCTGTTGGTACTGGTGCATCCACTGGTTCTGCTGGTTATAACGTTGGTCAGGGTATGTTCACTGGAGATTCTGAGAATCTCGGTAACGGTGCTGAGAACCAGTTTAACGAAATGGCATTCTCAATCGAGAAAGTCCTCGTTGAAGCAAAGTCAAGAGCACTCAAAGCTGAGTACTCCTTAGAACTCGCACAAGACCTCAAGGCAATCCACGGTCTAAACGCAGAAGCAGAACTTGCTAACATTCTCTCTACTGAGATCCTCGCTGAGATCAACAGAGAAGTTATCAGAACCATCTATAAGGTTGCTGAGCAAGGTGCTGCTGTTAACACTGCTACCGCTGGTGTATTTGACCTTGACGTTGACTCCAACGGTCGTTGGTCAGTTGAGAAGTTCAAGGGTCTCCTCTTCCAGATCGAGCGTGATGCTAACGCAATCGCACAAAGAACTCGTAGAGGTAAGGGTAACGTTATCATGTGTTCTGCTGACGTTGCTTCTGCTCTCAGCATGGCTGGTGTACTAGATTACACCCCTGCTCTGAATGCAAACCTCAACGTTGACGACACTGGTAACACCTTCGCTGGTGTTCTTCTCGGTAAGTTCCGCGTATATATCGATCCATATTCAGCAAACGTATCTGCTAACCAGTACTACGTTGTTGGTTATAAGGGTTCTTCCCCTTATGATGCAGGTCTGTTCTATTGCCCTTACGTTCCTCTCCAAATGGTTCGTGCCGTTGGTGAGAACACCTTCCAGCCTAAGATTGGCTTTAAGACCAGATACGGTCTTGTTGCTAACCCATTTGCTGAAGGAACCACTCAAGGTCTCGGCAGACTTCAAGTTAACGCAAACCGTTACTACAGAAGAGTTCAAATCAAGAACCTTATGTGATCACTGGTCACATTTATCAAGGGGGACCCGAAAGGGTCCCTTTTTTATTCTAAATAGTTAAAAAACCATGGCAGTCGGAAACGCTTTTAGTAACCAAATACAAAATAGAAACTTTTTATCTTCTGTAGGTTTTAAGTTTACATTAACTAGGGCACGAAAAGTTTCATTTTTCTCCAATTCTGCAAATGTTCCAGGATTAAGTCTTGGTGTTGCTCAACAACCAACATATTTAAAGGATATTGATATTCCTGGAGATAAGATGGTTTTTGAAGATTTTAATCTTAGATTTATTGTCGATGAAAATCTTGAAAATTACATGCAAATTCAAAATTGGATGAGAGGTCTTGGTTACCCAGAATCATTGAACGAAATTTATAAATTACAAAAACAAGAAACCAATTTGAATACTTCTTTGACTAAACAAATGAACATTTATTCAGATGGCACTTTACAAGCATTGAATAGTAATAATCGTGTTCAATTTGAAGTTGTATTTAAAGATATGTTCCCATATTCATTATCTGCTTTAGAATTTGATTCTACAAATCCAGATGTTGAATACTTTACAGCAGAAGTATCATTCAAGTATACTATCTACAATATATTAGATGCTAGTGGAAATAAACTATGATCATTGACCTTGAAATGATTCAAAAAATGTGGGAAGAAGATTCTAAAATTGACATGGATAATTTACATACAGAATCAACAAACATTCCAGTTTTACATGCAAAATACTTTGACTTATATAACAATATTATTCTATTAAAGAAAAAAGCAGAGCAGCAGAGAAAAAATATTAGGCATGAGAGATATGAATATTTTACTGGTAAAGCAGATCCAGATGTTTATATAGAAAATCCATTCCCCAAAAAAATTAGAGACAAAGATACTTTACAAAAATATCTAGATGCTGATGAGAAATTGTCTCAAATTAGTTTAAAAATAGACTATTACGAAACTGTTATAAATTACTTAGAGAGTATTCTTAAAGTAATTCAGAACAGAACTTACCAAATTAAGAATGCCATCGAATTTTTAAAATTCCAGGCAGGTTATGGTTGATAAATTTGATCTAATAATTTCTAAATCCAACGAAGTTTATTTAAAAATAGAATGTGAACCACACATTGAATATGAACTTCGTGATCACTTTAAATTTGAAGTACCGAATGCAAAATTCATGCCCCAATATAGGGGCAGAAATTGGAATGGGGAAATTCATCTATTCGACATGAGAACCAAGCAGCTCTACATAGGTCTGTTGGATAGATTAATTTCTTTTTGTAAAAACTATGGATATAATTATAAATTTGTAGAGAATAAATTCTATGGATTACCTTTTGAGGTAAACGAAGAAATTACTCTTGAAGGCGTTAAAGGATATATGCAATCTATTTGTTCTCATTCTCCGAGAGATTATCAAATAGATGGAGTATGTGATGCGTTAAAGCATAATCGAAGACTATTGATAAGTCCCACAGCATCAGGCAAATCTCTGATGATTTATTCTCTAGTAAGATACTATGTGAGTAAACACGAAAAAATACTTTTAGTTGTTCCAACGACATCTCTTGTAGAGCAAATGTACAAGGATTTTCAGGATTATGGTTGGGATGCTGAGTCATACTGTCACCGAATTTATTCTGGTAGAGAAAAGACAAACGAACATCCTGTTACTATTACTACTTGGCAATCTGTATATAAATTGGAACGTTCATTCTTTGAAGATTATGGTGTAATTATAGGTGATGAAGCTCATTTATTCAAGAGCAAATCACTTATTGAAATCATGACTAAACTTCATCATGCAAAATATAGATTTGGATTTACTGGAACTTTAGATGGAACACAAACTCATAAATGGGTTCTTGAAGGTTTATTTGGACCATCATATAAAGTTACAAGAACTGCAGAATTAATGGAAAAAGGACATGTATCTAAATTAGATATTAGATGTCTTGTATTAAAGCATACTCCTCAAACTTTTGAAACCTATGAAGATGAGGTTCAATTTATTATATCTCATGAAAAAAGAAATAATTTTATTAAAAATTTAGCTTTAGATTTAAAAGGTAATACTCTTATATTATTTTCTAGAGTTGAAAGTCATGGACTTCCTTTATACGAACTAATTAATAAAAACAAAAAAGAAAATCGTAAAGTATTTTTTGTTCATGGAGGAATTGATACTGAAGAGAGGGAACAAGTTAGAGAAATAACAGAACGAGAGGATGATGCAATTATTGTTGCTTCATATGGTGTATTTTCTACTGGAATAAATATTAGAAACCTCCATAATGTTATTTTTGCATCCCCAAGTAAATCTAGAGTTCGCAATCTTCAAAGTATTGGTAGAGTTTTAAGGAAGGGTAAAAATAAAACAAAAGCAATGCTTTATGATATTTCCGATGATTGCACTCACAAGTCAAGAAAAAACTACACGTTAAATCATTTAATAGAAAGAATTAAAATTTATAATGAAGAAAACTTTAACTACGAAATAATTACTATCAATTTAGCACAATGATGGAAGAAGATTTTTATGCAACAATTAAATTAAAAAATGGAGAAGAAATATACGCAAAAGTATCTCCATGTTTTGAAGAACATAAAACTATGCTTTTAGTAACAAATCCAATTACTGTTTCTGAAGTAAAAACAAGAGCTGGTGTTTCTGGATATAAATTAGAATCTTGGTTAAAAACAAGTAAAGATGATATGTTATTAATTGATATGAATGATGTACTAACAATTAGTGAATCTAAAGATATTGATATGATCATCATGTATCAAAATTATGTAAGACAGTCAAAAGACTATGGGAGTGACTATCCAAGTAGAAAAAAGATTAATAGAAAAATGGGATATATCTCTAATGTTAATGATGCTAAAGAGATATTAGAAAAGCTCTATAAGAATAGTTAGATATATTATTTTCAAACCTAACAAAGGTATTCTATCGATATTCTGAGGTAGTGTCAAGTTTGTAGTTATTTTCCATAGATGGTATAATTGATATACATATTAAATTAGGTATTCTTATGATAACTACAAATACTATGACTAAAAGAAAAAGGTCAGTTCATTATGTTAACAATAAAGATTTTTTGGCAGCATTGATTGAATATAAAAAAGAAATTGCTGCAGCTCAAGATAGAGGAGATCCAAAACCACGAATAACGAATTACTTAGGAGAATGCTTCTTAAAGATCGCAACTCACCTATCTTTTAAACCTAATTTTGTCAACTATATTTTTAAAGATGACATGATTTCTGATGGTATTGAAAATTGTGTTCAATACATTCATAATTTCAATCCAGAGAAGTCACAAAATCCATTTGCTTACTTTACTCAGATTATTCACTATGCATTTCTGAGAAGAATTCAAAAGGAAAAGAAGCAGTTGGAGATTAAGAATAAAATTCTTGAAAGAACTGGATATGATGAAGTCTTCTTTGATGACAATCATATTGACGGAATGAATTATTCTGACTATAATAGTATTAAGGATAGTATTCATTCTAAAACAAGGTACTGATGCGTGTAGCAATAATTACAGACCAACATTTTGGTGCTCGTAAAAACTCTAAATTATTTCATGATTATTTTTTAAAATTTTATAATGATGTATTTTTTCCTACAATAGAAAAGGAAGGAATAACAACAATTATTGATATGGGGGATACCTTTGATAGCCGAAAGGGTATTGACTTTGCTGCTTTAGCATGGGCAAAAGATAATTATTATGATAAATTGGAGTCTTTAGGATGCCAGGTTTACACGGTAGTTGGAAATCATACAGCTTATTATAAGAATACCAATCAATTAAACGCTGTTGATTTGCTTCTAAGAGAATATAAGAATGTGAGGGTAATATCTGAATCTGAACATATTAAAATAGGGAAACAAAATATATTGTTTATTCCATGGATAAATTCTGAAAATGAAAAAATTACTTATGATGTAATTAATAAAAGTAATTCTAAAATTGCAATGGGTCATTTAGAATTGAATGGATTTTCTCCCTATAAGGGTCATATAATGACATCTGGGCATGATAGTCAAATATTCGATAAATTTACTAGAGTATTTTCTGGTCATTATCACACTAGATCAAATAACGGGAAGATATATTATTTGGGAAATCCTTATGAATTATATTTAAATGATTATAATGATACTAGAGGATTTCATTTATTGGATTTAGATACTTTAGAATTAACATCTATTGATAACCCATATAGAATGTTTTATTCTATCTTTTATGAAGATACTGATCCTCAATTATTTGATGCTAGGCAATATGAAAATAAAATAGTAAAGTTGATTATTAGAAAAAAAACTGACCCTAAAAAGTTTGATAAATTTCTAGATAAATTATATTCGGCAAATATTGCAGAAATTAAAATAGTAGAAAGTTTTAAAATAGAAGAAGAAATCCAAATAGATGAATTGGAATCTGAAGATACGGTTTCTTTACTTAATAGATACGTTGAAGATTCTGATCTAGTGTTAGATAAAAACATACTTAAAGGAATTATTCAAAATATATACAAAGAGGCTTGTGAGATGATTTAAATGTTTATTCTAACAATAGAAGGAAAAGAAGACGAAGGTGCCTATTCTGTAATAAATGAAGATGGAGAGCAAATACTATATCTTTTTGAACAAGAAGATGATGCAGTTAGATTTGCTATGATGTTAGAAGAAATGAATTATCCATCTATGCACGTTATTGAAATTGATGACGATATCATAATAAAAACTTGTGAAATGAACGATTATCAATATGCAATAATTACTGAAAACGATATTGTAATTCCCCCTCAAGAAAATGATCTTATTTGAAAAAATTAAGTATAAAAACTTTTTAAGTACTGGAAATCAATTTACAGAAGTATCTTTTGTAGGAAGTCCAACTACTTTAATAATTGGAAATAACGGTGCTGGTAAAAGTACCATGTTGGACGCCCTGACTTTTTCTTTGTTTGGTAAATCCTTCAGGGGTGTAAATAAACCACAATTAATCAATTCTATAAATGAGAAAGATTGTGTTGTAGAAGTTGAATTTACAATTGGATCTAATAAATGGAAAGTTGTTAGAGGAATTAAACCATCTATATTTGAAATTCATAGAAATGGTAAAATTTTAAATCAAGACTCTGCATCAACTGATCAACAAAAATGGTTGGAACAAAACGTTCTTAAAATGAACTATAAGTCTTTTACTCAAATTGTTATTTTGGGTAGTAGCAGTTTTGTCCCTTTCATGCAACTTTCTGCTGCCCATCGCAGAGAAGTAATTGAAGATCTACTTGACATTAAAATTTTCTCGTCAATGAATACTTTAGTTAAAGAAAAGATTCGTTCTGTAAAGGATGAAGTTAAAGTTCTTGAATTAAAAAAAGAATCTTTTCAAGATAAAGTTAATATGCAAGAAAATTTTATTGAAGAACTTGAAAATCGTGGTAAAGAAAGTATTAAAAATAAAAAGGAAAAGATTTCTCAACTTCTTAATGAAGAAAAAGATTTAATTGGTGTATCTGAGGCAAAAACTGAAGAAATTCAACTAATACAAAAGCACTTAGAAACTTATATTGGAGCAACAGACAAACTTCGTAAGTTAGGTAATTTGAAAGGTAAAATATCTCAAAAGGTATCTACCATTACTAAAGAACATAAGTTTTTTACAGAGAATACGGTTTGTCCTACCTGTACTCAAGATATTGATGAGACTTTCAGAATAAATAGAATTAACGACGCTCAAAATAAAGCAAAAGAGTTGCAATCTGGTTATCAAGAACTAGAGCAGGCAATTAAAGAGGAAGAAGAGCGAGAGCGTCAATTTACCGCTCTATCTACTGAAATCACAGAACTAACGAATGGCATTTCTCAAAACAATACTAAGATCTCTGGATGCCAAAGACAAATCCGAGATCTTGAAAATGAAATTCAAGTTATTACCAAGAACCTTGAGAATAGAAATTCTGAACATGAGAAGTTAGAAGAATACAGGAACAATCTAACTGATATACTAAATGATTTAGATTCTATAAAACAAAAAATTAATTACTATGATTATATCTACAGTCTTCTAAAAGATGGTGGTGTTAAAACAAAAATTATTAAAAAATATTTGCCACTCATTAATCAGCAAGTAAATCGTTATTTGCAAATGATGGATTTTTATATTAACTTTAATTTAGATCAAGAATTTTCTGAATCTATTAAATCACCAATTCATGAAGATTTTTCATATACTTCTTTTAGTGAAGGTGAAAAAATGAGAATTGATCTTGCTCTTCTTTTTACTTGGAGAGAAATTGCTAAAATAAAAAATTCTTTAAACTGCAATATTATAATTTTTGATGAAACATTTGATTCTTCCTTAGATGGATTTGGTACAGATGAATTTTTAAAGATTATTAGATATGTAATCAAAGATGCAAATGTATTTGTTATTTCTCATAAAGAAGGTATGAGAGATAAATTTAACAACGTAATTAGATTTGAAAAAATAAAAGGATTTAGTAGGGCAGTTTAAAAAGTGGCACAATGATCGTCTAACAGGCGATCTTTTTTTGTATTATATGCTCACACGAAACAAATCAAATGCCTGTCTCCCACGAAATCAAGTCTCAACTTGCCAAACTGCTTGCCACTGAGGATCTCGTTGTCGAGCACAAAAAAGTTTCTACTGCTTGTTTTAATGTTCATACTCGCGTCTTGACTCTTCCTCTTTGGGAAAAGGCAAGCAATCTTGTATATGATCTTCTTGTAGGGCATGAAGTGGGTCATGCTCTTTTTACGCCAGATGAAGACTGGACTAAAACTGTAAAAGTTCCTACTCAGTTTGTGAATGTTGTTGAAGATGCACGAATTGAAAAATTAATGAAACGTAAGTATGCTGGACTTGCTAAAACTTTCTTTAATGGGTATAAAGAACTAAATGAAGAAGATTTCTTTCAAATTGATGATGAAGATATCTCTTGTTTTAATCTTGCAGATCGCTCTAACCTTTATTTTAAAATTGGTAATTTTGTAACTATTGATTTTAACTCGGAAGAAAAGCAAATCATTGATTTGATTTCTGCAACTGAAACTTTTGCAGATACCTTAATTGCTGCAGAAGAACTTTACAAATATTGTAAAAAAGAAAAAGAACAACAGCAAAAAGTTGCTGATTTTGATTCTCATGATCAACAAGGAGATTCTCAGTCACCCGCTAATGAAATTGTAGAGACTAATGACTCATCTTCTGAACAAGACGGTGAAAGTGATAATTCTCAACCTCAAGAAAAGGAAGGTAATGGTGGGACTGCCCAAGGTGATCAGACTTCAGTAAATAATACTAGTGAAGAAAGTGAACCTGAAATTCGTACCGCAGATTCATTTGAAGATAAAATTCGGGATCTTGTAAATGATGACGGATACGATAATGTTTACGTTGAAATTCCTAAAGTAAATCTTGAAACTATTATTGGTAAAAATTATGATGTTCATAAAGATATTAGCGAATCTTTTTGTCATCAACAAAAAATTCATCAAGAACATGCTCAAGCATCTGGATATTCTTCCATAAATCTCTACAGAGATGTTGATATTGAGTTTAACAAGTTTAAGTTTTCTGCTCAAAAAGAAGTCAATTATCTTGTGAAAGAGTTTGAGTGTCGTAAAGCTGCGGATCAGTATGCTCGTGCTTCAACTGCTCGCACTGGTATTCTCGATACTGCTCGTCTTCATACCTACAAGTATAATGAAGATCTATTTAAGAAGGTTTCTGTGATTCCTGACGGTAAAAATCATGGTCTGGTATTTGTACTGGATTGGAGTGGTTCTATGGCTGATGTAATAGTGGATACATGTAAACAACTCTTTAATCTTGTGTGGTTTTGTAAAAAAGTTTCTATTCCTTTTGATGTTTATGCCTTTACAAATGAATGGCGTCGTGGGGAATATGATTATGAAACTGGTCGCTATAGTGCCGCAGATCGTACTCCTCATTACCAGAAAAAAGAGGGCTTGCTTTGTGTAGATGAAACTTTTTCTATGATGAATATCCTTACCAGTAAAGTTTCTGGTAAAGAATTGGAACGACAAATGTTGAATATTTGGCGTCTTGCTTCATGCTTTAAAAATTCTTATCGTTGTGCATATACATATCCTCCTCGTTTGAGTCTCTCTGGTACTCCTTTAAATGAATCATTGATTGCACTTCATCAAATTCTTCCCAAATTTCAAAAAGAAAACAAACTTCAAAAGGTTCAATGTATTGTTTTGACTGATGGTGAAGCAAATCAACTTGTTTATCATAAAGAAGTAAAGCGTAATTGGGAAAAAGATCCTTTTATTGGTGTTGGATATGTTAGCCCTCAAAGTACATTTCTTCGTGATCGTAAACTTGGATCTACTTATAAATTTGGTTCTGGATATCATGAGTTTACCGATGTTCTTCTTAATAATTTAAAGAACAAATTTTCCTCCACTAACTTTATTGGTATTCGTGTACTTGAAGGTCGCAATGTAAATCGTTTTATTAATCTATATCACAATTCTTGTGATGAAGATTATACAAAGATTCAAAATGATTGGAAGAAATTGAAGAGTTTTACTATTACTAACTCTGGTTATGATGCATATTTTGGTATGTCTTCAACTGCACTCTCTCAAGATAGTGAATTTGAAGTTAAAGAAGACGCAACTAAATCTCAAATCAAGTCTGCATTTGTTAAGTCATTGAAGACTAAAAAACTAAATAAAAAAGTTCTTGGTGAATTTATCTCTTTGGTAGCATGAAACAAAAATTTCCTTTTGATCACGTAGTAAAATACGATACCAAAGAAGTTTGGATTGTTTGTAATAGTGTAACTACTGCTTTAGGTATTTCCGCATTAGTTAAAAAATACTATCCTGGTTATACTGGACGCATTGCAAGCGAACAATATTTAAGTCAACTGAAAAACCAGTTGGCAAACTGACCACTGACTGGATCTCAGATCCAAATTTGACCTTATAATTATTCAGTTGAAACAAACACCTCATTATGACTCTCTCCTCTGACTACATCCGCACTTCCCTTCAAAACCTCTATGGTAATAACATCACTAGTGCTGATGTTCGTGCCTGGTGTAGTATGAATGGTTCAAACTATCAAACCGTAAGTAATAAAATCTATCAATACAAAACTGGACATGGCAAATGGAATCTTGAAGTGACTCAACAAAAAGTAGAAGAAATCGAACGCACTTTTCAAGCACCTGCCGTGGTCCCTCCTGTAGAACAAAATCTTATCCCAGAAAAAGATGATACCTTCGTCAAGTTTGGTAACTTTAACGATATTAAACGCATTATTCAGTCCCGTCTCTTTTATCCTACGTTCATTACGGGTCTTTCGGGTAATGGTAAAACGTTTTCTATTGAACAAGCGTGTGCTCAATTGGGTCGTGAATTGATTCGTGTCAACATTACGATTGAGACTGACGAAGATGATTTGATTGGTGGATTTCGTCTTGTTGATGGTAGTACTGCTTGGCACAACGGACCTGTGATTGAAGCACTTGAGCGTGGTGCTGTTCTGCTGCTGGATGAGATCGATCTTGCTTCTAACAAGATTCTGTGCCTCCAATCTATTCTTGAAGGTAAAGGTGTATTCCTTAAGAAGATTGGTCGTTGGGTAAAACCTGCTTCTGGTTTTAATGTTTTTGCTACTGCTAACACTAAAGGCAAAGGTAGTGATGATGGTCGTTTTATCGGAACCAACGTTCTTAATGAGGCATTCCTCGAACGATTCCCTGTAACTTTTGAACAGTCCTATCCTTCTCCCGCGACTGAGCAGAAGATCCTTGAAGGTATCGCTCTCGATCTTGGTGTGGAAGACCGCGACTTCTGTAAGCGTCTGGTTGACTGGGCAGACATCATTCGCAAGACCTTCTTTGATGGTGGTATTGAGGAAATTATCAGCACCCGTCGTCTGGTTCACATCATTCGTGCCTACAGCATCTTCCAAGATAAAGCAAAGGCAATCCAAGTTTGTGTGAACCGCTTTGATGATGAAACCAAGCAAGCATTCCTTGAACTTTATGATAAAGTGGATGCTGATTTCAAGATGCCTGAGGGTGAGCATGTAACTTACGATCTTGACCAGAAGGCTCCTTTTTGATATAATTGTGGGAGGTAAATCTACCTCCTTTTATTTTTTTAAACTTTTACCATGAATTGTTATGTCTGAAATTCCCGACAAAAATAAAAATTTTAATTCTGTCTATAGTGATTTTTTAACGACTGGAGAATCTTATATCTCGTCTGATACTATTTCCTTTACTGGATCTGGACTTTATGGTGGGATGAGTGATCAATCGTACTGGGAAAATGATGGAATTAGTCTCACTGGTAATCCTTCTACTATTGGTGAAGATCATATTACCTTAAATCCACCAAGTTTTAAGAATCAATCTCAAACACAAACTGAATCTCAAAATCATTTTTGGAAATTTGGTGAAGGGAAAACTCTTAAAGCAGTAGAAGATTATATTGTCAGTACGTATAAGGCACATTACGCATCTGATAGTTCTAAAGTTCAAGTTCTTGATATTATTGATGCCATTGGTGATGGTGTTCCATTCTGTAGAGATAACTTGATTAAATACTCTTCTCGTTTTGGCAAAAAAGATGGAATGTCTCGTCTTGATGCATTAAAGATTATTCATTACGGAATTCTTCTTTATAATTTTGCTGGATTTAATAATGAAACTTCGAAATCAAACTATGAAACTTTCTGATAAAACTTTGACTCTACTGAAGAATTTTTCTTCCATCAATCAATCTATTTTGTTTAAGCAGGGTAATTCTCTCCGTACAATTTCTGTAATGAAGAATATTTTAGCTGAAGCAACCATAGAGGAAGAATTTACCAAAGACTTTGGTATCTATGATCTGAATCAATTCTTAAATGGGATGAATTTGCATCAAAATGCAGAACTTGATTTTCAAAACAATGGATATGTTGTTATTAAAGAAGGAAAATCACGTTCTAAGTATTTCTTTGCAGATCCTAATGTAATTATTACTCCTCCAGAAAAAGACATTGTTCTTCCTAGCGAAGATGTATCCTTTACGCTTGACACTAAAGAACTTGATAAACTTCTAAAAGCCGCTGCAATTTATCAACTTCAGGATCTGTCTGTAATCGGTGAAGCAGGAGTTGTCAAATTAGTGGTTCGTGATAAAAAGAACGATACTTCTAATGATTTCTCTGTAATTGTTGGTGAAACTGAAGATGAGTTCTCGTTTAATTTTAAAGTAGAGAACATTAAGATTCTTCCTGGTAATTATGAGGTAGTTATTTCACGTAAACTTTTGTCACGATTCAAAAATACTGGGTTTGATGTGACGTATCATATTGCTCTGGAACCTGATTCTACATTTGGTTAATGAACATTTTTGTTACTTCTCCCTGGCCTGCTGAGAGTGCTACTTGCCTTCCTGACAAACACATCGTCAAAATGCCCTTAGAGTGCTGTCAGATGCTCTCTATCGTTGCTTCTGACAAGTGGGGACATGGATACGGCACTCTTCCCAAGGCAGATGGAACCCCATACAAGACCGAAAAAGGAGCATTCCGTAATCATCCCTGTACTAAATGGGCAATGGAAAGCATTCACAATGCTTACTGGTTAATTAAGTGGGGTTTAAATTTATCTGATGAATATTGTTTGAGATATAACAAAACACATTCATGTTATAAAACTCTTGTTGATGCGTACTATTTGTTTCCAAAGGGTAAAATAACAGAAGTAACACCATTTGCTCGTGCTATGCCAGATGAGTATAAACTTGACACAAGCATTGACACTTTTACTGCTTACAAGATGTATATTTCGTCCAAACCTTGGGTTGCATCTAATTATCTTCGTATGCCAGAACGCAAACCTGATTGGGTATAAACATTATGGGTAAAAGATCACCTAATGCACAAAGATTAACTCCTTGTATGCCTCCATTATTGGAAGAAGAAACTAAACCATTATCTAGAAAAATTGGAGATACTAATTTTGGAGGATCTTCGTGTGAAAATATTGTAAAATCATATTTTCTTTCCAAACAAATTAATATTGCAGAACCACATGTTGATAATGGTGTAGATCTACTCATAGAAAAACCAGGAGAAGGTTGGGTTAGAAGTCAAGTTAAAAAAGTTGTTTATCAATTCAAACTTGACTATAATCACAAAAAAAATTTTAATAAAGAAATTTATAGGAGTAGATTTAGATTTAGTTTTCAGGGGGGATGTTCTTCTATGAGAAAACAGAGGACACCTAAAGAAATTGATTATTTTCATCATGTTCTTCTAACACCATATAGACAATTAATTTGGGAGACCCCATCATCTTTAATTCCTTTAAGAAAAGATGGATCATTCATTAGTGGAAAGGATCCAGTTATTGATAGAGATAATTGGAAAAGATTAAAATCAGATATTGATTTTAATCAAATGCTATTGTATAGTAAATATGACCCTATCATCTTTAAAACTTATCCAGAGTTTTTCTTAAAAGATGAACAAATTACAATTGATAACTTTTTTTAATTATGGCAAGTGAATTTCTTTTTGTAGAGAAATACCGTCCTCAAGTGATTGAGGATTGTATTCTTCCTGATGATACTAAAAAAACATTTAAGGAGTTTGTAGAGAAAGGAGAGATTCCGAATCTTCTTCTTGCAGGACCTCCTGGTATTGGTAAAACTACCATTGCAAAAGCATTGTGTAACGAACTGGGAGCAGACTATTATGTTATCAACGGATCCGACGAAGGGCGTTTCCTGGATACTGTACGGAACCAAGCAAAGAACTTCGCTTCGACCGTCTCACTTACGGGATCTTCTAAACACAAAGTCATCATCATCGATGAAGCTGATAACACAGGGAACGACGTACAACTCTTACTACGGGCGAATATTGAGGCATTTTATAACAACTGTCGATTCATCTTCACCTGTAATTACAAAAACAAAATTATTGAACCTCTTCATTCCCGTTGTGCAGTCATTGACTTTACAATCAAAGGAAAGCAACGAGTACAACTTGCAGGGAATTTCTTTCAAAGGTTACAATTTATCCTCGATCAAGAAAAGATTGAGTACGATCAAAAAGTCGTTGCGGAACTCGTATCAAAACACTTTCCCGATTTTCGACGTGTTTTAAACGAAATCCAGAGGTATTCTACTAGTGGTAAAATTGATTCTGGAATTCTTGCATCTTTCTCTGACATCTCTGTAAATGAACTTATCAAGAATCTTAAGGAAAAGAATTTTACCGAAGTACGCAAGTGGGTGGTCTCCAACTTGGATAACGATTCCTCTAGTTTACTTCGCAGGGTTTATGACGCCTGTTATGATTGCCTTTCATCCCAATCTATCCCTGCTGCCGTTCTTATTATTGCTAAGTATCAATACCAATGTGCGTTCGTTGCTGATCAGGAAATTAACCTCTTAGCAGCACTAACTGAAATTATGTGTGAATGTGAATTTAAATAGGAGAAAATTAAAATGAATGTAAAACTTATTCGTATGTCTTCTGGTGAAGATATTATTTGTGACCTGATTGAAGAATCCGATAGTGAAATTTCAATTTGTGATCCTATTGTTGCTGTTCCAGCAGGAAATGGTCAAATTGGATTTGCTCCATGGTCACCTTTAATTGATAAAAATGTAAAAAAATTAAATATCAATAAAAAATTTGTTGTTTATATTACAGAAACAACTGATAGAATGGTCCAGGAGTATACTTCCATGTTCAGTAATATTATTACTCCCAGTAAACAATTGCAACTTTGATGAAATCTCTTAAAACTCCCCTTCGCTATCCTGGTGGCAAGTCTCGTGCTTGTGAAAAGATGGGACCTTACTTCCCAGACCTACGAAACTATGATGAGTTTCGTGAACCATTTATTGGTGGTGGAAGTGTTGCAATCTATATCACTAAAAAGTATCCTAGTTTAGATATTTGGGTGAATGATCTTTATGAACCCCTTGTAAACTTCTGGCAACAACTCCAGATGTTTGGAAATGACCTGAAGAATGAATTGGTTGACTGTAAAGTTGCTTACAATACTCCTGAACTTGCGAGAGAACTTTTTCTCAAATCAAAGGAACATGTAAATGAAAAAGCGATATCAAGTCTTGATCGTGCTGTTGCTTTCTATATTGTCAATAAATGTTCATTCTCTGGTCTCACAGAAAGTTCGTCATTTTCTGCTCAAGCATCACAAAGCAATTTTTCATTGCGAGGAATTGAGAAACTGCCAGAATATTCAAAACTAATTTCCAAGTGGCGTATAACTAATTACTCTTATGATTATCTGATGGATGGAAACAAAGGTGCTTTTATGTATCTCGATCCTCCTTATGATATTAAGGATAATCTCTATGGGAACAAAGGATCAATGCACAAAGGATTTGATCACGATCTTTTTGCTATTGATTGCAATTCTAATACTAATATGGATATGTTGGTAAGTTATAATACGGACCAACTCGTAAAGGATCGTTTTAAGAACTGGAATGCTGCTGAGTTTGATCTGACTTATACAATGCGTTCTGTAGGTGAATATATGCGTGAGCAAAAACAACGTAAAGAATTATTATTGATGAATTATGAAATGCCAAGTAACATTGTATAAAGCAGGAACTGTTTTTAAAGAAGAAGTTATTGCTAAAGATTATCAAGATGCCAGACAAGTTGCACTTGCACGTAATCCAAATGCTAAAGTTATAGGCGTTACCGCTGTATTCAAATGAATTATGAACTTAAAGATTGGTTAAACTCTATTAATCAAACTAAAATTAATTTGATGGATGAAAATCCAGAATCAGTAAGAGAATATGCACCTTATATTATTAATAAGTGTTTTTCTGGACATATTGATTCTATTTTATTTGCAAATGAAATGAATAAGTTACATCATCTTGATAAAGATATGCAATATTCATTTTATATAAATACTCTGAGGAAGCGAAAGAGATTTTCTCCTTGGCTCCGAAAGGATAAGGTCAAAGATTTAGAATGTGTTAAACGTTACTATGGTTATAGTAATGAAAAAGCATCCCAGGCTTTGAATATTTTATCAAAATCACAACTCGATTTTATTAAACAACGACTTGATATTGGCGGAACAAAATGACTACTCAAACTATCGAACCCCAAGTAAATTGGACACCTGATATGATGGTGGAAGTTATTCTTAATGAACCTGATGATTTTCTGAAAGTTCGTGAGACTTTAACCCGTATCGGAGTGGCATCTAGAAAGGAGAAAAAACTCTATCAAAGTTGCCATATTTTGCATAAGCAAGGTAGATATTATATTACTCACTTTAAAGAACTGTTTGCACTTGATGGTAAACATGCAAATCTTACTGTAAATGATGTTCAGCGTCGTAATCGTATCGCTCGATTACTCTCTGATTGGGGATTGATTACCATTGTTAATGCGGATTCAATCCTAGATATTGCACCTCTCAATCAAATTAAAGTTCTTTCATACAAAGATAAAGGTGATTGGATTTTAGAGCAAAAGTATAATATTGGATCTAAAAAAGGTAAAACTCAGGAAGATTGATACATATTTTAAGAGTTCGGAATATACCTAAAATCGGTTCGGTTTTACACCGTTCCGATTTTTTTTATTTTTGATATATAATAATTGAGGATGCCATAATGGGTCCACAAAACACAAACTCGCTTTAAAAGGAGCTACTATAATGACCAACCTTGCAACATCTAGGTTTACACATGCGGATCTTCCTGCCTTGATGGATAGGATTACTCGCAACAGTATTGGAATGGACGAATATTTTGATCGTCTATTTCATTTACATGAAACGACTTCTAACTATCCTCCATACAATTTAGTTCAAGTCAGTAATGTGGAATCAAGATTAGAACTTGCACTTGCAGGATTTAAAAAGAAAGAGGTTTATGTCTATACACAAGATGGGAAACTTTTTGTTGAAGGACAAAAAGAAGATAAAGAATCCAATACCAACTACGTCCATAAGGGACTGGCTCAACGATCTTTCAAAAGAGCGTGGACAATGGCGGATGATACAGAAGTTGCAGATGTATCATTTGAAGATGGACTCCTCTCTATCAATCTGAGAAAGATTATTCCAGATCATCACAAACGTAAAGATTATCTCTAAATAATTAAAATTGTTTAGAGATGTAAATGAAAACCTTTCAGCAATTTATTGCAGAGATTAAAACTATAAGTTTTAAAATGGCAAAACCTCATAAAATTTATAATAAGGGTAGAGTGACTAATGTTGGTGCTGGTAGGGCAGTTCCAAAAAGATCTGCATCTAGTGCTGGAGGTGATGGTGGAGATGGTGGTGGTGATGGTGAATAAATAGAATTGGCTACCCCAAATATCGTCGGTGCTATCAAAGGGAGTTCTGGCAAAATCCAGATTGACTCCCTTTTTATTTGTGCTATAATTTTAGTAAAAAGTTTTATTTAAAAATAATTATGTCTATTAAATTGGCAGTAGTAAAAACAGGTGAACAGATTATTGCAAAAGTTGAAGAAATGATCCTTGACAATAGAGTAGTTGGATATTTCTTAGTAAAACCATGTGTAGTAAAAATTACAGAATTAAACCTTAATAAAGAAACTGGTGGGGCATCATTTGATATTAAACTTTCCCCGTGGATACCTTTAGGTAAAGGAATTAGATTTCCAGTTCCAACTGACTGGATAGTTACTCTTTCTGAACCAGTAGATGAACTTAAATTGATGTATCAAACTGATATTTTAAGAACTACTGAAGAAGTCGAAGAACAAAATATAGTTTTAAAAGATAATTGTGAGGAGTGTCAATAATGATTAAGTTATTAGTATTTTTAGATAATACTGTTTTAATATCAAAAATTGAGGAATCTCCATCTGAACTTGGAGAACCAGATTGTAAACTAAGTAATCCATTTGAAGTTAAAAAACCTCAAATTGATGGAATGGCACCAACTTTAGAATCTTGGTTAAGTGGGTATACTAAACAAAATGAATTTATGATTCACTCGGATAAAATCTTGACTATTGCCGATCCCACTGCTAGACTGATCGAACTATACGAAGAATTGACGAAATAATGAGGTTTTACACCAACGTTCAGATGGTCGGGGATCAATTTCTTGTTCGTGGTTATGAAAATGGAAATCATTTCATGATCCGTGAGAAATTTGCCCCGACTCTTTTTGTGCCTTCAAATAAAAAAACTAACTATAAAACCTTAAATGGTGAATATGTAGAAAAAATTCATCCAGGTTTTGTTCGTGATTGTAGGGAGTTTATAAAAAAATATGATGGTGTAGAGGGATTTAAAATTTACGGAAATGAGAGGTATATCTATCAATATATCTCAGAAAATTATTCTGAGGATGAAATTAAATTTGATATTAGTAAAATCAAATTAATGACCTTAGATATTGAGGTTGCATCAGAAAATGGATTTCCTGATGTAGAAAATGCTGCAGAAGAAGTTCTACTTATTACTTTGCAGGATTATACAACCAAGGAAATTATTACTTGGGGTATGGGACCATTTAAGCATAATCGCAATAAAGTTACATATCGACAATTTAACAACGAATACGATCTTTTAAATGATTTTATTCATTGGTGGATGGATAATACTCCAGAAGTTGTGACTGGGTGGAACAGTAAACTTTATGATATTCCATACCTAGTTCGTCGTTTAGATCGTGTTCTTGGTGAAAAGTTAATGAAACGTATGTCGCCGTGGGGTCTGGTGACTGAGGATGAAGTTTATATTTCTGGTCGTAAAAATATTTCTTATGATATTGGAGGCATCTCTCAGTTAGACTATCTTGACCTTTATAAAAAATTCACTTACAAGGCACAGGAATCATACAGACTTGATTATATTGCCGAAGTTGAACTTGGCCAGAAAAAACTGGACCACTCTGAGTTTGATACGTTCAAGGACTTCTATACCAAAGGTTGGCAGAAGTTTGTGGAATACAACATCATCGACGTAGAACTTGTTGACCGTTTGGAAGACAAGATGAAATTGATTGAACTTGCACTTACTATGGCATATGACGCCAAAGTAAACTATGAGGATGTATTTTCTCAGGTTAGGATGTGGGACACTATCATTTACAACTATCTCAAAAAGAGAAATATTGTAATTCCTCCAAATGAAAGATCTGATAAAGATTCCAAATATGCTGGTGCTTATGTGAAAGAACCAATTCCTGGTGCTTATGATTGGGTTGTGAGTTTTGACCTTAACTCACTGTATCCACACCTTATTATGCAATATAATATTTCTCCAGAAACTCTTTTAGATAATCGCCACCCTACAGTAAATGTAGATAAAATTCTTAATAAAGAATTATCATTTGACTCATATAAAGATTTTGCGGTATGTGCAAATGGGGCAATGTATCGAAAAGACGTTCGTGGATTTCTTCCCGAACTTATGGAGAAAATTTATACTGAACGTGTGGTATTTAAGAAAAAAATGCTTGCTGCGGAACAGGAATATGAAAAGAAAAATACGAAAGAGTTGGAAAAAGAGATTGCAAGATGCAATAACATCCAAATGGCGAGGAAGATTCAACTTAACTCTGCTTATGGTGCTATCGGCAATCAGTACTTTCGTTATTTTAAATTAGCAAATGCTGAAGCTATTACATTATCAGGACAGGTTTCTATTCAGTGGATTATGAATAAGATGAACGCCTATCTGAACAAAATTCTTAAGACAGGAGATGTTGATTATGTTATTGCTTCAGATACTGATTCTCTTTATATTAATATGGGTCCTTTGGTTGAAAATGTATTCAAAGGAAGAGAAAAAACTACTCAAGGCATTGTTTCATTCCTTGATAAGGTCTGTCAAGTGGAATTTGAAAAATATATTGAAAGTTCTTACCAAGAATTGGCTGAATATGTAAATGCTTATGAGCAAAAAATGTTTATGAAGCGTGAATGTGTTGCTGAACGTGGAATTTGGACTGCTAAAAAACGTTATATTCTTAATGTTTGGGATAGTGAAGGTGTTCGATATGAAGAACCTAAACTTAAAATTAAGGGTATTGAGGCAATTAAATCTTCTACTCCAGCTCCATGTAGAAAAATGTTTAAAGATGGGTTTAAGATAATGATGAGTGGGACAGAAGATGATGTTATTGAATATATTGATGAATGTAGAACGTTATTTAAAACTCTTCCTCCAGAACAAATTGCATTTCCAAGAAGTGCATCTGATGTTCGTAAATATCGATCATCATCAGACATTTATATAAAGGGTACACCTGTTCATATTCGTGGAGCATTATTGTTCAATCATTATATTAAAGAAAAAAAATTAACTAATAAATATTCTCTTATTGGTAATGGTGAAAAGGTAAAATTTATTTACTTAAAAAAACCCAATATTATTAGAGAAAATATTATATCGTTCATACAAGAATTTCCAAAAGAATTGGGTCTTGACAAGTATATTGACTATGACTTACAATTTGAGAAGGCTTTTTTGGAACCATTTAGATCTATTTTAGATGCTATTGGGTGGCAAGTCGAAAAAATAAATACCTTAGAATCTTTTTTCACATGACAAATAAAAATAATAAAGATGATGAATCTAAAAAAGATAAATGGAACAGGGGATTAGATATATTTGTCGAATCAGTATATAAAGCTGATAGCGAACTTAGGCAGTGTGCTCACGATCAAAAATGTTTTCATGAATTGATGGATGTTCGTGAAAATATTTTACAATATTTAAAAACTTTACGGTGGAATGATTAATGGATTTGCCTATTAATGATGAAGAATTGAATACTATTGTTAAAGCAATGACTCTTGGTGGGGATACTGCTTTATATCAAAAACTTAAACTTGTGAAGGAACTAAGAGAACAGGGACTTCCTTATAAAAAAATACTTCGTGAAGAATACGGGATGGTGGCATGATGATTAAACTGAATTATTATATTAAAGAGTTTCCAAACACAACACTTTTTAAGTTTTTTAAAACTGAAGAGGCAGTAGAGATGTTTAAATCTCAACATTCAGATTATGTTTTTATTGGAGATAAGTGATGGACTTTCTTAAAGATATTGTAAAAGAAATTGGTGGTGAGTATACACAACTTGCTTCTGATATTAATGAGACTGAAACTTATGTTGATACGGGTTCATACATTTTTAATGCACTGGTTTCAGGTAGTGTATTTGGTGGTGTATCTGGGAATAAGATTACTGCTATTGCTGGAGAGTCTTCTACTGGAAAGACTTTTTTCTCTCTCGCCGTGGTTAAGAACTTTCTTGATACTCATCCCGATGGTTACTGTCTCTACTTTGACACTGAGGCTGCTATTACTAAATCTTTGATTGAATCTCGTGGAATTGATACTTCTCGTCTTGTGGTTGTCAATGTTGTTACTATTGAAGAGTTTCGTGGAAAGGCACTCAAAGCAGTAGACCTGTACTTAAAAAAACCTGAAGGAGAACGCAGACCGTGCATGTTTGTGTTAGACTCTTTAGGAATGCTTTCGACTGAGAAAGAAATCACTGATGCACTCAACGATAAACAAGTTCGTGACATGACTAAATCGCAACTTGTTAAAGGTGCATTCCGAATGTTAACTCTTAAACTAGGACAGGCAAATGTTCCACTCATTGTCACAAATCATACATACGATGTCATCGGAGCTTACGTACCAACGAAAGAAATGGGTGGAGGTTCTGGACTCAAATACGCAGCAAGTACGATCATTTATCTCAGCAAAAAGAAAGAGAAGGATGGAACAGAAGTGGTCGGCAATATTATCAAAGCTAAGACTGCTAAATCACGTTTGAGTAAGGAGAACAAAGATGTTGAAGTCCGTTTGTATTATGATGAGCGGGGCCTTGATCGTTACTATGGTCTTTTGGAACTTGGTGAGATTGGTGGACTCTGGAAGAATGTAGCAGGACGCTATGAGATGGATGGTAAGAAAATTTATGCTAAGCAAATTCTTGCAAACCCAGAGGAATACTTTACTGAAGAAGTAATGCAAAAACTTGATGAGATTGCAAGGGAAGAGTTTAGTTACGGTTGATTATTTTTTATGGTTCTTATAAATGGAAAGTGTTGAACTTACAGTTTTAAAAAATTTAATATTTAATGAAGACTATTCTCGAAAAGTAATACCTTTTATAAATCTAGAATATTTTGAAGATAATTCCCAAAAAATTATTTTTGAAGAAACTGTAAAATTTATTTTAAAATATAATTCTCAAATTACAACAGAATCTCTTTTAATTGAAATATCTAATAGAAAAGATATAAATGAAAGTGATATTAAATCTTTAACTTCTTTAATTAATTCATTCGATTATCAACCATCCGATCAAAAGTGGTTAATTGACATCACTGAAAAATGGTGTAGAGATCGTGCCATTTATTTGGCTTTGATGGAATCAATTTATATTGCTGATGGTAAAGATGAAAAGAAGAACCGAGATGCTATTCCTTCAATTTTATCTGACGCTTTAGCAGTATCTTTTGATAATAATATTGGTCATGATTATCTATTAAATTATGAAGAACGATATGATTATTATCATAGGAAAGAAGATAAAATAGAGTTTGATTTAGAATATTTTAATAAAATTACTAAAGGAGGACTCCCCAATAAAACTTTGAATATTGCTTTGGCAGGAACTGGTGTTGGTAAATCTCTTTTTATGTGTCATGTGGCATCTTCGGTTTTAGTTCAAGGTAAAAATGTGTTGTACATTACTCTTGAAATGGCAGAAGAAAAAATTGCCGAAAGAATTGATGCTAATTTATTGAATGTTCCTATTCAACAATTGTCAGAATTGCCAAAAGCAATGTTTGAAAGTAAAGTTAATACACTTGCAAATAAGACACAAGGATCTTTAATCATTAAAGAGTATCCAACTGCTTCTGCACATTCTGGTCACTTCAAGGCACTTCTTAATGAACTTGCTCTTAAGAAATCATTTAGACCTGATATTATTTTTATTGACTACCTTAATATTTGTGCTTCCTCTAGGCATAAGGCAAATAGCTCTGTCAATTCTTATTCGTATATTAAGTCAATTGCAGAAGAACTTCGCGGTTTGGCAGTGGAATTCAATGTTCCCATTGTCTCTGCTACCCAGACTACCCGCAGTGGTTATGGCAACTCTGATGTTGAACTTACTGATACTAGTGAGTCCTTTGGTCTCCCTGCTACTGCTGATCTTATGTTTGCCCTTATTAGCACTGAAGAGTTGGAGAATTTAGGTCAAATTATGGTTAAACAATTGAAGAATCGTTATAATGATCCAACAATTTATAAGCGGTTTATTGTTGGTATTGATAGGGCAAAAATGAGATTGTATGATTGTGAACAATCTGCTCAAAATGATATCGTTGATAATACTGAGTATTCAGAATCTAATGAAGATAAAACATTAAAAAAAGAAAAATTTAATGGGTTTAAATTTTAATATTGTTTGGTAAAGAATTATATGTTCTTTACCTTTTTTATTACCTATAAATAAAATCACGAATAAAAATATAATTGATGAAAAAATTATTTAAAATATTGACAAGTGAAAGAGTTGAATATAATAAAAAAAGTATAAAAATTTTTGATATGTTGAGATATTCATCCCATATTAGTAATATTTTGGAAAGTGACAAAAATAATTATATTAAAAATATGTGTTTATTTTTGGGAAAAAAAATAAGTAATAATACAATCTTTTTTATTGATGATGAGAAATTTGAGCAGCAATACGAAAAACTTGAAGTATTTTTTGAGTTTATAAAAAGAATAGATGCTAAAAATAAAAATATAATTTATATTGTAAAAACACAAATATTTGCAGACTATTTTGAAAAGTATGGAATAAAAAATTATATATTTGAACCATTATTGGAAGTTATTAATTTTTATTATGGGTCTTTCAGAATAAGAAAATCTTTAGTAGGTGATAAAATAAAAGATGTATCATTTTGTTCATTGAATGGTACAAAAAATCAAGTTAGAGAATTTCTATTGTATAGATTAAATGATTATAATTTGTTACCTGAGGGATATGTTACTGCATGTGGACAATTTTTTCTCGATTTAAATGGTGAAGTCAAAAACCATATATTTGAAGATAAATTTTTTGATAAATTTTATTATGATGAAGGTCATAAATATTATCAAGATAAAAATTTAGTAAATATTCTTTATATTGATAAAAATATTCCAGGAAATATTTTTTTAACTGTGGAGTCATTTAATTACGATAAAATAGAAGAATCATTAAGACCACTATATACTGAAAAAACTTCTACTCCATTTTTAACAAAAAGATTGCCTTTAATTATTGGATATATGAATATTATTGAAAATCTTAAAATGGATGGGTTTGATATGTTTGATGATATAATTGATTATGAATATGATAAAATTGATCACATGGACTATCAAAAAAAAGTTGATCTTTGTATAAAAAATAATTCACATATTCTTAAACATAATAATTTTTATGATAATCCAGAAATTGATGAGAGATTGGAATACAATAAAAAACATTATAATGTGTGGGTAGAAAATAAAATTTTAAACTTTGAATCTAATATAGAAGAAAAATTAAAGTTATTTGTTTAGATATATTATGGAAGATAAATTTATTACTGGTAAAATAGATAGTAATTTAATTGGGGATTTTAAAAATATAGATTATCCTGGAAGAAGGCAATTTAGGGATGATGAAACTGTTGAGAGGTGGAAAAATCTTGGGCATTTGTATGTAAATTATACTGGATTTATTCGTGAAGAATATAGAGGTCTACCTGATTGGTGTAATTTAGTACTTGATGAAATAAAAAATCAATTAAAAATTTATAATATTTCTTGCTCTCTATATCGTATGCCTCCAGGAACAATAATGCCAGAACATAAAGATGCATATTTGAATTATAAAAAAATATTTAAAATAGATGATGTGAATAATATTTGTAGAGTATTAGTATTTTTGGATGATTGGAAATCTGGGCATTATTTTGAATTGAATGATAATCCAGTGATACAATGGAAATCTGGAGATTACTACATGTGGACTGGAGAAACACCACACATTGCTGCTAATATTGGAAGAGAAAATAGATATACAATGCAGATAACTGGAACTATTGATCATGGATGAAAGAAGAGCCGTTATAGATGAGTTAGTAAAAAATTATCCTAATTACTGCTCAACCTTTACATTTAAATTGAAAAAAGGTATACCTGGAGAAGTAATACACAAAGAGGGTTTTGTTAACTGTTATATGGATGTAAAAAATTATCTTATTTACATGCATATTGATAAGTGTGCGAGTACATCAATAACTACTGCACTAAGAGATCAAAAACCATATTTTGTAAAAATGGATGATATTCCAAAATCTGAAGAATTTGCTAAACTTTTGGTCCAAAAAGAATATACATTTTTTACTGCAGTTAGAGATCCAATTTCTAGATGGATGTCTGGATTGAATGAATTTATGTGTAGATATAGACCTCCAATTAATTATGTTATTGAACAACTTAAAAATAAAAAATATGTTTTTGATGAGCATACCGCACCACAACATTTGTTTTTAAGATTATGTTTAGAAAATAATGGAAATCTTATTTGTGTAAAAATGGATTCTGATATGGAATTTAAAATTAATGATGTTATTAGGTGTTCTTTAAAAAATGAATTTATGCGTGAAAAATATATCCCACTTAAAATTCCACAATTAAGGAGTTCAAAATATTTTATACCAAATTATATAAGTGTATGTAAAAAAATGTATGAAGTTTATGTAAAAAATGATCCTGAAGAATTTAATAAATTATATAAAATTGATTTTGATTTATACAATAATGCACTATGAATAGTTTCGATACCGTAAAGAAATTAGAAGAATTAATAGCAAACTTTTTTGGATCACCATATGCAGTTGCAACTGATTGTTGTACCCATGCTATAGAATTGTGTTTAAGATATGAAAAGTATGACAATATTGAAATTCCAGAACAAACGTACATTTCAATTCCATTTACTGCAGAAAAACTTAATTTAAAATGGTCTTGGAAAAAAAATTATACCTGGCATGATCATTATTACATTTGGAATACAAATATAATAGATGCGGCTGTTTTTTGGGAACGGAATGGATATATACCAAAAACATATATGTGTTTAAGTTTTCAGTATAAAAAACATTTAAATCTTGGTAAAGGTGGCATGATACTATTAGACAATTATGATGCTTATACTGATCTTAAAAAAATGGTTTATGATGGTAGAGAATCTGATAAACCATGGGGAGAACAGAACATTAAAACAATAGGATATCACTACTACATGACACCAGAAACTGCTGAAACTGGTATACATAAGTTTGAAGAAGTATCTTCTATGAAACCAAAAAGATGGAGTTATCTTAATTATCCATTTTTACCTAGTATGGATGTATTTAAAAAATTATGAATTTAGATAATAAATTAAAAGGATTACCTCCAATATTTTACCTAAATCTGGATCACAGAACAGATAGAAAGGAATATATGGAAGGGCAATTTAAAGAAAGAGGTATAACAGATTATACTAGAATATCAGCATCTCGATTTGCTACATCTAAAATTGATGAATGGGGGCATAGATTAGATTTGATGTTATTGGCTAAATCTGATGCATCTATCGTAATGAATCAGTTTACTACAATAATTGATTGGTATAATTCTGGTATATCAGAAACTTGTATAATAATGCAAGATGATCTCAGTTTAGAATTAATTGATTATTGGATGTTTGATTGGGAAACAATTGTAAAAAGTTTGCCATATAATTGGGATTGTGTTCAATTTTATCATTGTCATAATGAAGAAATGCGTATGCACTTACATAAAAGAAGTTATGGAAGCTCATCTGCTGCTTGTTATATGATTAATAGATGGTACGCAGAAAAATTAATTAAATTGCACTTGCAACCAGATAATTCATTCAAACTTAAAAATAATTTAAAAGATGTAAGTGTTCCTAAAGAGTGTTATAGTAGTGATGATTTTCTATTATATCAAATTGGTGTAAGTTATAGTTTACCAATTTTGTGTTTGAATCAAAGACTTTCTCAAACTCCCGATAACAAATTGCAGGAAGATGAAACTGATGAAGACTATGATCCAGTAATAAGCATATATCATAATAAAATTCATGATATACTTGCTAGTACATGTGTGAGAAGATGGTGGGAGAATGAAAGTTCAAAATATAAAGCGGAAGATATTTTAAGTTACGGTGGTTCAATCCATAGAAAAATGATCGTTCCTATTCCTAAATTTAACAGAAAGGTACTTCCAAAATGAATATAGAATTAAATAAATTAAAAACAATAGGATTTCCCAAAGTTTTTTATTTGAATGCGGATTCTAGACCAGATAGGGGAAATTATATAGAATCATGTTTTGAAAAATGGGGAATAGAACGATACGAAAGAATTCCTACAAGTAGATATACTCCAACCAATTATCATGAATGGGAAGATTTAATTTTAGATGATAATATTTTACAAACTCCAGAGGAAATATCTAAAACTATCAATCATTTAAAAACAATAATTGATTGGTATGATAATGGGGATGAAGAATATTGTATAATAATGGATGATATTATTGATATTAACTCAATAGATACTTGGATGTTTGATTGGGAAACTCTATATAAAAATCTTCCATATAATTGGGATTGTGTGCATCTATTCTTTTATAGTAATAGAACTATTAATATGCACCTAAAACCAAAAGACGATGATACTAAGGGTGTGTATTGTTATATGATAACACGACAATTTGCTAAAAAAATTAAACAACTTCATTATGTTGATGATAAGTTTAAATTTTTTGTTAATACTAGAAATTTAAAACTACCAGAATATAAGTATGGATCTCTAGAATCATTTTTATTTGATTTGGGTATAACCTATACATTGCCCGTATTTTATTTGAGTCTAAAATATTTTGGTGAACCTAAAGAATTGGAAGATATTTTATGTAAACTTTCTTCGGAATCTATTGAGTTTTGGTGGAAAATAAAGTCTAAAGAATTTTCCATGCAAGAATTTTTCTCATACAATAAAAGATATGATTGGAAAATGGAAGTTCTTTTTGACGTAAAAGAAAAACAAGTATATATGGATAAAGTTGAAAAAATAATGTTATGGATTTAAAGAACAAATTAAAAAATATGCCGAAAGTCTATTATTTTAATTTGGATAATAGAACTGATAGAAAAAAATATATGGAAAAACAATTTGATAGGTGGGGCATAACCTATCAAAGAATATCTGGAACAAAATACTTAGCATCAAAAAATAAAGAATGGAATCATTTAATTATTGATGTAAAAAATTATAAGTTATTAGTTCCAATTGCAGCTAATGCAATATCTCATTTGGAATTTTTGAAGAAATGGTATGAAGAAACAACAGATCCATATGTTCTGTTGATGGAAGATGATTATGATTTAAACTTGATACAATATTGGCATTTTGATTGGGATTACTTGATGTCAAGATTGCCATATGATTGGGATTGCTTGCAACTAGGATTTGAAAATCCAATAGGGATACCTTTTTATCTTCATCCGATGGCAACCTCTCATGATTTTGGTCCATGTTTACTTAGTAGAGATTATGTTTATAAATTAATCTCATTACACTGTGTCGGTGATAAGTACAAGTTAATTAATACAATATCCAATGGTGCCTGGAATGCAGAAGAAGGTGGATGTGGTTCTGGAACGGTAGATTATTTTATATGCCACTGTGGAAAAACCTATTCTATACCTTTAATAACAATAAATCCAACATTCGGTAGTTTCGAAAATAATAGTCTACTTCAAAAACTCTATAGAAATAATGGGGATGTAATGGCTAGAAATACATATTATTATTGGTGGCAAAATGAAAGAGATAAATTTACCTTAGATGATTTTTTTACTTATGGTAAAAAATATGACCGTAAGATGATATTGGATCAAAATAAATATGGAAACTATAGACCTAGAAAATAAATTAAGGGGATTCCCCCATGTATATTATTTTAATCTCGATCAAAAAACTGATCGTAAAAAGTACATGGAAACCCAATTTGATCGTTGGGGTATAGAATATACTAGAATGTCATCTAACATATATTCTATATGGAATTATGACGATTGGACTACAAATAAGGTAACTGGTGACAAAAGTGATACCGATCAAAGACTTTATGCCCCAGCAATGATGCATTTTGAGTTATTTAAAAGGTGGTTACATGATACAGACGAAGAATATATTCTTGTAATGGAAGATGATTATGATTTAAGTTTAATCGAATATTGGCATTTTGATTGGAATTATTTGATGTCTAAATTGCCTTATGATTGGGATTGTATTCAATTGGGATTTGAGACTTCAAATGTAATATCATTTTACCTTCATCCAGTAAAAGAAGATTATTCATTTGGACCATGTTTATTTAAAAGAGAATATGTAGAAAAACTTTTAAGACTTCATTCTGAAGGATTTAAATATAGATTTGATTTTAACATTTCCAATTGTCATTGGAGAGATAGAAGAAATTATAAAAATGCTGCAGGTTCTTTAGAATATTTTATGTGTCAATCTGGAAGAACGTATTCAATTCCTTTAATCGCTTTAAATCCTTATTTTAGTTTTTGGTATTATAAGGATAAATGGATACCAAAGTCTTACTTTCAAATGTGCTATGATTCTTATTATGATTGGTGGCAAAATGATAGAGACAAATTCACTTTAGATGATTTTTTTACTTATGGAAAGGTAAATGATAAAATTATGGAAAGAAATCTAGAATATTGTGACACTAAATATTTTGAAGAAAAGACCAAAGTATGTAGAGAAAAATTTTTGAAAGAATATGGATTTAAGTAATAAGTTATTCGGAATACCAAAAGTATATTATTTTAATTATGATGAGCATAAAAATAGAAATTACCATATGGACAGAAATCTTGGTAATTTGAAAGTTGCTAATTATGAAAAAGTTTCAGCATCAAAATATACTTCTAAAAATTATGAAGATTGGAAAAATTTGATTATTGATGTTGAGAATTATAAATTAACTCCAAATATTGCTGGATATGCAATTACTGTATTGGAATTTTTAAAAAGATGGTTAGAAGAAACTGATGAACCAGAATTAATTATAACAAAAGATACTATTGATTTTGATTTAATTGAATACTGGAAATTTGATTGGAATTATTTAAAATCCAGACTTCCTTATGATTGGGATTGTATTCAACTTGGATTTGAAAATTCTCAGTATATACCATTTTATTTACATCCAATACTTCCTTCTAGTACTTTTGGTCCATCACTTCTCAATAGACACTATGTTAAAAAAATAGTTAAATTGCATTGTGTTGGAGATCAATATAAGTTGAATAATTATATTGCAAATATGTATTTCAGTGGACAATCTGGAACAGTTGATTATTTTATTGGACATAATGGCAATACATACTCAATGCCACTATTCCCTAATAAACCAGAATTTTTTGACAAGAATACTAAAAAGTATGTTTTAGTTTACATTTGTAAAAATGCATATCATGAATGGTGGAAGCGAGAAAGTGGCAAATTTAATTTGGATGAGATATTTACTTATGGAAAATATAATGATATTGGAATGGTAAAAAAACTTCGTAAAAAATAATTAAAATTATGAACATTAATTTGTCAAACAAACTAAAAGGACTGCCACACATCTATTATGTAAATTTGGATAATAGATCTGATAGAAAAAAATATATGGAGTCCCAGTTTGATTTTTGGAGAATAAAAGATTACACTAGAGTATCTTCTTCAAAATACTTAGCATCTGAATCTGAATCTTGGGCAAATAAAGTTATTGATGGGAGCATAAAAAATCTATCATCATATGTTGTTGGTAATGCAATAACACACTTAGAACTTTTAAAAGATTGGGTTAATAATTCTAGTGATGAATATGTCATTTTAATGGAAGATGATTATGATTTAAACTTGATACAATATTGGCATTTTGATTGGGATTACTTGATGTCAAGATTGCCATATGATTGGGATTGTATTCAATTGGGATTTGAATCAAAAGAATTTATTCCATTCTTTTTACATCCTAAATTGAGACATAGTTATTTTGGTCCTATTATGATTACTAGAGAGTATGCTAAAAAAATATTGCGATTGCATTGTGTCGGTGAAGACAAATATAGTTTAGATAAATTAATTGCTGATTATAATTTTAAAGTTTGTTCTACTTCTGTAGATTACTTTATGGGACATACTGGCAGAACGTACTCTATTCCATTAATAACTACAAATGTTGATCTAGGTAGCACTGAAAGTGATATACAAATAGAAAGAAGACATCATGTTAAATCTAGAGCCGCATACTATTATTGGTGGATGAAGAGAAGTATGAAGTATAATCTAGATGAATTTTTTACCTATGGAAAACCAAATGATCAAGAAATGGTTATTAGTACGGTTGACTATTAGATAAAAAATGATTATAATGTCTTTATTTAAATGTATAGTACAAATGAGTGGGGAAAATTAAAAAAAATTATAGTCGGTGTGGCTGACTATGCAGTAGTTCCTCCAGTTGATAAAAGTTTAAGGACAATTAACTATGCGGATTTAAAAGATACCTCCACAGTAAAAGTTGGACCATATCCAGATCAAGTAATTCAAGAAGCAAATGAAGATTTAGAAATACTTGTAAATTTTTTAAAATCTCAAGATGTAGAAGTTTTGAGACCAAAAAGAGAAAAAACTGATTACTACAACTATTGCCCAAGAGATTGTGTATTTGTTCATGGTGAAGTTGCATTAGCAACACCCATGCCATTAAGGTCTAGACTAGGTAATTGGAGATCTTATTCACACCATCTAACCGATGTGGTTGAAATGCCATGTTGCTATTTTGATGATCTCTATAATGAAGAATGTGTTGGTGATCCAGATATTCTTGCATTAACTGAAATAACACCAGCATTTGATGCTGCTAACATAATTCGGGCAAACAATGAGATTTTGTATCTTGTATCAAATAGTGGAAATATTGCAGGAGCAAAATATTTACAATCACTTTTAGATGAACACTACAATGGAGAAGTTCAAGTAAATCTTCTTCAAAATGTTTATTCATATGTTCATATTGATACTACTATTGCATTTTTGAGAGAAGGTCTTTTACTGGCAAATCCAAGTAGAATAAAAGATAAAGATGATCTACCAGAACCATTTAACGAGTGGGAAATAATTTGGTGCCCAGAACCTGTAGACACTGGTTACTATCCAGGTTATAATCATGCATCACCTTGGTCCAATATGAATTTGCTTAGTGTTAGTCATGAGTTAGTTGTTTTGGAAGAACATCAACATCCTACTAGAAAGGTATTGGAAAGATATGGGATTGAGTGTGCTATGCTTCCTATGAGGCAGCAAAGAACATTGAGTGGTGGATTCCATTGCGTAACTTTAGATCTTGAGAGGGAATGATTATGGAAATTGGATTTATTGGTTTGGGTAAATTGGGTATGGCATGTGCCGAAGAAATTTTTTTGCAAGGGCACAATGTATACGGATATGATATTTCACCTAAAGATAGTGATCTAATAAAAGTTAAAAATAATATCAAAGAAGTTGTAGAATTGAGTGATATTGTCTTTATTGCTGTTCCAACTCCCCATGATCCAGAATATGATGGAAGTAAACCATGCATGGATCTTCAACCAAAAGATTTTAGTTATGATATTGTAAAGGAATGTTTGGTTGAAGCAAACAAATATATGAATAAGAATCAACTACTTGTGTTGATTTCTACAGTTCTTCCTGGAACAACTAGAACACAGTTTTGTAATTTGGTTACTAATACACGATTTGTTTATAATCCGTATTTAATTGCAATGGGATCTGTTGCTTGGGATATGGTTAATCCAGAAATGGTAATGATTGGAACCGAAGATGGGAAAACAAATGGTGATGCTAAACAATTAATTGATTTTTATAAAACAATAATGCAGAATGATCCTGCATATGTTGTTGGGACTTGGGATGAATGTGAATGTATTAAAGTATTCTATAATACGTTTATTAGTAATAAAATTAGTTTTGTCAACATGATTCAAGATGTTGCTGAACGTTCTCATAATATTAATGTTGATGTTGTTACTAGTGCTCTTTGCTTAGGTGCTTCTAGAATTATTAGTACACATTATATGAAGGCAGGTATGGGTGATGGTGGTGCCTGTCATCCTAGAGATAACATTGCCCTTCGCTATCTTGCAAAAAAACTAGATTTGGGATATGACCTTTTTGAAGGAATTATGCGTTCTAGAGAAGTTCAGGCAAAAAATCTTGCGAAAAAATTAGTTGAACTTGCTAATGATGAATTGCCAATTGTTATTCATGGCAAAGCATACAAACCAAAAGTTCCTTATATTGATGGGAGTTATAGTATTTTAGTTGGTCATTACTGTACGGAGATGGGCAAACCTCCAATCTATGTTGACAAATATACTGGAGACGAATATACTCCTAATGGTCCTGCAGTATTTCTTCTCGCACATAGTGCATCTACAACTTATTGGCATGATGGAAGTGATGACGAACTTTATTGTGATATTCCAGAAGGAAGTATTGTTTTGGATCCTTGGAGAAAGTTTAAATCGGACAATATTACTGTAATTCACTATGGTAATACCCGATTCAATCCTTGACTAGAATTTTTAAATCTGTTATCCTTTTAAAGAGAAATTAAAAACTTATGAAAATCATTGATACTAAAAAATATATTGAATTCGTTCGACAAACAACTAGTCCTGCTAGCAGTGATTTTGCACAACTTCTTGCTCGTATGACTGAACTCGAAGCAACTCATGATGCTGATGTTCCTCGTCTTTTGACTGCTGCTTTTGGTATCAGTGCAGAAGCAGGTGAGTTTACTGAAGTTGTAAAAAAAATCTTCCTTCAAGGAAAACCTTATAATGAAGAAAATGTTTTTCACCTGAAACGTGAACTTGGTGATATTTGTTGGTATCTTGCACAAGCTTGTATGGCACTTGACACTAACTTTGAAGAAGTTCTTCAAATGAATTTTGAAAAACTGAGTGCTCGTTATCCTGAAGGTTCTTTTGATGTTTATCGATCTGAAAATCGAGTAGAAGGAGATCTTTGATATTATGCCTCCCAAATTGGGAGGTTTTTTTATAAATATTTTTATAATACCAAGAAAACTAAAATGGATTTTTGTAACCCAGATGGAATGAGGGATTTGTATAACTCTCTGTATCTTTCAGAAGAAGTTGATATTGAAGAAGGTAAAAAAGAGTTTCCTTATGCTAAAGTTGATAAACAAGAAGCAAAGCATAGAAAAGTATCTGTTTCTCAAAGGGGTGGTAGTAGAGGAACTTCAAGAAACCGTGCAATGAAAATGGATTCAATTCGCGGTGCGGTACAACGTGGAGAAGATCCAAGAGCAGATGGATATGGTGGTGCTCGTGCTGCTCGCGGAAATCCACCTGAAGATCACCGTGCAGCATTTTCAAAAAATCCTTTAAACAATCCCCCAAGACCAGTTAAAAAACCTGGAGTTAACAAAGAGGAATTTGAAGCTATTGTAGAATATTTGTTTGTTGAAGGGTATGCAGAAACTTTTGAATCTGCAGAATTAATGGCAGAAAATATTGGTGAAAATTGGATTGAAGAAATTCTTGAGGGATATAAAGAATTTCCAACAGGTAAAGTTATGAATAAAGCTGGAAAGTTAATGGGTTCTTCTGCTGGTAAAACTGATACTACTAGCAAGAAAAAGGAAAAGAGGGGCATTAAGATGATGGATACAATGATGCAACATACACCAGATTATTGATAAATATATCATAATTTTGTCTTAGTCTCCTCTTGACAAAAGTTGAGAGGAGACATATACTTTGTAGATGTGGGGGATTAGTTTAGTGGTAAAACGGGTGCTTTGCAAGCATCAATCACCAGTTCGACTCTGGTATTCTCCATAAGCCCAAGTGGTGAAATTGGTAAACACGCATGACTTAGGATCATGTGCTTCGGCTTGGAGGTTCGAGTCCTCTCTTGGGCACTAAATATTTCAAATGCAGTTAAAATTCCAAAATGGAACTAAGGGGTGCAAAGACGATAATAGATGATTTAAAAAAACACTTAAAAAGTAGGAATAAAATAAAAATAGATATTCAAGGTGATTATGCATATAAAACTAACACCAAACAAACCACATTTGTAATTATAAAATCTAATGATAGGTCTGACACTTTAGAAGTAGTTACTGATGCTTTAACAGATATTGGGGTAAAATATATTGAAGGGAGAGTTACAGGAAGTTCTTTTCCTGGATTGACAATAACTGATTTTAAAAAATTTGGTAAAAGAGAAAAAGAAATAAGAATATTATTTAAATTTCCAGATGGTGCAGATTCAAAATCTTATAATATTTGGAATGAGTTATTAGATAAGCATGTTTTTCCTAAGAATTCTAGTTTGAAAAGGCAACCATCCAATAACTATGAATTAAATGTTTTGAGATTAATTAATTCTAAAATACAAGAAAGTGGTAACGGAAAACCAATCGATATTAAAATAAAAAATAAAACATATAAAAATATTGCTGGATTTGTTGGTGGAGTTGGAACAAAAAAAGCAGATTTTGTTGTAATAGATTATGATGGAAATGAAGTATGCTTTATTTCATATAAAAGTGGATCCACCTCATTAGATTTCCAGCAATATGGGGGAATAACCCAAAGGTCTGGAGATATTATATCTAATCATCCAGAGGTTAAAAAATTTAATGAAGATGTTGTGAATAACTGGGAAAGTTTATCTGATGATTATACTACTTTACATAGAAAAATATCTGATAGAAATTTAAAAAAACAATCTGTATTTGGTAAAGATTATAAAAAAGCATCTGGATATGATAGCGTAGATTTTTTTATTCAGGGGGATCCTAGATTTTCAGTAAGGGGATCTGTTTTACATATTATGTTCTCTACTAAAATTGTTAGAAAAGGTGATTTATCTGGATTATCTAGAGATTATGATCCAGTTTTAGGTGCTAGAACTGGTGAAAGATATAGAAAGATAACTTATAATGGAAGAACCATATATGGAGTTAGAGGTGGTATTTGGACCAAAGGATATATAGTATCTAGAAGAAAAAATAAGGAAATTTAATCAGTTCATAAATATTAGTATATCAAAACAAATATGAAAAGTTTCTCTCAATTCTTAAATGAATCTAGTAAGTCTCTTGCCTCAATTCATGGTAAGAGACTGGGACTTGTGCCAGATGGGCATGGTGGATTTTATGATAAAAAAACTGGGGAATTTGTAGCTAAAAATGAAGGTGGTAGATTAAAATTTTATAATCAAAATCAAATTATTGGGGAACCAGATCCTAAACAAGTTAGAACAGCATCTAACCAAAGACCCGTTTCTACTCAAACTTTTTCTAAAAAAACAAAAAAAGAAAATTACATAATTGATAGAGAAAATGAACAAATATTGAGAGAAAAATATATTTCTGGTCAGATATTTAATGAGGGTGAAATTGTTGAAAATTTGAACACAGGTATGATTGGTAAAATAATTCGTAGAGGAACAAATTATTTAATTTGTGTTACTGAAGATAATGAAATGTTTAAATCTTGGATAAAAGATGTCGTTGAATGGACAGAAAAATCTGGAGTTCCCGCAAAACAAAGAGAAGTTGGTACTGATGAATATAGAAAATATGCTATGAAAATGACAGGAACAAAGAGGATAAAGAATTTCATAAATAAATATAAGGCAAATTAAAGTAATTTAATTTTTTAATAAAATGTTAAGACATATCGTAACCGACCTTCATGAGGTCTATTTAAAAGAGTTTGAAGCACAACTTGGTAAAACTCCTACTAAACCACAATTGACCAAAAAGGCTCCTCAAAAAGAAGGTGGAGATAAGTCTGATTCTGGTGGAAATCCTGATGAAAAAATCAAAAAGCAAGCAAGACAACTTGCTTATGATACTCGTTATAAAGCAAGAAGAGAAGATCTTCCTTTAGAAAGAGCGTGGTCCCAAGTTCTTCAAAATTCATCTGCATCAGCCCCTGTTAAAGAACTTGCTAAAGGTATGGTATTTGGTGGATCTGTTAAAGAAGAGATCGAAGATAATATTACTGAAGCTGATGATAATAAAAAAGAGATGGTTTTAGTTACTCCTGCAAAGGGATACGGTAAACCATATAGAAGATATGCTAGTTTAAAGAAAAAATATGAATTGAGAAAAAATCCACAGATTCAATCTGTTGTTGGTACTTCTTATGGAACTCCTTATGAAGGAGAAAAGAAAAAAGGAGAACAAACTGCTGCGGCACTTCAACATAAGACTCCAGAAAGGAAGTCTAAAAAAGATTATGATGGTGATGGAAAAGTAGAAAGTGGTGCAAAAGAATATCGCGGTGCAGTTCATAACGCGATTCAACGCAAAAAAGGTGGAAAACCAGATGGTAAAGATACATCTAATGTAAAAGAGTCATTCTCAAATTGGAGAGAAGATCTTATTGAAGTTGCTGATATTTTAGATAATCAAAAAGACCAAAAGAAAATTTCTGAGAAAAAAGTAAACAATAAAATTAAAATCAATCCTGATATAAAAGAAACTGTATCTCTATTTGGTGGAGAACTTATTGGTGTTCAGGAAATTACTGAAGATTATTTGATCGAATCTGTTGATATTGCATCTGAATATTTTTATCAGAATGGATTAAATGAATATGGACTTGATATGGTTATTGAAAAACTTGGACTAGAGAAGTTCACAGATTTTGTTTTTTATATTTCTGAAGATTATGAATTGACCGAGGCGAGAAGAAGTGGACGTATTGAACCAGTAACAAAGGGTGGTAAATCTGTTGGTTCTCTCAAAGGAGGAGCAAAAACTGCTGCTATTAATCGCCTTCGTAAAGAGAAGCAAGCAGCAAGATCTGGTGAAGGATCTAATTCTAAATCCTTAGGAATGACTGCTGCTCTTAAAAGTCAATCATCTGTTGCTAAAAAAATTACAACTGATAAAGGTAAAAATGCAGTAGAAAAAGCAAAAGAAGCACAAGGTTCTAAAAAACCATTAAAAGATAGAATTGCTAAGGGTGTTCTTGGTGCTGTTAAGGCGTATCAGCAAGGCATGGAACGCCATAAAGCAGCGACTGCAACAGCTGGTAAAGCAGTAAAGGTTGCTGCGAAGGGTGCATCTGAGTTTGGTAAAGGTGTTGCATCTGGTGTAAAAACTGTAGGCAAAGCTGCAAAATCTGCACATAGAGTTCTTAATAATTCATATGAAATGGATGAAGCGGTTTATGGAGGAGTAACACCAGAACCAAAAGATACCAGAATGACTGTCACTGCTGCTGATAAAAAGGCAAATACTAAAGCATGGCAAAATTATAAATCTGGTCATAAGGGATATAAAGCGGCGGCACATCTTCAAAATGAAGCAAAGAAGATGAAAGGTGAGGATCCTTGCTGGAAAGGATATGAAATGGTAGGAACTAAAAAGAAGGGTGGAAAAGAAGTTCCAAACTGTGTTCCTAAAGAAGAAGTTTCTTTAGATGAAAAAATAACATCTAAAACTTCAAAAGAAAAAATTATAAGTGATTTTGTAAAATCTGATGATCCAAAATTTTCTGGCGATACCAAAAAAGAAAGAATTAATAGGGCATTAGGTGCATGGTATGCAATGCATCGTAATAAAAGTAAAGTAACTGAAGCAATTTCTACAGTAACTGGTCAGCAAGATAGTGAAGTTTCTAATAAGCAAAAAGATACTGAAAGAAAACAAATGCTTGCTGCACAACAAAAATTGATGCAGAAAAAGCAAATGCTTCAAAGGCAGCAATTCCAGCAGCAAAAACAAGGTAAATTACCCTTAAATTATGGAGAGAATATTGAATTAAATGATGAAGTAATTGATGAAAAAACAAGATACGCTAAAGAAACTGGTATTAATTATAGAAAGCAAAAACCACAACCTGAAGGTGGTAGTGCAAAAGGTGATAAAGCATTCCAAAGCGTATCCAAGATGATGCGTAATATGTCTGGTGGTAGACCTTCTGGACAAAGACCAAAGGTAAAAGGTAAAAAACCACCTGAGGCTGGTAAATATGGATCTGAGAGAGAATCACCTGCACAAACAGTAGCAAAGCGTCGTGCTTCTGCTCAAAGAGCACAAGATATGATGCATTCTAGATTTGACTAAAAATGAGTGATACTTTTGATCCCCTTAAAGAATTCTTAAAATTTGTTCTTGATAGTGAAGAACTCATGGAAAAGGCCTCATCTGTTAATGATGAGGAATTCCAAGATTATTTAAATGGAGTTCCTGGATTTAAAAAGTTTTACTTATATAATGATGGTGAATTTCAAATTCAAATATTTCAATGTCCTCCAAATTTTATTGTCCCTGAACATACCCACCCAAATGTTGATAGTTATGAAGTTTATATGGGTGGGTCTATGTGTTTCAGTCATGGTGGAAATTGGGTATTAGGTGAATATGAAAAAATAAAGTATTTTAAGCATAATGATTATTACTGTATACGTGTTCGTCCAGAGGATCCTCATGGTGGGGTTATAGGACCAAAAGGTGGGCGTTTTATGTCTGTCCAAAGATGGATAAACGGAGTAAAACCAAGTTGTGTTGGATCGGATTACACTGGATTTACAGTGTCAGCTGAGCATGTTGGTGATGTTACTTTTGGCAAAGCTGCTTTTAAAGAAGAAATTTCATATAAGGATGCTGCCAAATTAGAAAAGTTTAAACCAATTTTTGAACTGGATAAAAATGGTGAAGTATGTGATGTATCACTACCAAAAGATTGAATACAAAAACTCATAGATCTAAATATTTACAGATCCATTTTAGGAGATTACCATGGGAGCAATTGTAGAAGTCTTAAGACCTGTACTGTTTGCATTTTTGGGTTCTTGCCATACCAAAAAATTAGTATGCGATCTTTTAGATCGTTATGTTAAATCCACTGATAATGATGTTGATGATCTTATTTCATCAACAGTAAGAACTGCATTAATGAAAAATTGCTGATTCAAAAATAAAATTTTAACGGAGAGACCATAATTAAAGGTCTCTCTTTTTTATAAATACTTTTTAGGAAAATAAATTTTACGGAAGAAAAAACATGGCACTCTGGGGAAATAATGATGCTAAGTTTTCAGGAGGCACAGTATCTCTTAATTACAATACCCTCGTTGTAACTGGTGCTGGCACCTCTTTTGGTGCAGTTGGTGCTGCCGCTACTGGTGATGTAATTCGATTTGGAAGTAGAGATAACTCTACTTATGTCGGAGATGCTGTAATTGTAAGTATTGCAAGTACGATTCAATTATCTATTGCGTCTACTGCTGGACTAAGTGGTGCTGCTATTTCGGGACTTGGATTTGATATTAGTGAACTTCCAAAGTACACTGTTCTTGATAGTAATTATAGTCAGTTTAATACTCAAAACAATACTGCTGAAACAACCGTAGTTGTTAGAACAAGTGTTGCTGCTACTGCTGCTGTTGGTGTAGCAACCGTCGCAATCGCATCAACTTCTGGAATTATTGCTGGGGACACTTTTGTAAGTGGCAGTATTTCTAAAGTTATTGTTTCAATTGCTTCCACCACAGTATCCTTTGGATCAACAATTGCATCTTCTCTTGCAAGTGGTGCTGCTGTAAACATCACTAGATCTAGTGGTACTTATCGTAAGAGTGTTTATGGTGTTGCCACTGCTGGCCGTGAATCTGCACTAACAACTAAGTATGAATTAACTCATGAAGGATGGGTTGGAGTTACTACTTATGTTGATAGTACTGGAGAATTGAGAGTTAAAAAAGAAACTCTTGTTGCAATGTCTGGTATTACTACAGGTAATACCCCAATCTATGACGGTAACCCATTAGCTTGATATAACTTATGCTTTTTGATGAACTGAATGAAAATAATTTTTTATTATTTGCTATTAAGCATTATGAAAATCCTCATGCGGTAACTAAAGAGGATTTTGATAAAGATTTGAATCATTTTAAATATATAAAAAGATTGCTTAAAAGATATAAAAATACGGGACAATTAAAGTCCCATCTTTTAATCAATCACTTTATAATTTTATATAATATATTTGGTGATGCCACTACACCAATGTTATTTTATAAAATTGAAAAAGAATTGTGGTCAGTGATGAAAACATTTATTTTGTTTTTAAATAGGTTACCAGAGTATCCAAAATGTTATATACATGATATTCCAGTTGATATAACTTGCTTAGGGGAACTTCAAAAAATTTACCGAAATGAAAAGTGTTGATAAAGTAATTCAAATACTTAGAGAAATGATGGTTGCTAATGCACCAGGAAGTGGTAGTGGATTTAGCACTAAATCACCAGTAGAAGGACCAGTTGCTGGTAAAGATAAATTGATTGGAACTGGAGTAAGAAAAAGATATATCTATGGCGGGCAAAAATCCCGTAAAAATTGGATTGATCATTTTAACAAAAAATCATAGGATTTTAAAAATGTTTAACCAAATAGGAGTACCTAAAATGTCAGACACAAAATTGGCAGTTTTAGAAGAAAAGTTAAACATTTATGAAGAACTTTCTAGAGAGATGCTCTCTAAATTAGAATCTGCAGTAAATAAAATTTCAGAGTCTAATCAAAGAATCGCAAATATTCTCGCTAAACATGATGAAAGAATTGATCAGTCTATTAAAACTGATCAGGTGATTATAAAAATGATCGAAGATGTTAAAGCATCAAATACTGTTGAACATCAATCAGTTATTAAAAGAATAGAAACAGTAGAAGAAACTGTAAGAGAATTATCTCAAACTAAATGGATGTTGGTTGGAATGGGTATATTATCTGGTGTAGTCGCAACGATAATATCAACTATTTTATCTGGATGGATGAGTGCCCAGGATTATAGTCCAAGAGTTCAAGAGAATGTTATTATTGAACAACCACAAAATAAATAAATTAGAATTTGGCATAATTTGCCACATGAAAAAAAATAAACATAAAAAACTGAGTAGTATATATTTTATTCAGAAGATTACAAATTCTGTTGTTAAATGGACTTCTTTAATAACGTCTCAAATTAAAGATTCCAAATCTGTTGACAACAGGATTAATCAATGATACCATAGGTCATCTGGTAAAATATTAGTATGGACTTTATTGACGTAAAGTATGTGAATTTATTATCTTCTAGACTAGATAAATTTAAGGTAGTTAAATCTAATCTTTATAATTTTAGGTGTCCTATTTGTGGAGATTCTCAAAAAAATAAAAATAAAACAAGAGGGTATCTATATTCAGTAAAAAATAATACTAATTTTAAATGTCATAATTGTGGAATTAGTTTATCGTTTAATAATTTTTTGAAAACAATAGATTCGAATCTACATAAACAATATACCTTAGAAAAATTTAAAGAAGGATTCACTGGTAAAAATTTTACAGTAGAAAGTCCAGAATTTGAGTTTAAACAACCTTCCTTTAATAAAACAAAAAAACTAGAACTAAATATACCAAAGGCTTCTATAAATTCTTCTGCCAAAATTTATTTGGAGAGGAGAAAAATAAATCCAGAAAAATTTTACTACGTAGATAAATTTAAGGAATGGACTAATTCTTTAGTTCAAACATTTAACAAAAATAGTTTGAATTACGATGAACCAAGAATTATAATTCCTTTAATTTATCAAAATAAATTAATTGGATTTCAGGGAAGGGCATTAAATTCTTTGAATAAAATTAAATATATCACTATAATGTTAGATGATGATGCACCAAAAATTTATGGTCTCGATGAAGTACAAAAAGATAAACCTGTATACATTACAGAAGGTCCATTCGACTCAACTTTCATTCCAAACTCGATTGCTCTTTGTGGAGCTGATGGTGATGTTAGCAAGTGGGGTATTAGCAATCGCGTGTGGATTTATGATAACGAACCACGTAACACAGACATCGTTAATAGAATCGAAAAATGCATCAATAATGGAGAAAAAGTAGTTATTTGGCCAAATACCATACGAGATAAAGATATAAATGATATGGTTTTATCTGGACATAACGTTGAAAAGATGATAAACTTAAATACTTATTGTGGATTAGAAGCAAAACTTAAATTTACAACCTGGAAAAAAATATGAGTAATGGATTAAAGGTTAAAAAAAGAAGTGGATTGATTGAAAGTATTGATCTTGATAAGATGCATGTTATGGTTGAAGAAGCATGTAGAGATCTTGCTGGAGTATCCGCATCACAAGTTGAAATGCAATCAGGTATTCAATTTTATGATGGAATAACAACTTCCGAGATTCAAGAAATTTTAATTAGAAGTGCTAGTGATCTAATAGATTTGGATCATCCAAACTATCAGTTTGTCGCTGCTCGTTTATTGCTTTTTTCTGTCAGGAAGCAACTTTATGGTAAAATGAAAGAACTTCCACATCTTGAAGAGCACATTTCTAATTGTGTAAAACTTGGTGTTTATGATGAAGAAATCTTTAACAAATATTCTAAAGAAGAACTTGATAAAGCTGATTCATATATTGATCATAATCGTGACTATTTGTTCACTTATGCTGGTCTACGTCAAGTAGTAGATAAGTATCTTGTGCAAGATAGAAGTGGTGGTGGTGTTTATGAAACTCCACAATTCATGTATATGATGATTTCCCTGACTATTTTTTCAGAATACTCGAAAGAAACCCGTCTCTCTTATGTAAAGAGGTATTATGACGCAATTTCAAGGCACAAAATCAACATCCCTACCCCCATTATGGCGGGCGTTAGGACGCCACTTAGACAATTTGCAAGTTGTGTTCTTGTTGATGTTGATGACACCCTCGATAGCATCGGTAGCAGTGATTTGGCTATTATGCGTTATGTTGCACAAAGGGCAGGAATCGGCATTAATGCAGGCAGAATCCGTGGCATCAACAGTAAAATCAGAGGGGGAGAAGTTGCTCATACAGGTGTTATCCCATTCCTCAAAAAGTTTGAATCAACTGTCCGATGCTGTACACAAAACGGGATTCGCGGTGGAAGTGCTACTGTCCACTTTCCAATCTGGCACCAAGAAATAGAAGATATTCTAGTATTAAAAAATAATAAAGGAACTGAAGATAATCGTGTCCGTAAGTTAGACTACTCTATCCAAATCTCTAAACTGTTCTATGAACGCTTTATCCAAGATGGAGAAATCACACTCTTCTCACCACACGACGTTCCTGGTCTGTATAATGCTTTTGGGACTGATCGATTTGACGATCTGTATGTGGATTATGAACGAAATAACTCTGTTCCAAGAAAAACTATCAGAGCTCAAGAACTCATTCTGGATCTTCTAAAAGAGAGGGCAGAGACTGGTCGTATTTACATTATGAATATTGACCATTGCAATTCACACTCATCGTTCCTTGATAAGGTAAATATGAGTAATCTTTGTCAAGAAATTACTCTACCTACAGATCCTATTCAACACATTGATGGTGCAGGTGAGATTGCACTTTGTATTCTTTCTGCCATTAATGTTGGTAAAGTGAAGTCTGATGAAGAACTTGAAGAACTTTGTGATCTTTCTGTTCGTGGATTAGATGAATTGATTGATTATCAGAAGTATCCTGTAATCGCTGCAGAGGTCGCTACAAAGGCACGTAGGTCTCTTGGAATAGGTTATATTGGTCTTGCTCATTATCTTGCAAAACTTGGATATAATTATTCTTCACAAGAAGCATGGGATGCAGTTCATGGATTATCAGAGTCGTTCCAATATTATCTCTTAAAGGCATCTAATCGTCTTGCTAAAGAAAAGGGTTCTTGTGAATATTTCAATAGAACAAAGTATTCACAAGGAATTCTTCCTATTGATACTTATAAAAAAGATGTAGACGAAATTTCTTCTATTCCATTAGAACATGATTGGGAAACTCTTAGAGCATCTATCCTGGAACACGGTCTCAGGCACTCAACACTGTCTGCACAGATGCCATCGGAGAGCAGTTCCGTTGTGTCAAACGCAACTAATGGAATCGAACCTCCTCGTGGATACCTGTCCATTAAGAAGTCGAAGAAAGGTCCACTTAAGCAAATTGTTCCTCAATATCAAACTCTCAAGAACAACTATACGCTTCTGTGGGATATGCCTGACAACAATGGTTATATTAATATTGTTGCGGTGATGCAAAAGTTCTTCGATCAGGCAATCAGTGGTAATTGGTCTTATAATCCAGAAAACTATCCAGACAATGAAGTTCCTGTATCTGTGATGGCAAATGATTTCCTTAAGACCTACAAGTACGGTTGGAAGACGAGTTACTATCAAAATACCTATGATATTAAGACTGATGAAATTGAAGATACAACATCTAATTCTAAATTAAATGATTTACTTAATGATATTTTAAGTAGTGATGAGGAAGATTGTGAAAGTTGTAAAATCTAATTTTCATAACATTCTTAAAATGTAAATATTATTGGTGATGGTTAGTACATTATTAGCAAAAACGGAGAAACAAAAAATGCAATTTAAATTCCTGGATACCGAAAATCAAACAAAGATCAAGGGAATGACAGTTTTTAATACTGATCAAGTTAATACTAAAAAACAACCAATGTTTTTTGGAAAACCACTAGGAATTCAAAGATACGACACATACAAATATCCAATTTTTGATAAACTAACCACCCAACAACTAGGTTATTTTTGGAGACCTGAAGAGGTTTCTCTTCAGAAAGATCGTGGTGATTATCAAACGCTTCGCCCAGAACAAAAGCACATTTATACTTCTAATTTGAAGTATCAAATTATGTTAGATTCTGTTCAAGGTCGTGGACCAGGTATGGCATTTATTCCTTATTGTTCTCTTCCAGAACTTGAGGCATGTATGGAGGTGTGGGGATTTATGGAGATGATCCATAGTCGCTCATATACTTATATTATTAAAAATGTTTATTCCGATCCATCTGAAGTATTTGATTCAATTATAACGGATGACCGTATTTTAGAACGTGCTGCTAGTGTTACTGAATCGTATGATAATTTTATTCAATCTGCACAATTTTATGGGTCATCTGAAACTTGGAAACATCATCTTGAAGGAGTAAATTACGCAAAAGAGACCGTCAATGATGTCAAACGAAAACTTTACAGAGCAATCGCAAACGTTAATATTCTTGAAGGTATTCGGTTCTACGTTAGTTTTGCTTGTTCTTTCGCCTTTGGTGAACTTAAGCTTATGGAAGGATCAGCTAAAATTATCTCTCTTATCGCAAGAGACGAAAACCAACATTTAGCAATTACACAAAATATTTTAAATAAATGGCGTGATGGTGATGATCCAGAAATGAAGCAGATTGCAAAAGAAGAAGAAGAATGGGTCTATAAAATGTTTGATCGTGCTGTAAATGAAGAGAAGCGTTGGGCAGATTATCTGTTCAAAGATGGTAGTATGATTGGACTCAATGATAAACTTCTACAGCAATATGTTGAATGGATTGCGAATCGTCGTATGAAATCAATTGGTTTGAAACCAGTTTATGATATATCTGCAAATAATAATCCACTTCCTTGGACACAACATTGGATTTCTTCTAAAGGGTTACAAGTTGCTCCTCAGGAAACTGAAGTCGAATCTTATGTAGTTGGTGGAATTAAACAAGATCTTAAAAAAGATACCTTTAGTGGATTTAAGCTATAATTTTATAATCGGGGAGGGTAACCTCCCCTTTTTTTATAAATATAATTAAACACAAAAATAGAAAAATGAGCGTTTTTAAACTTACCGAGGCATATAATGCCATTTATGATGAAGATTTGAGATCTGAAGTTGAAGATATGAATGAGGAGTTTGTTGGTGTAGAAGAACTCTCAGAAGAAGAACTAGATGCTATTGTTGAAGATGCAATTTATGATATTTTAAATGAAGGATTTGATGTAGAAGAACTTGATGTTATCTTTGAAGAAGTCATTCTGGAAGCAAAAGTCACCATGGGTCGTGGTGGTGAAGCAGGCGGAAGTGACAAAGTAACTTCTGGATCTGGTAGTAGAATGGCTGCCGCATCTAGATTGTCTGCTGCTAAAACCAAAAAAAGAGAAGAGCGAATTGCTAAAGTAAAAGGTGCAATTAAAAAGGGTGTAGAAAAAGTTAAGTCTGCTCCTGGTGAAGCAAAGAAAGCAGCAGAAAAGAAAATCAAAGATGTCAAGCAACAATCGCACGTAGCTGCTGCTAAGTATGCAAATAAGCGTAATTTAGTTAAAGGTGCTGGTCTGAAAACTCAATCTAGTAAGGGTAGAGGTGAACTTCGTTCAGCAGTTGCCAAAGATATTAAATCAAGAGTTGGTGCTAAAATTAAAGCGGCAGCAGGTAAAATAAAGCAGAAAGCAGCATCTGCAGCAGTCTCTGGATATGCTGCAGCTCGTTCTGCTAAGCAAGCAGCATCTGATGTAAAAAACAAGGCAGTACAATCTGCTAAGAATAAGGCAGCAGTTGCTAAGAGAGGTGCTAAGAGTGCAGTAGGTAAGGCAGCAAGGGCAGTTGCTAGTGGTGCTGGTAAGGTTGCTTCAAAACTGGGTGAAGAAATTCAAAGAGATGATTTATTTGATGCAGTTCTTGAGCATCTTGTTGCTGACGGTTATGCGGATACTAATGAAGCAGCACTCATTATTATGGCAAATATGTCTGAGGAATGGAGACAAGATATTTTAGAAAATCTTTGATAATATAATCAAATAAACACAAAGAGACCCTAAAAAGGTCTCTTTTTTTATAATTAGTTGTAGAATAAGAATTTAAATATGGTACATTATAACGATATATTTGAACTTAAGGCAAGATTGAATAAACTTAAGCATCAATTAGATAAAGAATATTATTCACAACAAGAGAAAGACCTTGCCCATAAATATCTTAACAAAGCAATTGACTATGTGAATGAGTTACAGTTATACTAATCCATGGATCTATAATGGCAAAGTTTTTGAGTCTGATAATATCCAAGATTATTTTGGTTTTGTTTATCATATTCACTGCACTACAACTGGTAGGGACTATATTGGTAGAAAATATTTCTGGAGTTTCCGCACACCGAAGGGAAAATCTAGAAAAGTTAAATCAGAGTCTGACTGGAAAAACTATTATGGATCATGTCCAGAGCTGAAAGAAGATGTTCAAAAATTTGGTAAAGAAAATTTTACAAGAAATATTATTTCATTACATAAAACAAAGGGCAAAACTAACTTCGAAGAGACTAGACAACTCTTCACCAATAATGTCCTCACGGAATCACTTGACAGCGGGATCCCTAGGTACTACAATTCCAACATCCTCAACAGGTACTTCAGAAAAGATTATTATGGAAAAAACGACTGAAGATATCGTCGCAGATATTCGTCAATGGTCAATTGATCGAATTCATCATTTGTGCGAAGATAGTATGGTAGAAAAACTAAAACTCCGTAATTATATGGACGCTGTATCTATATCTGAAGAATTTTCAGAATGGATTGATCTGACTGGGGATTCTAATGAACAATTGGATATTATGTATTTGGAATATAAGCAAATCTAATTGTTAGAAATCTTGACAAATCCTAAATATTAACTTATTATGTTAAGATTCACAACTATGTGAATCTTTTTTACTATGAGACTTTGAGTGACATTTAGAGCCGTGGAAAGTGCCCTTTGAAAAGAGGGTGTACCCCCTTTCTATACGGATGTAGAGTTCAATTAAAATTAATGCAAAATATCTTTACAGTAGCCTTGCCTCTTCTGGCAACGGTTACAACCAATACGGCAATACTGCCATTCTCTAGTTATAAATTGCAAGGTCCGCCTCCTCCAGTGGAAGCAAGACCTTATTCAATTATTAAAGAGTTTGAACAAGAGAAGACAGCAATCCGCAAGGTTGCTCCCGAAAAACCAAAAGAGAAAAGACTAATTTGTAAAGGGTGTAACAATTACGAATCCCGTACTCTGGAATTTCTTCAGAAGAAGGGAATCACTGACAAAAATGCCCTTGCCACCATTATGGGTAATATTAGACAGGAATCAACATTCATTCCTAATATCTGTGAAGGTGGTTCTAGAACATCATATGAGGGGTGTAGAAGTGGTGGATATGGTTTAATCCAATGGACAGATTCCGCAAGGTATCATGGTCTTGGAAACCATGCTTATAAAATCGGTGCTAATCCTTCTGCTTTAGAGACACAATTGGATTACATGATTAATGAGTATGATTGGAAGATGATCGAGGGGCAAATGAAAACTCCTGGTCTTACCATTAACGATTATATGCGTCTTGCCCGTAAGTGGATTCGTTGGGGTCATCATGGTGCCCGAACCGACTTTGCTTACAACTACGCCAGTAAAATGGTTTTGACTAAAGTTTAAGTCTAACTACAACAGAATAAATAAGAGGGAGTGCTGCAGACCTCCCTTTTTTAATGGACATTAAAAAGAAAACAATTAGATTTGCAATTATTGGTGTTACCTTGACAACAATTGTATCAATTCTTTCTCAGTGTACAGGTATTGATGAAATACACTGGACTGATTTAATAGATGAGATTCAAAGAAAATATTTTCCAAATACAGAACTCAATGAATATATTATTAAGGATCCTAAACTTCTTGATAATCGGGTTAAAAGAGATGTAAGTTTGGCAATAGAAAAAGTTACTCCAGAATATAATCGCATTATTCTTGAAGCAGATCAAAAGTATCAACCAAAGTATTTGGAAAGACCTACAGATGATTCTGTTTGTTATACTGATGAATGCAAATCACTTGGTGGGGAAATGAGAATCTGTTCTCCTTGGGTGGATTCCTGCAAAGAAACTTATATAAATTAAAGATAGATGTTATTAAAAATATGGAAGAAATTAAAAAACAATATCCAAATCCATCAGATTTAAACAATTTGTATGGGCACACTGATTTGGAAGGATTTTCAAAATATTTGGGTATAAATTATGATACTCTTCTTGAAATAAATAAAAAAAATGCAGAAGTTATTAGAAATTCAAAGACGGCTTGACAGAACAAACATCTTGATGTATTATATACTTTGTTCAGGGGAGAGATCCACTGGCATTTAGGACTTTCCTACAGTCCTATCGGGTAGGTGTCCGAGTGGTTAATGGAGGTGGACTGTAAATCCACTGGCTCTGCCTACGGGGGTTCAAATCCCTCCCTGCCCACCTTGACAATCAAATCCCGATCTGATATGATATGGGAGTTGAGAGATCAACTGCGGCACTCCCCTTTGGTAGGTTCAGGAGTGGCGGCGATAGGAACCTACTTTATGTCTCAGTAGCTCAGTGGAACAGAGCAACCGCCTTCTAAGCGGTCGGTCGTTGGTTCGAATCCAACCTGAGACGCTTGGAGATTTATTCTCCAAATTATTCCCCTATAGCTCAACGGCAGAGCAGAGAGCTGTTAACTCTAAGGTTCCTCGTTCGAATCGAGGTGGGGGAGTCGGAAGGACTGGAAATGTCTGGGACTTCCTCTAAATCCTAACTTTTGTTAGGTCGGGGACTTGATCGCCCCCGTTCGTAACAGAAAACGCTGGACAAACTTTGGAGGTATAAACCCTTGCAAGGTCTCCCACCCCATTTGGGTGCCTTCCTGAGAACAGGAAAAATAAGGTTTGGTGTTTTCTTTTATCACTGCCCTCTAATGCAGTGAAAATCGCAGAAAGTGTCTTCTGCGGGTGGTGGTCACTCACTACCCATTAACCTCTGGTATTCTATTGCTAAGGATATAGGTGTCATAATGATTAATATTTTTAAAAAAGTTTATTTGAAGATAAAAGAATATATTGACTTTAAAAAAGTCTCTAAAAAATGTAAGGAAGAGGATCCATACATTTATAAATAAAACTAAAAATGTCTAATAACATATTAATTACATTTGGATGTAGTTGGACTTTTGGTGAAGGGTCTGGTTATGTTGATGGAATGAGTGAAGTTGAATATAAAAAAATTCAACATGATCCAAAAATATGTTACGAAAACTCTTGGAGAAAAGTATTAGTAGACCATTATAATTTAGTTCATATAAATTTTTCTGTCTCTGGAAGTAGTAATCAAAGACAATTTAAAACTGCTAGAGAATATTTCGTAACTGAGAAATGGAAAAAATTAATTAATAATCCTAAAAACAATGTGGTTGTTTTATGGGGAATTACTAGTACTTATAGAAATTATTTTTGGTGTAAAGATACTAGAAGATATGAAAATATTTTTTATAATTTAAAAGGAGATAAAATAGAATATAATAATTATCAAGATAAATTAGCAGAAGCAATGCTAAAGTGGTCTTATAACAGAGAAGTTGAAGTTGAAGTAATAAAAAACGAAATTTTGTTTTTTAATCATTATTTTAATCTAGTTGGAGTTAAAAACCTTTGGTTTGATACCTTTAATTTTATTAATTATGGAGAAAAATTTAATAATTTTTTAGATGAATCTTTAGAACAGAGAGATTTATTATCAATGCTTTGTTATGAACATGCTAGAAAATCTAATATTAAACTAATATTAGATAATAATTTTAAATATGCTGAAGAAAGTGGACTAATAAATTCTTTTAGTTATCATCCTAAAAAAGATCAGTATAAAATTATTGGTGAGTATTTTATTAGGAAACTTAAAAAATACTTTAAATAAACCAATAAATAGTTGACAAAATAATTTGTCTCTGTTAAAATAAAATCATCGGGCGATTAACTCAGCGGTAGAGTGGCCTCCTTACAAGTGGTAAGTCACTGGTTCGATTCCAGTATCGCCCATTATCAAATAGTACATATATAAATTATGAAAGATAAAAAATTCAAAAAATTAATTCAAAAACCTTTAAGATTTCATCATCAAGATATCCATGAAGAACTTGATAGTATTAAATTATCATTAGCAGATATTAGGAGATTAATGGAAAATGTTAGTAGTGAGATGCAAAGATTGCAACAAAGAGTTGACAAGTCATCCATCTAAAACTCAGTGTTGTGGATGTTCTAATATGATGACTGTCTGTGCTGATAACATATCAGCCATTGATTTAACTAAAGTAATTATTATTAATTCAAATAATAAAAAACCTCATAAAAAAACAAGTTTATTTTCTCCAGAAGAACTTGAGTATCAAGAATCTAGAAGAAAAAGAAAAGTTCGCAAATTAGATTTTGAAATACGTTAAATCTTAACTAAATAAGAAAATAAAGTTTTCTTATTAACTTGGAAGGGCAATCCGATTGGCGACGGAACCTGTCTTGAAAACAGTTGAGGTGTTAAAGCCCTTGGGGGTTCGACTCCCCCTCCTTCCGTTTAACAATTTTTTAATTTGTGTTATAAAATGAACACAATACATTGACGTTTAAAAATTAAAAACTATTATATAGTAGTACAACTACTTATAAACCCCAATGGATGATCATACTTACCAAAATTGGGTGAAGATTAAAGAAACCTTTGAGTCTTCTGGTAATACAAATAACATGTTTTATCGTAGGGCCTGTGAAATAGTAAAAACTAAAAGAGACCCTTTAGCAAAGTTTTTTGGTGATACTAATAATGGATAAAACAATTATATCTGCAATAATAATTTTTACATTAATTGGTTTATTCATCAGATGGGGACTTACAAACGCATATGCGTAAGTAAAGATAATTTAAATGGAGAGAAAGATGATTTTTCATATTGTAGAGACTCTTGCAGCGAGTCCAGTTTGGTTGTTCTTTTGCGGTTTTGGCTTGACAGTTGTTCCTTTTATGGGTATAATGATTATACACCGAGATAAATAATCTCATTACGGGGTGTAGCTCAGTTTGGTAGAGCACTCGCTTTGGGAGCGAGATGTCGCAGGTTCGAATCCTGTCACCCCGATTAGTAAAATCTATGTAATTTTACTATTTAAAATTTTAGTTAATGATTTTTTATTAAATGGAATCGAAACAAGAAATTTCTAAAACTGAAACCATAGATTTTACTAATGAATCAAGTAGAGATGCATCAGAGACTGATATCAAAGAGTTGATAGAGGTCTTGACAAACCACAACGATGCATGTTAAATTTGATTTGTTGAAACACGAGGGACTGTCGCCTATTGGTTAAGGCCCACTGCTTATAACGGTGTGAACTGAGTTCAATTCTCAGCAGTCCTACCAAGGGAGTATAGCTTAATGGTTAGAGCGGGCTCCTTATAAGGGCTTAGTCTGGGTTCAACTCCCAGTATTCCCACTCACTATTCGCTATTTGCGAATAGCAAATGCTGGTTTAGCAATCTGGCGAATGCAATCGACTCATAATCGATGGGAGGCGAGTTCGATCCTCGCAACCAGCATGGGACAGAATCTACACTGTCCATCTTGACTTCTTCAAGTCAACCCTTTATAATACTAAGGTCAACATTCAAAACAATGACTCTTACAACTAAATTCAAGAAAGACATTCAAACTCTTCGCGGTGCCGCAAATGGTGATTTTTACCTCGATGTAAAGAATCCGAAACTTTACAAAAAAGTTCGTAGGTATTATGAAAGCGAAGGTGTAGTGTTCTCTGGTGATCCTTTGGATGATTATGAAATGCTTATGGAATATCTCTATCAAGATCTTGAAACTGTAGAAGTTGCATAGTCATGGAGAGACTTTAAAAACCCTGGTCGGGAGCAACCCCTTTATGGATAAAAAAACAATACTTAGGTATTTTGGTAATGCACTCCTCATAATTGGATATTATATTCTTTTGTGGGGAGATGAAAAAATTGGATTAATTATTAAATTTTTTGCAGGAATTCTGTTACTTCCTTCATTTGTTTATTTTAAAATGTGGGATTCGGTAACAATATGTGGATTTTATGCTTTTATTGAAATTACTAGATTAATCCATCTTTTCGCCACGGATGGGCGTTAACAGTACTGGTGGAGTCAAATGACCCTCATTTTGGTTTCTTGCTTTTCCATTAAAAAGCAAGTGGTGCGGATGGGATAACTCCCGCCTGGTTTCTTGCCTCCAGTCAAAGGGCAAGTGGCGAGCCTGAATTTACTAAGATGGGTAACTCCCATCTTTTTTTATGCTATAAAATAAATACATTTTTTAATTCTTATCATGGTAGAAGTATCTCACTTAGAATGGCACATAACACATTCATGTAATTTTATGTGTCAGGGGTGTGGACATTTTACTAACGATGGGTATAATGAACATATATCAATTAATGACCTAAAAGAATGGTATTCTCTTTGGAAAGATAAAATAAAACCCAAAGAATTATCAATACTTGGTGGAGAACCTTTATTGCATAAAGATTTAATTGATATAATCTACATGACAAAAGAGGAGTGGAATATTCAAGAAGATCAATATTATGAGATAGTTACTAATGGTGTTTTAATTGATAGGCATCCAGAATTACCAAAAGCTTTGTATGATACCAATTGTGTACTGACAATATCGATGCATTCTTATGATAAAGAATATCTAAAAGTATTTTTAAAATCTTTATCTAAAATAAATGAATGGATTGAATTGTATGGTATTAATGTAGTATTAAATGATTCTGCTAATCATTGGATAAAAACTTATCATGGTAATGGTAAAAATATACTTCCATTTGAAGATAATGATCCACAAATGAGTTGGAATAGATGCCCTTCGGGACAACAAAATTTTCAACTATATGCTGGGGAAATATATAAATGTTCACCACTTGCATATCTACAACTTAAAAAAAGAAAATATAAAGATCAACTGTCACCAAAATGGAATCCATATTTAAAATATATCCCATTATCTTCAAATTCTACAGAAAAAGAAATATATGAATTTTTTAATAGAGGTTCGGAATCTGTGTGTGGAATGTGCCCCAAAAATCCACAAAAATTTATAAAAACAAATCCATTAAAAAGACCTATTGACTAAATTTTATTCCAGTGATAGATTATAATTCGTATTGTATTTTGTTACATGAAAGTAGCCCTTATTACTGGAATAACAGGACAAGATGGGTCTTATCTTGCAGAACTACTTCTATCTAAAGGATATGAAGTTCATGGAATCGTTCGTAGAAGTTCATTAATTAACACGCATAGAATTGATCATATTTTTGATAGAATTAAATTGCATTATGGTGATTTAACTGATAGTGCTAATATCGTTAAAGTTATTCAGACAGTTCAACCAGATGAAATTTATAATCTGGGGGCTCAAAGTCATGTAAAAGTATCTTTTGAACTTCCAGAATATACTGCAATGGTTGATGGTCTTGGAACCCTTAGAGTTCTTGAAGCAGTGAGAATTCTTGGAATGGAAGAAAAAACAAGAATTTATCAAGCATCAACATCTGAATTATACGGTCTTGTTCAGGAAGTACCTCAAAAAGAAACAACCCCTTTTTATCCTCGTTCACCTTATGGAGTCGCTAAACTTTATGGATACTGGATTATTAAAAACTACAGAGAATCGTATGGATTACACGCAAGTTCTGGAATTCTTTTCAATCATGAATCCCCTCGCAGAGGAGAAACTTTTGTCACAAGAAAAATCACTCGCGGATTATCACGCATTTCAACTGGGGAACAGGACGTATTATATCTCGGAAATTTGAATGCAAAACGTGATTGGGGACATGCAAAAGATTTTGTTGAAGCAATGTGGTTAATGCTTCAACAAGATGAACCTGATGATTATGTGATTGCTACTGGAGAACAGTATTCGGTTAAAGCATTTGTTGAAACCGCAGCACCTTATTTTGGGATGAAAATTGCTTGGGAAGGTGAAGGTCTAAACGAAGTTGGTATCGATAAACTTACTAAAAAAGTAATAGTTAAAGTCGATCCAAAATATTTCCGACCTGCTGAAGTTGAATCTTTATTGGGAGATCCAACAAAAGCAAAACAAAAGTTGGGATGGGAACCAAAAATTACATTTGAACAATTAGTAGAGGACATGTGTGTTTATGGACAGTAATTCTAAAATCTTTGTTGCAGGTCATAATGGATTAGTTGGATCTGCAATTGTAAGAAATTTAAAATTAAAAGGATACAGTAATATTATTACTGCTGATAAAAAAAATTTAGATCTTACTGATCAATCTCAAGTTAATTTATTTTTTATTGACAATAAACCAGAATACGTATTTCTTGCCGCTGCAAAGGTTGGAGGAATTGTTGCTAATAGAGATTATCCAGCAGATTTTATCCGAGATAATCTTTTAATTCAAGCAAATGTAATTGATTTTTCTTACCGATGTGGGGTAAAAAAATTAGTCTTTTTGGGATCATCGTGCATATATCCCAAGCATCCAGTTATCCCTATTACTGAAGATCAACTTCTTACTGGTCCGTTAGAACCTACAAATGATGCCTATGCAATTGCAAAAATTGCGGGAATTAAAATGTGTCAAGCATATCGTCAACAATATGGATTTAATGCAATTTCTTTAATGCCTACTAATTTGTATGGTCCTAATGACAATTTTAATCCAGAAACAAGTCATGTTATTCCAGGTATAATGGGTAGGGTTCATCAAGCAAAAATTAATAATGATCCTTTTATAGAATGCTGGGGTGATGGATCTGCATTGAGAGAATTTTTGTTTATTGATGATTTTGCAGAAGCATGTTATACTTGCATGATTAAATATAATAGTCCCGAAATTATTAATGTTGGTAGTGGTAAAGATATTACAATTAAACAACTAACAGAATTAATTTGTAATGTTTTAGAATATAATGGCGAAATTAGATGGGATATATCTAAACCAAATGGAACTCCAAGAAAAGTGATGAATGTTGATAAAATAAAATCACTTGGATGGGATACTAAAATTGGAATTAGACAAGGATTATATGAAACATACGAGTGGTTTAAAAACAAATGTCAATGATTGGATTTAACTCTTTAGGAAAACTGGGTAGACTTGGAAATCAAATGTTCCAACTTGCATCATTAAAAGGAATTGCAAGAAAAAATAATTATAATTATTGTCTTCCACCATCTACAAATAATAATGAATGGGAAGATCATCAACTATTTTTACCTTTCAAACTTCATAATGTAATGTTATTGAATATTCAATATTTGGATGGTAGGAGGCCTACTATTGTAGAAGAAGATTTTACCTTTAATGAAGAATTATATGAAAATTGCCCTAAATGGGTAAACATTCAGGGATATTTACAATCTGAAAAATATTTTAAAGATATTGAAAATGAGATCAGAGAAGATTTTGAATTTCATGATCATATCTTTAATCCTGCAAAAGAAATGATAGAGACTATTGATGAACCAATTTCTCTTCATGTTAGGAGAACTGATTATCTCACCTTGAGTCATAATCACAATAATTTAAATCTTGATTATTATGAAAATGCATTAGATAATTTTGATAAAGATAGGAATGTAATTATTTTTTCTGATGATCCAAAGTGGTGTAAAGAACAAAAGTTATTTGAAGATGATAGATTTTTGGTATCTGAAAATAATAGTAATTATACTGATCTTTGCTTAATGTCTTTATGTAAAGAGCATATTATTGCAAATTCCTCATTCTCGTGGTGGGGAGCATGGTTGGCAAAAAGTAAAAAAGTTATTGCACCTAAAAAATGGTTTGGTCCTGATAATCAACACCTAGATACTAAAGATCTTTATTGTACCGATTGGATTGTAATTTGATGAAAGTCGCTGTTATTTTTATTGGAACTGAAAAATATTTAAATTTTCTTCCTTCTTGGTATCAAAGTTGTGAAGAGTTTTTACTACCAGATGTTGAAAAAAAGTATATAATTTTCACAGACGGTGAGGTTCCTGAATCGCCAGATAATGCTATCGTATATCATCAAGAACATTTAGAATGGCCTTATATTACACTGTATCGTTTTAAAATGATTCAGAAGTGTTTTAAAGATATTCAAGATTGTGATTGGTTGCTATTTTTAGATGCTGATATGCGAGTCGTGGATACTGTTAATCCAGAAGATTTATTTGATGAATCTAAAAAATATATTGGAGTCCATCATCCATGTCATTATTTGAATATGCCCCCACATGATGAACTCCCTGGAGCATTTGATGTTACTCCTTTGTCTAATGCATGTGTTTCCGAATCTGATGATCTATCAGTTTATTTTCAGGGATGTTTATGGGGTGGTAAACTCCCACATGTTTTTGATATGATTCAAGAACTTGATTGTAAAACAACAGAAGATGAGAAAAATAATATTATTGCTACTTGGCACGATGAAAGTCATTTAAATAAATTTTATATCGAACATCGTGATGAGGTATTTGTTGCATCACCGAGTCTTGCTTATCCTGAGGTATTTGCTAAAGCATGTACCTTTGAACCAAAAATTGTCCATCTAGCAAAAGATAATAGTAAATATCATGTCTAAAATTGCACTGTTATATTCAGGTCAACCAAGGCACCTGAAAGAATGTTATGAGAATCATCGTCAGACTTTTTGGGATGCAAATCCCGATTGTGAGATTGATGTGTTTGCTCATATTTGGTATGATGAAGCATGGGTTGGAACTTATTTTTGGGATCAATATAAAGATCGTGGACGTTGGGAAGCAGATCTTAAAGAGTTCATGATTGATAAATGGCAACCTAAAGGACTTGTCTTTGAAGAACCAAAAGAATTTGAAGCAGAAGATATTCATCCAGATCCTAGATTTCCTCACCCAGTTAATAACATCATCTCAATGTTTTATAGTTTGAGTGAAGCAAATAACCTCAAGAAAAAATATGAGGAAGAAAATAACTTCAAATATGATTGTGTTATTCGTCTAAGAACTGATGAATATTTTAATACTTCTATCGGTCCTATTTCAAATTATGATTTAAATACCGTGAATATACTCAATGAGTGGGCACATGTTGATCATGGTATTAACGATCATTTTGCATTTGGATCATCTGAATTGATGGATAAATATCTTGACGTATTTGACAATTTTGTTAAAATATGTGAAATGGGTGCGGAAATTAATCCAGAATGCCTTATTGGGTTTAATGCACAAAAAAGGCATAATCTTCCCATCAATAAAAATAACTGGAACTATGTACTTTGGAGAGACAAAAAATAATGACAACCAAACTCGTTATCTTTGATTTGGATGGAGTCCTAATCGACAGCAAAGATTATCACTATGAAGCATTAAATCAGGCACTTGGGGAAGAGTATGCTATTAGTAGAGAAGAACATGTCAGCATTTACGACGGTCTTCCCACCAAAGCAAAACTAGAACTTTTAACTAGAAATAAAGGTCTTCCTGTAGACCTTTATGATAAGATTTGGAGAGATAAGCAAGAGGCAACACTGAAGATTTTTAATGATTGTGTTGCAAAAGATTATGAGTTGATGGGATACTTCCAACAACTTGTAGATGCAGGATATAAGATTGCTGTTGCATCTAACAGTATTCGGAATACTGTAAAGATTATTCTCTTGCGTCTTGGTCTTCTGGAATTTGTGGATATGTACGTCTCTAATGAAGACGTTGTTCGCAACAAACCTTTTCCTGCAATGTATTGGAAGTGCATGACTGCTCTTGGAGCACTTCCTGCAGATACTGTTATTGTTGAAGATAGTCATATTGGTCGTCAAGGTGCTCTTGATAGCAAAGCACATCTTGTTCCTGTAGAAGATCGCAAAGATCTTAATCAGGTAAAAATTGATCGTATTAAAAAAATTCTGAATGGTACAAAACAAAAAGTGGCATGGGAGAGCAAAACAATGAACGTTCTTATTCCTATGGCAGGTGCTGGTAGCAGATTTGCTAGTCAGGGTTACACCTTCCCTAAACCTTTGATTGAAGTTAAAGGTAAACCAATGATTCAAGTGGTTGTTGAGAACCTTAACATCAAAGCAAACTATACCTTTATTGTTCAAAAAGAACATTATGAAAAGTATAATCTGAATTATCTACTTCCTTTGATTGCTCCTGGATGCAATATTGTTCAAGTTGATGGATTAACAGAAGGTGCTTGCTGCACTACTCTTCTTGCTAAAGAATTTATTGATAATGATGAACCTCTTGTGATGGCAAACTCTGATCAGTTTGTCGAATGGGATAGCAACGAAACTCTCTATGCATTCCAAAATGGTGAAGTTGATGGTGGTATCGTAACCTTCCCTGCAACCCATCCCAAGTGGTCTTATGCTAAACTTGGTGAAGAAGGTTATGTTGAGGAAGTTGCTGAGAAGAAACCAATCTCTGAACATGCCACTGTTGGCATCTACTATTGGAAGAAAGGTTCTGACTATGTTAAGTATGCAGAACAAATGATTGCTAAAGATATTCGTGTTAATAATGAATATTATGTTTGTCCAGTATTTAATGAAGCGATTGGTGATGGTAAAAAAATCCGCATCAAAGAAATCGATAAGTCTGGTATGTGGGGTATTGGTACTCCAGAAGATCTGAACTACTTCCTTGAACATTATAAAGGAGAAGTCTGATGAAAGTAGCACTTGCATTTTTTGGACAACCTAGATTTGTTGACAACCAACAAATTATTGATACTTACAAAGAAGTAATTCTTGACCGATATGATACTGATGTATTTGGTCATATGTGGTGGCAAGAAGATGGTGGCGAATATGATTATTCTTCTTGGTCTAGAATAAATAAATGTCCGATTTCTGAAGACGCCCCAGAAATTGTTACTAATAATTATTCTCCTTTAATTTTAGGTATTGAAGATCCAAAAACTTTTGAATTGCCACCTAAAGCTAAAAAGTTTATAGATGAAAAGTTTACAGGTAAACATCCAGATGGAAATCATTGGAATCCTAAAAACTATAGTAATGTAATGTCGCAATTGTATTCTATTAAATCCGTTGCAGAAATTATTAAATCATATTCCGAAGAAACAAATACTAGTTATGATTTTATTGTTTTAGCACGATATGATACCGTACTAATGAGATTTCCTGATCTTAACGCCTGCGACAAATATAAATTCTATCTACCAGGGCATCATCCTAGATTCCCAGATACGATTCAATTTTTTGGACCAAAATATCTTACTTGGGCACTTAATGCATTTGATGATATTGAAGATGTTTATGAAGACATTTGGGAACCATCTCCAGAAGCATTTAAAATGGGATCATTTTTAAAATGGTTTGAACATTCTGACCTTGCCCCTTGTTCTATGGACGCTGCTTGTATTAGAGGTTAATTATGAAAATTATTGCACATAGAGGAAATATTGATGGTCCTAATCCTTTAACGGAAAACCATCCAGATACTATCGATAATGCTATATCAATTGGATTTGATGTTGAAATTGATATTAGATATGATACTTTTAATGATAAATTTTATCTAGGTCATGATGATCCACAATATGTTGTTACACCTTATTGGTTAGCTGAACGTATGGAAAAACTGTGGATTCATTGTAAAAACATTGAAGCACTTTATTATTTTGTTCATAAAACAGGTGGATATAATTATTTTTGGCATCAAACTGATAATTATACATTAACTAGTAAAAATTATATTTGGACATATCCTGGACAAACTTATACTCCATCTAGTATAATTGTTATGCCAGAAAATTATATTAACCGAGACGAATTAAATAACTTGATTGCTTATGATTGTTATGGTGTTTGTACAGATTATCCTCAAAAAATAAAAAAATGAAAATTACATTAGTTGGACCAGGCATTATGCCTATTCCCCCTACTGGGTGGGGTGCAGTAGAAATATTAATTTGGGATACTAAACTTGCCCTAGAAGAATTGGGGCATGAAGTTCAAATTGTAAATACTAAAGATTATAGACAACTTATTAATGAAATAAATGCATTTGTACCAGATTTTGTACATGTGCATTATGATGAATTTATTGATCTTTGTCCGTATATTCAATATCCATCTGCAATTACAAGTCATTTCGGATATTTAGAAAGACCACAAATGTTTAATGGATACGCAAATGTTGCTAATCAATTTGCTTCTATTAAACCAAACATTTTTTGTTTATCGGAGGGGATCTCTAAAGTATATCAAATAATGTTTAATATACCAAAAGAGAATCTTTTTATTACTCCAAATGGAGTTAATATTTCTCAATTTAAAGTTTCCGAATCGCCAAAATACCCAGATCGATCAATTTATCTTGCAAAAATTGACTATAGAAAGCGTCAACATTTATTTCAATCTATCGATAGTCTTTGGTTTGCTGGAAATCTAGCAGATAGTAGATTTAATACCAATAAAAATTATTTGGGTGAATGGTCTAAAGAAACCTTATATGATGAACTTACGGATTATGGTAATCTCGTTCTTTTATCTGATGGTGAAGCACATCCATTAGTTTGTATGGAAGCACTTGCTGCAGGTCTTGGTGTGGTTGTATGTGAATGGGGTAAAGCAAATCTTGACCAATCCAAACCATTTATTACTATTATACCCGAAGATAAAATTGATGATTTGGAATATATTGAAGAAAAAATTGTGAAAAATAGAGAATATTCAATTTCTCATCGAGAAGAAATTATAGAATATTCTAAAAACTTTGATTGGAAAGAAATTTTACAAAAATATTATATTCCTAGTATAATTGAAGTTATTGATAAGCATGGATAAAAACAAATCAATGAGTAAGTTGAAAAACTTTGGACCAGTCTATTATTTAAATTTGGACGGTCAACCAGAAAGAAAACAATTTATGGAAGATCAATTTTCTTATTGGGGAATTGATAATTATACTAGAATCTCTGCTTATGATGGTAGAGATGATGATTTAAGTGACATTATTAAAGGGAGATATCCCGAAAATATGTCATCTGGTGAAGTTGGGTGTGTAACATCACATCTTAAAGCCATTGAATACTGGTATAATAATTCTGATAGTCCTTATGCAATTATCATGGAAGATGATTGTAATATGGATATTGTTAGATTTTGGAATTTTACGTGGGAAGATTTTATTTCTAGAGTCCCTTATGATTGGGATGTTGTACAATTAGCAATTATTTGTACGGGAGATATCCACGTAAAAATACATAAAAGATTTGTAAATGAATTCTCTACTGCATGTTATGTGGTTACTAGACATCATGCAGAAAAATTGATTCGTTTACATGGTAGAGGAGGTAAGTATAAATTGGATAATGGTGTAAAACCAAGACCAGTTGCCGATGATTTGTTGTATAATTCTGGTAATACTTATTCTGTTCCTTTATTATTATATAAACTTGAATTGGGATCTTCCATTCATCCAGATCATATTGATAATTTTCATAGAGCTAGTCATGATGGCATATTCAATTTTTGGTCTCAAGCAGGAGCTCAGTTGACAATTGATCAACTTACGGACTATGATCCATATCTGGGGAGAGTCACTGATCCATCTGGTGGACAGCGGTAAACCCTACACACTTGACAAACAAAAATCTTAAACCTATACTAAATAGGTACTTAAGAATTCTGTCACAATTCTTAATACAATTGTCGTTTAGATCTAAAACAAATTAACTATGATTATTCGTTCTATTCTTGCCGCCACTGCTGTTGCAGTTACTGCTGCTCCCGCTATGGCACAAGTCACCAGCGTTAAGCAACTGACTGATGTTCAACCTACTCAGTGGTCGTATCAAGCAATCACTAATCTGGTTGAGCGTTATGGTTGTGTTGCTGGTTATCCCAATGGCACTTTCCAACCTGGCCAACCCACTACCCGTGCTGAACTTGCTGCTCTGACTAATGCTTGCCTGGATCGCATTACTGAGTTCCAAAGTGCTGCTGATGCTGCCCTTGCTGCGGCTCTCCGTGCTGAGTTTGCTAAAGAAATTGGTGCTACCAATGCCCGTGTAAGTGCCCTTGAACTTGCTGCTGCTCAAAAAGCACAAGGTGTTGGTAACTACCTGGGTGCTGGTGTGCTGCTGAACAAGCAAGGTACTGCTGGTAACGGTTACACCGAAAACCGTACTATCTCTGGTGGTACTGTACAAGGTCGTTATGCTGTGAAGACCTTCAGCAATCAGAATGCTGTTGCTGTTCGTCCTTATACTAACTTCGTTGGTACTCCTGCTGGTCAAATCGGTGCTGGTGGTGGTGCTCTGCTCTCCTACGATTGGAGTCTCTCCCGTGCTACTTCTGGTGTAAGTCGTGCTAACATCTACACTGGTGTTGGTTATCAAATTCCTTTCGTGAATAACACCGCCGCTAACTTCCAGTCCGCTGTGGGTGATCGTGGTCAAGTTGTTCTCGCTCTTGGTATTGAAGGTCGTCTGACTAACTCTCTGGTTGGTTTTGCTGATCTTAAGTTCCCCACCACCAATGCTGCTAACAGTTATGGTGCTACTAACGGAACTTATTCCCCTGTCTTTACCACTGGTGTTGGTTTCAAGTTCTGATTTAGAAGTAAAATCTAATTAATTTAGTCAAGGGTCGGATTTCCACCCTTGACTTTTTTTTATAATTACTATATAATTTTGTTGTAAATCGTTACAAAATCAATGACAGTTACCACTAATGAGCGTGGTCAGCAAAATATGTTTGCTAAAGAACCCACAATGTATTATGAAAACTATGGTATGTATTCCCCTAACGAAATCAAGGAGATGACAAATGGACGCTGGGCTATGGTCGGCATTATTGCTGGGTTCATTTCTTATGCTATCACTGGCAAACTCTTCTTCGGCATCTTCTGACAATTGATTGACAATGACTGAAATTTTATTTACAATGACCTCAGTTGCCTTCTTCGTATTGTTGGCAGCATCTGTAGAAAAACTTTGTGAGACCTATTAATGACTTACACTATTACTCTTCAAAATCCAGATGGAACTGAAAATGTAATTCAATGTGCTGGTGATCAGTATATTTTAGAATCCGCTGAAGAAGCAGGACTTGATATGCTTTATTCTTGTCGTGCTGGTGCATGTAGTTCTTGTGCAGGCAAACTTATTAGTGGAACTGTCGATAATGAAGAACAATCATTTCTTGATGATGATCAAATTGCACAAGGATATATCCTTACATGTGTCGCATATCCCACTAGTGACTGTGTAATCCTTACTGAACAGGAAGAAAACCTGTGAGTGCTGGAATGCTTGGGCAATTGGGAGTTGCCCTTCAAGAAATTGGATGGGACAGTGATATTGAATTAGAAGTCAAAATTGCTGGAACACTAAAGAATGACAAGTTTATTGTAATTAAACCTGTTAAAGAAAAAATGGTTTGTAACCGAAACCCAGAACTTAAACAACAACATTCTTATAAAGGAGAAACAAAATGAAATTTGGATGGACCCCTGAGGCAGAAATCCTCAATGCTCGTCTTGCTATGCTTGGTTTTGTAATTGCTGTCGGCACTTACATGACTACTGGACAAATTATTCCTGGTGTATTCTGATGGAGGTTAATATGCGTAAAGAAGGATATCAAATTCCTGAAGTTGAATTTATTTGTCGTGAAAATGGTGAGTTTTTAGTCCGTAGTTCTGTAGATTATTTTGCTGGAAAGCGTGTGGTCATTTTTAGCCTGCCTGGTGCTTTCACTCCTACTTGCAGTGCCTATCAGTTACCTGGATTCGAAGAGAAATACGACGACTTTATTGGTAGTGGCATCGACGCTATTTACTGCATCTCTGTTAATGATGGGTTTGTGATGAATGCTTGGGCACAAGATCAAAACATCAAGAACGTAACTCTTATCCCTGACGGCAATGCATATTTCACACGTTCTATGGGACAATTAGTGATGAAGTCTAACCTTGGTTTTGGTCAGCGTTCTTGGCGTTATGCTGCTGTGGTTGACAATGGTATTATTGAGAAACTGTTCGAAGAACCTGGCAAAACTGATAATGCATTAGAAGATCCTTACGGTGAAACTACTCCAGAAAAAGTTTTGGAATATGTAAAATCTACTGTCCGCGAAGTAGCAACAGTTTGAATATAGGAGGGTTTATCCCTCCTTTTTTAATAAATATAATGCAGAGTTTGGTTAAAATAATGCTTATAGATCTTCATAACTTCTTTAAATTCTTTGATGAAAATAATCCAAAGCATGTTGCTGCAGTAGAGCAATTTGAAAAGGATTTGCTTTTGAAGGCACAAGAACTAATGCAAGATGAAGCAAATTGGGTGAGAATTTTTAGAACAAAAGAAAACAAACCTCAAGCAGATATTTTACCAGTTCCATTTTATCCACAAACAGATAATTATAGAGATGCAGATAGAACTTGTAACTCTTCTGCTTGTGCAATGTGTCTCGAATATTTTAAACCAGGCACATTAAAAGGATCTAAGGGCGATGACGCCTATGTACAAAAAGTTTTTTCAATCGGTGACACAACTGATCACTTGGTTCAAACCAAAGTTCTTGCGTCATACGGCATTAAATCCAGTTTTTCCTACAGTCTTTCTTTTGCTGATCTTGATAGAGAGCTTGCCGCTGGTAGACCTGTTGTTATTGGCATTCTTCATCGTGGGACTCTATCTAATCCCACAGGAGGACACATGGTAGTTGTGATTGGCAAAACTCCTGCTGGAGATTATGTAGTTAATGATCCTTATGGTTCATTGAATGATGGATATACTGAGGCAGTACAAAATGGTAAAGGTGCTGTTTATAAACGTAGTGAATTAACACGTAGATGGTGTCCAGCAGGAAATGATGGGTGGGGTAGAATTTTTGATGTAAAAAAGTAGAGTCAACACCACAACAAAAAATCCCCCAATGTGGTGTTGATTTAATTAAAGAATTTGAGGGATGCCATTTAAATGCTTATCCCGACCCATTAACTGGAGGTCTACCAATAACTATTGGATGGGGAAGTACTAGAGATTTTAATGGGCAACCATTTAAACTTGGAAAAAAAGTCACTCAAGATTATGCTGATAAATTACTTTTATTTGATCTTGAACAAAGATTTCTTCCTTCTTTACAAAAGATTCCTTATTGGAGTGAAATGACTGATAATCAACATGGAGCACTTTTCAGCTTTGCTTATAATCTCGGTGCTGGTTTTTACGGTGGAAGCGGATTTAATACTATCTCTCGCAACCTTCGTGAGAAGAATTGGTCAGCAATCCCAGAGACATTAAAGATGTATCGTAATCCTGGAAGTAATGTAGAATCGGGATTATTGAGAAGACGTACTGCTGAAGGAAAACTATGGATATCTTAATCGTCTGACTTTGCTTTATAAGCAATTAACAATCCAATAGCAACTAACAATTGTTTAATACCCTCATCCTGTGATTTATTACAATCTATGGGTGGGGGATTTTTTAATTCTCCTTTTACGTTAGCATAATGCATTGTGCCAGGAATCATCAGATTGCAACTGGCAATACTAAAACCAATATACCCAAACAACACAACAAATGTTGAGTATATGAGTACTGTCAGTGGTGAGATTTTTCTTGGTTGTGGATCCATGTCTTCAAATCTCCGACATATTTTCTTAATGTATTTGCCTGTTCTTCATGCCAAAAATCACCCGTCTCTAACCAGAGACGGGTGTGATTATCAATGGCCTTTAGTATTTGGTGGATAGGAGCATTCCAACACTCTCTTTTTGGAGTGTTCCACTCTCTTGGCATACATTAAATTTCAGTGGTATCTTCTTGATCTTCTGCTGGAATGAATAAATCAACTTTTTTTAAAAGATCTGCAGATTCGCTATCATGAATGGCATTTTTTTGTGCCCAAGATAAATCAAAATCAGAAACAGATTGATTTTTAGAAAGTTTTGTGCAAATTGCTAAAAGTCTCTTGCGAGTAGGTTCGTTTAACATCGGTTTTAAATAAATCTACTTTAACTTATTTAGTAATAATATAAAAATAAAAATTATACGGTTATCTCATATCAACCCTGTATTTATAGTGTGCCACTTAAGCAATTGGACCTATTGACAGCATTTGCTAACAGTGTTATGATAAATATATCAACACGTTAAGGAATGTAACAGTTCTTTAATGTTTGTAACACCCCTTAAACCGAGACCTCTAGGGTGTATAAATTACGTCTCTCATACCCAGTCTGAGGGTGACTGGGGAATAGTAATTACCACCATTTCCCTGATGGTCTTACTACTCTTTTAAACAAATGACTGCTTCAATCGCTTCACGTCAACAATCGAATACTTGGGAACAGTTCTGTAATTGGGTTACTTCAACCAATAATCGTCTTTATGTTGGTTGGTTTGGAGTCCTGATGATTCCTTGCCTACTTGCTGCTACGACTTGTTTTATCATCGCGTTCATCGGTGCTCCCCCTGTGGACATTGATGGTATCCGTGAACCCGTTGCTGGTTCACTCATGTACGGAAACAACATCATCTCTGGTGCTGTTATTCCTTCGTCCAATGCTATTGGACTACACTTTTACCCCATCTGGGAAGCTGCTTCCCTAGATGAGTGGCTTTACAACGGTGGTCCTTTCCAACTGGTTGTGTTCCACTTCCTGATTGGTATTTACGCCTACATGGGTCGTGAGTGGGAACTCTCCTATCGTCTGGGTATGCGTCCTTGGATCTGTGTTGCTTACTCGGCACCTGTTGCTGCTGCATCTGCTGTATTCCTGGTCTATCCCTTCGGTCAAGGTTCTTTCTCTGATGCGATGCCCCTGGGTATCTCTGGTACGTTCAACTATATGCTTGTGTTCCAGGCAGAGCATAACATTCTAATGCACCCCTTCCATATGCTTGGTGTTGCTGGTGTGTTCGGTGGTTCTCTGTTCTCTGCGATGCACGGTTCTCTAGTTACTTCCTCTCTGGTTCGTGAAACCACTGAGAATGAGTCGCAGAACTATGGTTACAAGTTCGGACAAGAAGAAGAGACTTATAACATCGTTGCTGCTCACGGTTATTTTGGACGCCTTATTTTCCAATATGCTTCCTTCAATAACTCACGTTCGCTGCACTTCTTCCTTGCTGCATGGCCTGTAGTTGGTATCTGGTTCACTGCTCTTGGTGTTAGTACCATGGCATTCAACCTGAATGGTTTCAACTTCAATCAGTCCATCGTTGATAGTCAAGGTCGTGTACTCAACACTTGGGCAGATGTTCTGAACCGTGCTGGTCTGGGTATGGAAGTGATGCATGAACGTAATGCTCACAATTTCCCTCTGGATCTTGCTGCTGCTGAGAACACTCCTGTTGCTCTCACTGCTCCTAGCATCGGTTGATAAAAACTGAATAACTGATATAATTAAGAGGGTATAACAACCCTCTTTTTTTATGTCTCATAATACTCAACACGAACCTGTGCCTAACTGGGTAATCTGGGCAGGTGTAGGTATGATGGTATTCACAGTCCTTGTGTTTTTTTTATTTACTCTAGGTCAGATTTATTGGGGATAGAAATTTATGTTTATTTTTAAAGTAGGTGATATTTGTAGGATTAATAATCCAATTCAAAGACGGCACGGAAGAGAATTTGAAATTCTAGGTTTTATGTATGATAAAGATGATGAATATTTTCCTCCAATTGCAATGAAAGTTAGATACTTAGACACCAATCGTAAAGGAACATATGATTGCTCATTTGATTCTCTCGTTGTAATTGGATAAGCACTAATACTCATTGACCTCTTTGTTAAGGAATGTTAAGATAAATATGAGAAATACATAGGAGGTTATGACTTCTTCAACACTTACACAACCTATTTCGCAGAGAGGATGGTTTGATGTCTTGGATGACTGGCTTAAACGAGATCGCTTTGTCTTTGTGGGTTGGTCTGGATTACTTCTTTTTCCCACTGCTTATTTGGCCCTTGGTGGCTGGCTTACTGGCACAACGTTTGTTACCAGTTGGTACACCCACGGGTTGGCGTCTTCTTACCTTGAGGGTGCTAATTTCCTCACGGCAGCTGTGTCTACGCCTGCAGACGCTATGGGTCATTCTCTTCTTCTACTTTGGGGTCCTGAAGCTCAAGGAGATATTGTCAGGTGGTTCCAACTTGGGGGACTCTGGCCTTTTGTGGCACTACACGGGTCTTTCGCTCTAATTGGATTCATGCTTCGCCAGTTTGAGATTGCCCGTCTTGTAGGTATTCGTCCTTATAACGCAATCGCATTCTCTGGTCCTATTGCAGTATTTGTTTCTGTATTCTTAATGTATCCTCTGGGGCAATCCAGTTGGTTCTTTGCACCTTCATTCGGTGTTGCTGCAATCTTCCGATTCCTGCTGTTCCTACAAGGTTTCCACAACTGGACCCTTAATCCTTTCCATATGATGGGAGTTGCTGGTATACTAGGAGGTGCTCTACTCTGTGCTATTCATGGTGCAACAGTTGAAAACACCCTCTTCGAAGATAGTGACCAATCAAACACCTTCAAGGCTTTTGAACCTACCCAAGAAGAGGAAACCTATTCAATGGTTACAGCGAATAGGTTCTGGTCTCAAATTTTTGGTATCGCTTTTAGTAATAAGCGTTGGCTCCATTTCTTTATGTTGTTTGTACCTGTTATGGGTCTGTGGACATCTAGTATTGGAATCATTGGGTTGGCTCTTAACCTTCGAGCATACGATTTCGTATCACAGGAAATTCGTGCAGCAGAAGATCCAGAATTTGAAACGTTCTACACGAAAAATATCCTTCTAAATGAAGGTCTTCGTGCTTGGATGGCACCAGTTGACCAACCTCATGAGCAGTTTGTATTTCCTGAGGAAGTTCTTCCAAGGGGCAACGCACTTTGATTTTATAAGACCCTTCGGGGTCTTTTTTATTATATCTTTAATTCATAACAAAATTTAATATCTTATCAAGAACCCGTTATAATTATAATGAGTTCTTATTTTTATATGAAGATCTTTTTAGATACCGCAGATGTTTCAATGATTAGTCCAGCATATGAGACTGGACTATTGGATGGAGTTACTACAAATCCCACTTTGATTCTTAAAAGTGGTAGACAACTTCGAGAAGTTATTAACGAAATTTCGGATATATTTCCAAATTTAGAAAGCATTTCTGCTGAGGTAGTTGCAGACACTGCTGACGAAATGATTTCGCAAGCACAACAATATTACACAATCGCTCCTGCTGTTACAATCAAAGTCCCTTGTACTGTAGAAGGACTTAAAGTTTGCAAGTTTCTTTCCGATAAAGGAATTCAAGTTAATGTAACACTTGTGTTCTCAGTGGCACAAGCAATTCTTGCATCAAAGGCAGGAGCAACATTTATTTCACCATTTGTAGGTAGATGGATGGACAATTCCGTAGATGGAATTGAACTGATTAAAAATATTCGTACAGCATTTGATTATTCGGGAACATCTACACAAATTCTTGCAGCATCTCTTCGTGATATAAGACAGGTAGAACAATCTGCTCTTTGTGGTGCTGATGTAGTTACAATTCCTCCCATTGTATTCTGGGCAATGTATAAGAACATTATGACTGATAAGGGTTTGGAACTCTTCCAGAAAGATTGGGACTCTGTTTTAGATAATAAAAAATGAAATCAATAGTAATATTTGGGGCAACTGGTGACCTCTGTAAAAGGAAACTCATACCAGCACTTTATTCTCTTCACAAGAAAAATCTTTTACCAAAAGGATTTAAAATTATTGGTGCTTCTAGAACTAAACATAGTAAGGAGAGTTGGGTTGAGATTTTAGGACACTATTCTCAAGAGTTTATTAAACGACTTGATTATGTTCCTTGTGACTTAAGCGATTTAGAATCTTTAAAACTGATAGATTCTTGCGATGACACCACTTATTTTCTATCAGTTCCTCCAGAAAGATATGTTGATGCAATTACTAATCTAAAAGAGGCAGGTAAATTAGATGACGCAGAAAAATCTAGAGTCATTATTGAGAAACCTTTTGGCACCGATATTCAATCTGCTAATCATTTACAATCTGTGGTGGCTGGATATTTACGCGAAAAACAAGTATATCGCATTGACCATTATCTGGGCAAAGATACTGTTAATAATATCCTTGCCACCCGCTTTAGCAATATATTATTGGAACCACTTTGGAACAGGAACTTTATAGAAGAAGTTCAGATCTTTGCAACTGAAACGATTGGTTGTGAAGGTCGTGCCCAGTATTATGATACTGCTGGTGCCGTAAGAGATATGCTTCAAAACCATATGCTTCAGGTGCTTGCATTAATTGCAATGGAACCTCCTTGTAAAAATGATGCTAAAGAAATTCGCAGAGAGAAGGTTAAGGTTCTTGCTGCAACTAGACTTGGTGATAATGTAGTTCTTGGACAATATGATGAATATAAAAATGAGGAAGGAGTAACTCAAGGTTCTCAAACTCCAACTTTTGTTGCTGGTGATCTTTATATTGATAACTGGAGATGGAAAGGAGTTCCATTTCACTTTATGACAGGTAAAAAAATGCCCGTGAATTGTGTTGAGGTTGTGATTAAATTTAAGTCTCCACCACAACAATTATTTGATGGGCACGAATGCAACGATAGAATTGTAATGAGATTACAACCAGATCCACATTTGGATATGCGTATTGACATCAAATCTCCTGGACTAAATGATAATGTAGAATCAGCAATTCTTCAGTATCATTATCCAGTAGAAAAAGCAATTGATGGTTATGTAAAACTTTTTTATGATGCAATAAACGAAGATCAATCACACTTTGTTCATGCTGATGAGGTATTAGAATCTTGGAGAATTGTTGATGATCTTTTATGTACTGGAGATCATTGTCGTATTATGACAATGCCATATCTTTATAATGAAGGTGTTTGGGGACCTTGGCAAAAAACAGAACTTATTACTAAGTGGGATTATCCACTCAAATTAAAATAGGAGTAAAAAATGAAAGTAGGAATGATTGGATTAGGGAGAATGGGCGAAGGAATGTCTCGTCGTATGATGAAGGCAGGAATAGAAGTCTGGGGTTATCGTAGAAATTATGAAAAAGCACAAGAAGCATATGAAAACGGATATGTAGATGGAGTTGCAACTACTATCGAAAATCTTGTTAAAATAGTTAAACAAAAAATAAACGGTGGTAATCAACCAGGAATTTTCCAGATGGTTGTGCCAGCAGAAACAGTAGAGGAGACGATTAATGAGTTACTACGATATTGTAGTGAAGGAGATATTATTATTGATCATGGCAATAGCAATTTTAAAGACAGTCGGAAGAGAGCAGAACGCTTGGCAAAGCATGGCATCCAATATATTGATTGTGGCACTAGCGGTGGTGTTTATGGTTTGGATCGTGGATACTGTCTTATGGTTGGAGGTGGAGATACTGCAGTCGCCACTTGTAAAAGCATTTTTAATTCCCTCTCCCCAGGAATTGACGCTGCCCCCAGGACTCAATTTGACTCAGACATAACTTCTGCTGAATACGGTTGGTTGCATTGTGGTGGTCCAGGTGCTGGACACTTTGTGAAGATGGTTCATAATGGTATTGAGTATGGCATTATGCAGGCATATGCAGAAGGATTTAACATTATCAAGAACGCTAATGCAGGTGCTCAGTATGTCAGGGAAGGAGATGCAGAGGTTGCCCCTATGGCAGATCCAGAATCTTATTGCTATGATATTGATGTTGCTGAGGTTGCTGAGTTATGGCGTCGTGGTAGCGTGGTTGGGTCTTGGTTACTCGATCTTACTGCTGATGTGCTACGCAGGGATGGTAGCCTTAAACAATTCTCTGGAGGTGTATCCGATAGTGGTGAGGGTCGTTGGACTGTTTCTGCCGCTGTGGATCTGGGGGTTCCCGCTCCTGTTATTACTACTGCCTTATTTGAAAGATTTAACTCACGCAATCTTGGATCGTTCGGAGCAAAAATCCTGAACGGAATGCGTTATATGTTTGGTGGTCATCATGTTAGGTAACTAATTAACGATAAAAAGTGCTTGTAACAAATTTAAAATAAATATTCATAAGTTGCAAGCACTTATGAGACCTCTCCAATCGCCTCAAGAATACTTGTTCAATCTTCAAACAACAAGTCAATCTGAAGCAAAACGATTATGGAGAAAAGAAATAAAAGAAAGTTGGAATCATAAATGTGCTTATTGTGGTTCTGAAGAAAATTTAACTTTAGATCATGTTATCCCACAATCAAAAGGAGGTTTAGATATTACAAGAAATGTGGTATGTTGCTGCAAATCTTGTAATCAATCTAAAGGACATGAACATTGGAAATTGTGGTATGTCCAACAAGACTTCTACAATGAAGATAGTTTGAATAAAATAGATGGATGGATGGAACCACCAAAACCTACAAATCTTTATAGTTATCGCCCAAGAAGAAATAATGCATCATGATTAATTCAACAACTCCGTATAAACTAGCAGAAATTATTAGAGATACTTGGCCAAATTTATATAATCCACCAAAAAATTATAAATCACCTCCTAAAGATAAATCTAAATAAAAACAATATTATAACTTTAATATGGATACATTAATAGAAAGATTGGTTTCTAAAATAGAATCATTAGAAAAAAAGATAGAAAATATAGAAAAAGAAGTATTTTTAGATTCGGATAAACCGACATGGGTTTTAAACGATAATTTACCATGTCCATTTTATCCAAAAAAAGTAGAAGAAAATACTAAAATTGTTAGAGTAAAAGACAATTATTTTTATACTGCATATAATCTTTTCGATAGAGTAACTATCAAAAATATGCGTGAAGACTGTGACAGACAATTCAATAAAACAAATCAAACTCCATTAAGGGGAAAACAAAACAGTGGATGTATTATAGATTGTCATGGGCACCATTTATCAAACAGTCCAGAATATCCATATAAAGAAAATTGTTGGAATACCTTTTGTATGACAGCAAAAAAGCATGTAATTAATTATTGTATTCATGCTGGAATTGATCCAGAAAAAATAATTCCACATTCTTGTTGGTCTTCTAGAATGGTGGATTATGAAGATCCTGATAATTACTTAACTTTAGAATGGAATAATAGTACTGATAATGTAATTAATAAACATTTAATTGGTGTTGTATACTATTTGTCAAATCCAGATCCAAAATATGGAACTTATGTTTCCATAGAAAAACCAAAAATAAAAGGATTATTTAATTCTAAAAATACTTATTATAATGAGGGTATTGAAAATTCATTTTTTATTTTTGATGTTGGTAAATCAATTCATTCGGATATGATACCCAAATTGAATGAGTTAAAGAGAAAACCAAAATATGTTATTAGATTCGATTGGTATATAAATTTTCCATACAATAAACCCTCTTGGGAACTTCCAAAAATATAATATTAATATCCTAAAATTTCATAATCTTGAGCATAATATTCTTTTACTAAAGATTCTATTTTTGCATTTGTTTTTAATTTATTTTCTTGTAATTCTGCAGGATCTCCATAATATGAATATTCTCTTACTTCTACATTATCATTAAATTGTTGATTAAACCATTCAATAAAATTCTTTGTTAATCCATCCTCAAATTTATAGATTAATGTTTTATCGCTTAGAAATTCATTTTGTGATCTCATCCAATTTGAATTATATCTTTTGGTAATGGCATGATATTCAATAAAATGCTTTAATCCACCTTCAGTTTCTAAAGAAGAAATAACCTGATCTTCCATATCGGAATACCATTCATTGATCATGCAATGTGCGGCGGAAGCGAATCTGGTAAAAGGATTTCTAACAATTGCAAATTGTTTAGCATTTTCAACGTCTTCTAACATTTCATATAATGGATAATGTAAATGCATAATGCTAATCCCGTAGATTGATTGATCATAATCTGTGTGATAAAGATTGTATCCATTATTAGATAAAACTTCTTTAATATATCTTCCACCAGTTCTGGGAATATGAATGTGAAATGCTTTGATATCCTCTTTTACAAATAAAGTCATTTTTATTTCCTACCATTGACCTTATTATACAGTATAAATTCAAATTTGACACTACCCCCGAATATCGCTAAAATACCTTTGTTAGGGTTGAATAAATATAGCTAGCTACAATACTATAAATATTTGAAACCCTTAGAAGAAGTATAATGGCAGCAATACCCTTAAATCTTACTATTGAACAGGGTGCAGATTTTCAGATAAATTTGACTGTTAGAAATAAAGATGGCACACCATTAAATCTTTTGGGATATACTGCTTCTAGTAATTTGAGAAAGCATCATACATCAACAACTACGTATCCTTTTATTCTTACTTTTGTTGATAGGATTAATGGAAGAATATCTTTAGAAATGTCAGATGCTGTCACGGCAACTTTGACTGAGGGAAGATATGTGTATGATATTTTTATTGAATCATCTAATGGCAAAAAGACAAAAGTAGTTTATGGGATGGCATTAGTATCTCCAGGAGTTAGCTTCTAATGTCTGATTTTATAGTAACGGTTGATGATGGTTTATATGATGTTACGATTGATCCAGGATTACAACGATATAATCTTGGAGTCAATTATGAAATACCATCAAAATCAACACAGTATAGTAATCTTCTTCTAGATAATATATCAGCATCTTTTAATGGAACTTCTCAAACATTTCCATTAACTGTCAATGGTGAACCATATTCCCCTTTAAATGAACAACAATTAATTATTTCTATTAATGATATTGTTTTAAATCCTGGTGTAGATTATCAAATATCTGGTAGTAATATTCATTTTACTATACCTCCATCTAATGGAGATGTATTTTTTGGGGTTGCGATGGCAACCACCGCAGATCTTACAAGAACTATTAATTTTGTTCTTGATAGTGGATCTGAAGATATTTCAGCAGGATCTAAAGGACAACTTGGTATTGATGTAACTGGAAGAATAGAATCCTGGGTTTTAGTTTCTGAGAATGTAGGATCAATAGTCATTGATATCCAAAAAGATAGATATGACACCTTCCCAGATAATCTTACCTCTATTGTTGGATCTGAATATCCAAGATTAAGTAATCAACTTAAAAATAGAGATGAAGATCTTACAACTTGGAACACAATAATTACTGCAGGAGACATTTTAGACTTTAGTGTTGTATCTTGTTCTGGAATTAAAAAATGTTCTCTATTTCTTAGACTTTTACTTTGATACAATTATTAAAATCTTATAAATAAAAACATAACGGATAACTGTAACGGAGACCTTTCAAATGGCTTTATTAGTATCAGACAGTGGTGAATTACAGTCATTGAGATATCTGGTAAATAGCAATCGCAATATTCCAAAGAATTTAATTCTGAAGCTTTTTACTAGCAACACCACTCCAGCTGAGAGTGATGTTCCAACTCAATTGAAGTATTATGAACCATATGACGCATCTGGATCTGTTGGTTATGGAACCGCAGCAAGCACTGGATATCCTTTAGTAATTAATAATAGAAACGACGAAGATTATTCAAGACAATACGGTATTCTTCTGAATGGTAGTCAGTGGAATGTAAGAACAATTGTTACCCCAATTGCAACTCCAACTGGAAGTGGTAACATCAACGAATATACCATTACCGTATCTTCAACAACCAATATTGCTGTTGGTCATTATGTATCTGGTGGTGGTGTAGGTTCTAATGCAACTGTTGCTGCAATTGACGGTAACGTAATTGTCCTTACTGTTAAGAACGCATCTACATTCAGCAACCAAGCACTAGAGTTTGGTAGAGGAACAACAACTGCTTCTTATACTGAGCAGACCTTTACCTTTACATCTGCTGCTAATAACTGCTATGGTTATTATCTGGTAAGGGCAAATAACATGCCTGTTGCTTTAAACGGTGTTCTTCATGCCGCTTCAGTTGGTATTGGTTCTACTGTATCTAAAGCACAAACTAGTGGAACAATTGGTCAATCTTATGTAACTCTGTTCCCATTCAAGTCTGAACCAACTGCAACTGGTATCGGATCAGAATTTACAATTACTGTATCCAGCAATGCTGGCATTACTACTAGCCAAAGAGTTATTGGTGTAGGTATTGCTTCTGGTGCAACAGTTGTTGGTATCATGAATACTACAACTATTGTTCTTAGTAAGAAAAATACAGGATCTGTAAGCGGTGTTACAACATTCTACAGAAATGTTACTGAAGATCTCTGTGTAGGTATGGGTGTTACCCATGGATTCCTTGCTGGAGAAACTGACGCTATTCCTGCTGGAACTGTTGTCACTGGTATTGATGAAAAAACTGGTATTGTATATCTGAGTAATGAACTCGATAACAACATTCAGTCTGCGACTGGTAACATCGTTTACTTTAACTTCAGTCAAGTTACTGCTACTGATCATGGATTAGTTCCTGGTGATGTAATTTATATTGCTGCTGGTGCTGCAAACACAACTACAACATCCGCAACTTATACAATCTTTGAGACTCCAAATACTAATACCTTTAGAACTGTTCCTGCCCTATCTGGTATTGGAAGTGCTACTCTTTATAGCAGCATCTTCTTCGCAGAAAGATTCACAAACGGTCCTTACAACATTCAGAACAACGGTGACCAAATCAAGGTTACTCTGAATATCAGCCTCGACTGATTTACACTGCTTGATATCTTTGTTATGGGGGGATTGCCAAAGCGATCCCTCCTATTTTTTTATCGGAGATAAGGGAATACTATGCCAGCACGTAATGTAGGTATAAATTCAACGTTTGAACAGCAACGACAAGTCATCAATTCAATTGCTGTGGATGTTTTTACTTTAACATCCTCTATTGTTGGATTTGGTAGTACTGGAATAACTGTTGATGTTGATTATGCACCAAATGCTGGTGTCGCAACTTATTCGCAAACCTCTGGTATTGCTACTTATGCTGCTACTGCAGGAATAGTTTCTTATGCTAATTTAGCTGGAGTTGCAACATATGCATCAACTTCTGGATCTGCTGTTCAAGCACAAACTGCAGCATTTGCTGATGTTGTTGGTGTAGCGTCTTATTCATCAATTTCTGGTATTGCAACGTATGCTGTAGTTTCTGGCGTTGCTACTTATGCTTCTGTTTCTGGAATATCAACATATTCCTCATTATCTGGATCTGCTTCTATAGCGAGTTATTCTCCTGTTGCTGGATTTGCCACTGTTGCTGCTAATCTAACAGGAGTACCAAATCTTAATGTTGGAATTCTTACTGCCAGTAAATTTGTTGCTGATGATGCAGAGTTTACTGGAATATTAACAGCACAAAGTCTTAAGTCAAGTTCTGGTTATATTCTTTCTCCTGATAATCAACAATCAATAAGAATTTTCAGTAGTAGTGGATCAGTATCATTCCCATTAGGTATTGGGTCAGATATTAATGTTGTTGGTATTATAACTGGTACAAAATTATATGGTGATGCTTCTAATGTAACTGGAATCGTTACTGATGGCATCTCATCTATTGTTGCTGGTGGTAATATAATTGTTCAGCAAACAGGGAATGTTGCTATTGTAACTGCTGTATTGGCAGGTGGTGGAGGAGGATTTTTTGAAGGCGGAACTGCTGGAATTGGAACAACATCTGCAGTTGGAATTGGAACAACTATACCAACAGAAAAATTAACAGTTAAAGGTAATGTTTCTGTTACTGGTAATATTATTCTTACTGGAGAAATAAGTTCTCCAACTAGAATTAAGTTTGGTAGTGGTGGGGAAAATATAAAGATTGGTGATTTAACAGGTGGTTATGGTTCTGCAAACGTTGCGATTGGAGATCAGGCATTAGGATTAAACAATAGTGGTCTTGGTCATAATATTGCTATTGGACAACTTTCCTATTATGCAGTAACTTCTGGACAATATAACATTGGACTTGGAGATCGTGCTGGACAAAATTTAACTACTGGATCTTATAATGTAATCATTGGTTCTTATAATGGACAGACTGGATTAGATATTAGAACATCATCAAATAATGTAGTCATTGCTGATGGTGCGGGTAATATTCGTCAGTATATTAATTCAAATGGTAATGTTGGATTTGGTACAATCGATCCATCAGATAGATTAACTGTTTCTGGTAGAATACAGATACAACAAGATTCTGGTTCCAATAATAGAATTGTTTTTAGAGGACAACCATCATCCTCTTATCGTTGGAGTATTGATAACTACTCATCCAATAATGAGTTTAGAATTTTTAGAGAAGATGATGCAACTGCTGCAAATGGTTTTGTTGCTGTTAGTATAAGTACTACTGGAACTTTAAATGCTACTAAATTTTCTGGAGATGGATCTTTATTAACTGGAATTACTGCTCTAGGGTCTGGAATTCAAATCAAAGATGATGATGTTCTTGTAGGAACTGCAGCAACAGTAAATTTTGGATCTAACTTAAATGTTACTCTTTCCTCTGGCATTGCTACTGTCTCTGGGAATGGATTGGCAACTTATGCAAATATATCTGGTATTGCAACTTATGCATCTACTGCTGGGATTTCTACAACTTCTTCTTATGCAACTTCATCAGGAATTTCTACTTATGCTAGTTCAGCAGGAATCTCTACTTACGCAACTTCATCGGGAATATCTTCTAGTTTAATTGCTACAGCAAGTGTCAATACTTCTGGAATTATTACAGCATCTTCCTTCTCTGGATCTGGTTCTGGACTTACAAATCTTCCAGCTGCACAACTTACAGGATCACTGCCAGCAATTGATGGTTCTGCTTTAATAAATGTAACTGCATCTGGAACTGGTATTGTAGTTGAAGATGATAATGTAAATGTTGGATCTGCAGTAACAGTCAATTTTGGAACTGGACTTGATGTTACATTCAGTTCTGGTATTGCAACCGTATCATCATCTGGTGGTTCACTACAATCTAGAATAACAGTTAGTGGAGTAACTACATCAATTCCTAATCTTGGGATTGGTAATACTGATATTACTGGATTTAAATCTTATTCATTAATGAAAGTTGGATTATCTACCGCAGGATGGATAAGACTATATACTGATAGTACATCTAGAACGAACGATGTGACCAGAAGTGTTGGAGAAGATCCAGCACCTGGAAGTGGAGTGATTGTTGAGGTTGTAACTACTGGAATATCAACTCAACAAATAATTACTCCTTTTGTTATGGGTGGCAATATGGATACTCCCGTCACCGATAAAATTTATGTTGCTATAACCAATTTATCTGGTTCGACGCAAACAATCACCGCAAATCTCACCATTCTTCAACTGGAGGCATAAGGATAAATGGCAATCTCTACAAATACTTTTAGAGTTAATCCAGGTTGGGCAAGATCTGATGTTATTAGTCAGATGGAGAGTGCTTTAACTTGGTTAGGTTGGCATTCTGGAACTGAAACTGGTCAAGTTGTTGGACTCAGTAGTTTTTGGGGTGGGGGTAATACTGGTGTTACCGAGTATTATTATGATGTCAGACAAAAATCTACAAGTGGTGTTGGAACAAATGCTAGCTTTTTTGTTTATAGAGACACCGTTGGTGTTAGATATGTCCTTGTAAATCGTCCTGGTGTTGGATATACTGGTGGTGAATTAATTGTTCTTGATGGAAATAGCATCGGTGGAATTTCAAGTGGTGCAGCAGACTTATCGTTTAAAGTTTGTGTAAATGAAACAGTAACAGGTGGAACTAATATTTCTATAGCAACGACAGATATTGTTTATACTGGAAATGATTATACGTATAGATTTAAAGGTACGGATAGAAATGGAGTTATTTCAGCGGGTCAAACTCACATTACTGTAAGAGAGGGTGATATTGTAAGTATTGGTAATAGTTATTCTAGTTCATATCCTCCTGGTCTTGCAAATCCAATTCCATACATCCCAGGGTCAAGTAGTTCAAGTTTGAATAGAGATCGTGGAATGGTTGCGGGACAAAATGTTAACGGTTCTCCATATAATAATTTTATGGTTTTTAGACCCAAAATTGGACAAGCAGGAACATATACCTTTAGAACTGTAGGTGGTAATCTTGGACCAGAACTGGGTAGATTGATTGTTGAACCTTGGAGTGGAAGTCCTGGTGATAGAACATTAGTTGGAATAGGATCAACAAATACCTTCTGGGATAAAAATCTATCAACAACTTATCCTTGGGCAGTTCAAAATCATAAGATACAAGATAATAAACGATATGGATCTACCTATCGTATTTTTAGAGAGTATACTGCTGGGTATCTTGATATTGTAACATGTAGTGGATATAGTTCTTATTATGGTGGGGAATATTATGGCAACAGTGATAATGCAAATACCGACACTTCCGATTATCATGGTGGAACAGCATCTCCTAAAAGAGCTGCTGGATCTGCAAATTTAGATTACCCATCTTATAATATAAGTGATATAAGGGACAATGGAATGTCATTGGCAGAATATGCCCCTTTGACGACCCAGATTATGCGTTTGGCAACTGTTAATCACGGAACAAATTATGGATTTAATTTGGATTTAAATGTATTTAAATCTAACCTTGACCCTAGGTTTGCAGTATTTTCTTATAGAGCATCTAACTTATCATCAACACATCTTACTACAAATACTTTTGATACTTGGTTTTTCCATAACTTTACCACTGATATTTGGGATTTGGATCATGTATTTCTTGGTGGAATGACTATGATTTATCCTACAACTGGGAATACAACAAATCCAACACTAACGTTTAGAACTTATTTGAGCTCCAAAGATCCAGATAGCCTTAATTCTGGAGCAAAAAGAACTGCAGAATTTCCTTATCAAGATAATAGGGGATACTCTTCTAATTCGGACAATTATGTTGATTGGATTATAGAATCGACTGCATATCCATTTGACATGGCTCCGTATACCACAAGAATGTATTATAGGTCTAATGATTCTGTTCTTACTTATGGTGGTGGATATCCAAATACTGATAGTGGAAATGAAAGAGTGTCTCCAGATGCAAACTTTAATGCTGTTATAAAAGGATTGCCGATTAGTGGATGCCTTCTTCCTATTCCATACTATTTACCAGATGATTTTGTTTTAATTCAATTTTACTATAATGCTGCAAATGCAAATATTCAACAGGGAGATACAATTACAATAAGTCCAAGTGAAGTTTATACTGTAATTACTGGATCTTATAATCAAACAACAGTGACTCGTGGAATTTTATTCTGTGCGAGGACTGTTTGATGGCTAATTTTACTTTTGCATCAGTAACAACAGCAAGAGTTGGAATTGCATCAACAGAGACAATTTATTCTAATATAGTTGGTGTTGCTTTATCTGTTACAACAACAAATGGGACAATTCCAATGGGGAATATATCAGGAATGATCATTGATAATTCTCGTCCTGGTACATTAACTGGAAGAAGACCTCAAACTGGTCAATTATTCCCCCGTGGAATTTACAATAAATAAAACATATAGATCTACAATTTAAGATTGTAGAATTAAATGGCAGTATACTCCTACACATCTTCTGCCACTTTAAATATTACAGACGGATATGATGGCGATTTACTAGGGTCATATCCAGGATATTTTGTATCTACATATAGCGAAGAAAAAACATCTTTCGATTATAATAAAGATTCTATAGTTACCTATGATGTATGGGACTATGGAAGTATATCTGATGCAATAACTGAAGATGAAGATTACGGAGAAATAACCGCTACCATTGAATTATGGTATCAAATACAAGATTATGGTACGTTAGAAGTTAATACTACAAGATCTCCTTATGGGGAAATTAAATTTGTCGATTTTGCAGATTCTCGTTTAATCCGAGTTAGTGTTGGGGGAGTTCAATTTGCTCTGTTTGGTAGGGCAGCAACTGAAGTAATATTTAATCCTGTTAATAGAGTCTTTGATATTGAAGGTGCTGCTACTGTTAGGGCTACGTTGGCTTCTGCTGGTAATGGCATTGTCAACTTCCCTCGCGTCAAAGCGACAGATTCTGTGGGATTTTCTTCTCCAGAGTCTGTCTTTTTGTTGAAAATTCAAGGAAGTGCTGTTACTTATCCAGTATTCTATGAAGGAGATAGAGTATTTGATATTGAAGGAACGGCAGATGAATCTATAACTTATGATTACAATGACTCTTCTAAACTTGATCTTAATAGTGATGATTATGGATTTATTACTGAAGCTCTTTCTAGAACAGAAGACTTTGGATTAATAACTGAAGGTCAAGATATTCAAAGATGGGACTCTGAAGCAGAAGATTGGGGTCTTATTACTGAAGATATTACCGTTAATCTTTACGGTAAATTTAAATTATTCGGTAAAGGTGAAGAGAGCTTTATATTTGCAAATTATGATGGATCTTGGGGTAATAAGCAACCAAGACTACTTGGTACTGCTAAAGATTATTCAACACCAAAAATTAATGGATCTGGAAAGATTACTCTTGAAGGAACTCCTCGCGTCCAAATTAGGATGCACTACAAGGCGGATGGTGGATGGGATAGATATCCAGACAGATTCCGTGGTGGATCACTATTTGGATTTAGTAGTGCTACTCAAACTTCTACATTTACAGAATCTCCAACAGGAAAACTATTCTCAGTACAGAGTACAACTACATTTAGTGCAGTAAGAGATGAAGTTGGTATTAGTGATGAGGATATTTTAGTCAGAGGTAATGCAAATTATATTGTTATCTTTAATGAAGTTGATAGGGTACTTACCTTTAGCAACATTGAAGATAATAGTAGGGTATATTCATATAATGAGACTTCAATTGTTAATGTTGAAGGAATTGATTATGGATTTGTAAGTGAATCTCCAACATTATTTGAAGATTATCAAAATATAACTGGAGATGCTTATTATCCATGGGAAATTGATGACTATGGATTCTTAACACCAGATAGACCACTATTCCCATATGGTGTTGCAAGAATTATTAGCACTACTGCTGATAGTCAGACTAAGATTCATATTGGTGATGGATTAACTTCCATCAATGGCAATGCTAAGGTATATGTATTACCTAAGCATAACGGATCTGGATTTATCAGAATTGCTGGTGAACTTATTGAGAAGAACACTGAAAATTATGTTGGTTCTGGATCACTGTTTGGATTCTCCAGCACATCTGAGTCTACTGCTGTTGTTGAAGAATCTAAGGAACTCTTCAAGTTCATTGGTAATGCAGTTGAGAAGAATACTGAGAATTATGTTGGATCTGGATTATTCTCCACACTTGGTGGATCCGCAGAATCGTATGGTCCAAATCCAGAAGAACAAGGAGAACTCTTTACATTCTCTGGATCTGCTGTTGAAAGAAATGCAGAATCTTACGTTGGTTCTGGATCACTCTTTAGTATTAGTGGACATGCAGAAAGAGTTACATATCACTACAATGAATCTTCAATAGTTGATATTGAATCTTATGATTATGGATTTATTACTGAAACTCCACTATTTGAATCATCTTGTGACACTATTTCTGATTACTCTTCTGAACTGATTAGTACTTATGCTGATGAAATAGTATCTGAATTTGGATGTGTTGATGTTGGTGATGATTATGGATTAGTTGGTGATCAAACCATATATCCATGGCAGCGTGATGATTATGGATTTATTATTCCAGATGCTCCAAGAAGACCATATGGTAAGTTTGAGTTTATCAGTGGAACTACTGATGCTCAAACTAAGGTATACATTGGATCTGGTTCACTATTTGGATTCTCCAGTACAACTGAAGCAACTGTTGTACAAGCAGAATCTAAAGGACTCTTTAGAATTTCTGGTAATGCTGCTGAGTCTACAACTCCTGCAACTGAAATTGGATCTGGATCCATATTTACATTTGTATCCTTTACTGAGACTGCTACTTATAATCCACCAGAATCTACTGAACTATTCAAGATTTCTGGTGAAGCATATGTATTGATTGCACCAGATTATCCTGGTAGTGGAACTATTACCGTTAGCGGTGAGGCAAGAATTTATGTCTTACCTAAGCATAATGGTTCTGGATTCGTTCATATTTTTGGTAATGCTGCTGAATCAACAACTCCTCAAACTGAAGTTGGATCTGGATCTATCTTCACCTTTGTATCATTTACTGAAACTGCAGTATTTAATCCAAAAGAATCTACAGAACTCTTTAAGATTACTGGATCTGCAGTTGAGAAAAGTTCACCAGGACCAGATGGATCTGGAACTATTGAACTTAATGGTTCTGCAAATACAATCTTCAGACTTAAAGTTACTGAGACTGGTAGACAACCAATTAAACTTATTGGTGCTGCTACACAATCTAGAACTCCTGCCCCACATATTGGTTCTGGATCACTCTTCGGATTCTCTAGTACAACTGAAGCAACCTCTAACGCAGAAACATCTAAAGAACTCTTTAGATTTAGTGGTTCTGCGGTTGAGAAGAATACCGAAAATTATGTAGGTAGAGTTCTTGCTAATATTGAAGGTACTGCAACTACAATCTTTAGACTCAGAGTTACTGAGACTGGTAGACAACCAATCAGAATTATTGGTAATGTAGTTGAGAAGAATGTAGAGAATTATGTTGGTTCTGGATCACTCTTTGGATTCTCTAGTACAACTGAAGCAACCTCTAACGCAGAAACATCTAAAGAACTCTTTAGATTTAGTGGTTCTGCAACTGAATTTGTTGTATATAATCCACCAGAAGTTGGTGAATTTATTAAACTCACTGGTACTTCAGTTGAGAAGAATACTGAATCTTATCGTGGTTCTGGATCACTCTTTGGATTCTCTAGTACAACTGAAGCAACCTCTAACGCAGAAACATCTAAAGAACTCTTTAGATTCTCTGGTAAAGGTGAAGAATCAATTGCTCCTGCTCCACATGTTGGATCTGGATCTATCTTCACCTTTGTATCTGCTACTGAAACTAGATCTGTATCTGAAGTATCTACAGAACTCTTTAGATTCTCTGGAACTTCAATTGAGAAGAATACTGAGAATTATGTTGGTCGTGGATCCCTATTTGGATTCAGCAGCACAACTGAAGCAACAGGATCTAATCCTCCAGAATCAACAATTCTGTTTAGATTCTCTGGTAAGGGTAATGAATCTATTACTCCTGCACCACATGTTGGTTCTGGATCAATCTTCACATTTGTATCCTTCACTGAAACCAGAGCAGTATCTGAGAAGTCTGAAGAACTCTTTAGAATTACTGGTTCTGCAGTTGAATCTAACACTGAAGCATATAAAGGAACAGGACTTATTACTTCTATTGGAAGTAAGAGCACTACAATCTTTAGAGTTAGAGTTATATCAAATGGATCTCTTCTCAGAATTAATGGAAAACTTCGTGAGTCATTTGCATATGGTTTATATAATGGATATGATGAAATTCAAATTAATGGAAATTCACAAGATAGGAAGATAAAGGCAGAGCCTAAGAAACCGCCTAGAATATATGTAATCTAAAATATAAATAATCTTAAGAATATTTTTCCCTTTTTAATGGCAAATACCAAACGAGTACAACTTCGTAAAGGGACCGAAACAGAACATGCCTCATTTACTGGGGCATTAGCAGAAGTAACTTATGATACAACTAAAGGTGTCATAAGAATGCATGACGGATTGACTACATCTGGATTTGAAGTTCAAAAATCTAGATTAACTGAAATTAGTTCAACTACTAATGTAGCAACTAATATTAAGTATTTTACTGATACTTCTGGCGGTCCTTTTACTGTAACATTACCAACATTAAAATATGTTGGAGATGTGATTCAATTAGCAGATTCCAAATACTATTGGGGTATAAATAATCTTACGGTGAATACTCAAAGTGGTGAACAAATAAAAGATAGTACTGGATATATTGACGCACCTTTGGTATGTGATGTATCTGGGGCTTATATAGAATTAATTTGGGAAGGAACTTATTGGAGACTGTTCTCATGACAATGCATCTAAGTAGATCAAATACAACTGGAGAAAAGACAGTAACGCAGTCAAACGATTTTGTCGTTCATGCATTGCGTAGAGACTCTACTGGAATGCTTTATTATACTAGAGTTGGTTCCGCAAGTACTGAAGTTGCTGATTTTCATAGAACAGATGGAACTCAATACCCTGGATTTTTGGATGGTGTTGATTATGTAGATGAAACGACAGAAGAGAAATCTTATACGAATCATCCAACAGATAAATACCAACAGTATAGATTTGATTTTAGAGGATTAAATTATCTCATCGATGATGATGGATACCTCGTTGCCAGAATTAATGGCACTTATGATTATAATACCCAAGGACCTAAGTAAAGTAAGGAATTAAAACACAATGGCTGATTTTAGATTAGGGAGACTAAAATTCAACTGGAGAGGCGAGTGGGCACCCAGTACTGCTTATGTTATTGACGACATTGTAAAATTTGGTGCAAATACTTATGTTTGTACTACAAACCATACTTCTTCTTCTTCAGAACAAGTATGGTATTCTGTAGATGCATCAAATTGGTCTTTACATACTGAAGGAGTACGAAATGTTGGTACTTATACTCCAGGGACTTTTTATAAAATTAACGATGTAGTTCTTGATGGTAATACACAGCGTAGAGTTACCGTAGGAATTTCTACTGCTGTTGGTATTGGGAGTACTAATAGTGTTCTTTATGTTTCTGGATTTAATGGTGAAGGAACCTATGATCCAGGAACGGTTTATCAAACTGGAGATGTTGTAATATTTAATGGTATTAGTTATGTAGCTATTACTACTACAACTTCTGGTGTTGTACCTCCTGTTGAGTTGGGAACAAAATGGAATGTTCTTGCTGATGGTATCAATGCTGCTGGAATTACTACCTATCAAGGAAATTCAATTTATTATAAAGGAGATTTAGTAAGACTTGGTGGAAATACATATAGACTTAACGCAACTACTGCACAGTATGTTAATCCTGCAATTGGATCTACCATTGGAATCGGATCTACTGTTGTTGGTGTTGCAGTAACTGCTTGGGATTTATATAATACTGGATTAAGATACGCTGGAACATATTCATCAATTACTCAATATTTTGCAAATGATGTTGTAGAATATTCTTCATCTGCATATGTTGGTATAGGTTCAACTTCATTCCAAGGAATTGTTCCTGGAACAGATTCTACTATTTGGGGTGCTTTAGCAATTGGAGATTCCAATGCCCTACTAACCACAAAAGGTGATATTTTAATTAGAGATTCTTCTGCCCCAGCCAGACTTGGAATTTCTACAGTTCCTTATAAGTCTCTTGGTGTAAGTACATCGGGTGTTCCACAATGGATGACCATTGGTGATTCTACTCGTATTTACTATGTTGACCCAGAACTTGGTTCTGATACTTATAATGGCAGTACACCTGATATGGCGTTCAGAACTCTGAAGTATGCCTGTGATAATGCTAGTGCCGTAACATCTATTACAAACTTTGTATATGATCCTCTAACTGGTATATCAACAATTACGGCTCCTTCACACGGAATTTTATATCCAAATATTACTATTAGACTTGAGGATATTGAATTTGAATGTTTAAGTGGTGGTAGAAGTTACAACGTTACTGGATTTACATATGATGCTACTTCTGGTATTGGTACTGTAACAGTTGGGGCTGCAGCAACAGGAATTTCTCCTGGTACAGTAGTTAGACTCAAAGACTTAGAATTTACTTGTCCTGGTGGATCTGGAATTACAACTACAATATTCCCAGATGGTACAAGAGCTCAAGGACCCAATTTCACGGTAACTTCTGTTAATAGTTCAACATCATTTGCAGTAAACGTTGGTGTTTCTACAATCAACCACATTTATGTAAGTGGTGGTAATGCATTTGTTGGATTTGATACCACAGTGTTCCCAAGAAATGTGGTTGAATCTTATTTTACAGTAAGTGAAATTGTAGATAATAATACTATTAAAGTTAATGCTGGATTATCTACAATTTATCACACTTATGTAAGTGGTGGTCACGTAATTAACCTTTCACCTGCAGTTGTTAAGTTATCTGCATCTGAATTTGCTGAGCAACTTCCAATTACTGTTCCTGCATTTACAAGCATCGTTGGATCTACTCTTAGAGCGTCTAAGATTCGTCCTGCTGCTGGTTTATCAACTGATGGTACTACTCCAAATAATCGCCAGACAATGTTTAGATTGTCTGATGCAACAACAATTCAAGGTCTGAATGTATCTGGTCTTGTTGGATTTAATTATGACGTTAACCGTCCTTATGAATTAGAAGCAAGTACAGTTAGAACTGGTGTTGGAACAACTGCTTGTGGTGTTTACTTTGCATTCAATCCAAGTTCACCAATTTTAAATAAATCACCTTACGTTAAGGATTGTACTTCATTTGGTGATCCAGATCCTAATGGTTATGGTGGTGCTGGCGTCGGTGTATTCATTGATGGAGGAGTGCATAATGAAGGTGCCAAGACAATGGTATTCGATGCATATACCAATGTTCTGAGTGATGGTGCTGGATTCATTCTTGATAGAGATGCTGGTGCAGAAATTGTATCTTGCTTTACTTATTATTGTAGATGGGGTTACTATTCTGGTGGTGGATCTAGAATTCGTTCTGTCGCTGGTAACAACTCTTATGGTGATTATGGTGTTGTCTCTTCTGGATTCTCTACATCAGAAACTCCAAGAACTGGTAGAGTCTTTGGTGATAGAGCAGATACCGTTGTTGGAACTGTAAGTGGAACTATCGGCGTCGGTATGACAATGATTGGTGAAACCTCTGGTGCAAGAGCAACCTTCATTAATGATCAAACCAGTGCGGATAGAATTTACTTCAAGTATTGGCCTGGTTACGGTAGTGTATCTGCTGGAATTGGTACTACTTCTTTTGTTGATGGTGAATGGGTATCATTTATTGGTGCTGGTACTACTGGTGCTCTTAGAATCGCTACTGCTACTGGTTCAGTATCTGGACAAAAGGGTGTTATTATTGAACTTGATGAAGTTAATGGTAATAATTTACCATTAGTTGGTGATGCTATTGGATTTACTACAACTGGAATTGGTAGTGATAGAACTGGTGGAGAAGTAAGATATTACATTATTAATAATGTAACTGGATTTACTTCATCGTATACTCAGTACCGTGGTTCTAGTGGATTATCTTCAGTAACTTATAACAATAGAGTTACCATTACAATTTCTCCTGAAAAAGGTGGTGCTACTCCCGATACAAGATCTACTTTCCTGTCTGGTGTTGGTACTGCTTCTGGTGGTTCATTCGTAGACATTAGAACTAAGTTCTCTAATGCTCGTTTAACTGGTCACGACTTCTTATCTGTTGGTACTGGAAACAAAGCTGAAACAAATTATCCTAACGTCAATGAATCAAATGTTCAGCAGGGTAATGAAACAAATACATTTGGTCCAGGTAAAGTATTCTATGTATCTACTGACCAAGGTGGTAACTTCCGTGTAGGTGATCTCTTCTCGGTTAACCAGTTAACTGGTGCTGCAACTCTTGATGCTTCTGCATTCAACCTGTCTGGTCTTACAGAATTGAGACTCGGTTCTCTTGGTGGTCAGATTGGTGAAGCAATTAATGAATTCTCATCTGATGAGACAATGAGTGGTAATTCCAATACTGCTTGTCCTACTGAGTATGCAGTTCGTGGATATCTTACCAGAGATAAGATGGGTAGTGAGGCTATGGTTCCTCCTACAGGAACTACTGCTGAAAGACCTGGTGTTGGCAACTTAATTGAAGGTCAATTCCGTTACAACACTGATCTTAAAACTCCAGAATATTATGATGGAACTCAATGGATTCCTGCTGGTAGATGGGCAACTGTTGATATAACTTCAAACACTAACGCATCTATTTGGAGAACCTACTTCTGTAATACCAGTGGTGGTGCATTTACATTAACTCTTCCTGCTTCTCCAGTTAAGGGTGATGCGATCAGAGTATTTGACGTTGGTAATACCTTTGATACAAATAACTTAACAATTGGTAGAAATGGAAAACCAATCGGTGGCCTTGCTGAAAACATGACTATCTCAACAGAAGGTGCTGCGTTTGAATTGGTATTCTTTGATAATACACAAGGATGGAGAATCTTCACCGTCTAATAAAATGAGGGGACTAGTGATCTAGTCCCCTTTAGTATAAATATTAGTAATCCAAATATCAAAAATGGCATCATACGCAAGCTATAAAAAAGTAGTTGGAGATCAAGTACTCTCTACTTCCATTCCAGATTCTAAATTAGAATCTACAGCTTTTAAAAATTATACAGTCCAGTGGATTCGTGGATGTTTGGGTGTTTGTAGCCCTGGATGTTGCTGCTTATGGACAGTTCCAAGTGGCGTAAGACGAGTTACTTTTGAACTTTGGGGTTCTGGTGGAAATGGTGCTGGTGCTTGTTCTAATGGTCGCTGTCAGCACTATGCTGGAGCACAGGGAGGGTATTATAATATAAAAACAATTTCGGTATCTAGTGGGTGGACCTATACTATATGTGCTGGTGGTGTTTATCCATGTAATAGTATTGAATGTAATGGATGCGAAGGTTGCTCATCGTATATTACTGGATGTGGATTAAGTAACTTCTGTGCAATTGGTGGATGTGCTGGATGTGCCGATTCTAACTGGAACGTCCCATGTTTTTCCGATCAAGGTAGATGTTGCATGGCTCCTGGTGCATGGGGTGGTGATTTTGGAATGGGTAATCATAGAGGTGCATTTACTGGTGCTTGGAACTGTCACTGCTATAGACACATATTCTGTGCTTCTGGTGCCCCATTCTTAGGTGGAGCTAACGTTACTGGAGAATTAACAGAATGTTGGATTCGTTGTGGTTGCTGGAACGTTCCTTATGGTAGTGGTGGACAAAATGCTATGACCACATATTGTGGTGGTTGCTGTGGACAGGGAGGAACTGGTGGCCCTGGTGTTGTTAAAATTACATATTTCTAAGGAGTAGAATCAAATGGCATCTTATGCAAGTTACAAAAAAATAAACGGATCATCTTTTGTTGCTGGAACTCTAGATGAAACAAAATTTGATTCTACTGCTAGAAAGACTTTTGGTGTTAAATGGTTTTATGGTGATCCTGGAGCTTGTTCGCAGGGATGTTGCTGTCTTTGGACTGTTCCTTCTGGTGTAACTAAACTTTTTATTGAGCTTTGGGGAGCTGGTGGGTCTGGACATGGTGCATGTTCTTGTAGTAGATGTCACCACTATAGAGGTGCTGGTGGTGGAGCATATAACTCTAAAATGATTACTTCTGCCTCTGGATGTCAATATACTGTTTGTGCTGCAGGAAATGGTAACTGCTGCAGATTTGAATGTAGTGGATGTATTGGATGTGCTTCTTATACAACTGGATTTAATTTATCCAATTTTTGTGCTGTTGGTGGATCTCCTGGATGTGCAAACACTGATTGGGCAACTCCTTGTAACTCTGTCTGGGATTGTTGTTTGCAAGGTGAAAACAATGGTGGTGACTTTGGATACATGAACCATGCTGGTGCTTTTGGTGGTGTTGAATGGTGGTTTGGTGTTGGATTCTGCCATTGTCATCATCAACAAACTCAACCAACTTCTGCTCCTTTAATTGGAACAACTGTTCAACAGTCAATTAACTACTGTTGGATGCGTTGTGGTTGTTGGACTGTTCCTTATGGTCATGGTGGACAGGGGGCTATGACTTCCTATTGTGGAAGCAGTTGCTGTGGGCAAGGTGGTATGGGTGGTCCTGGTCTTGTTAAAATTACATATTTCTAAGGAGTAGAATCAAATGGCATCTTATGCAAGTTACAAAAAAATAAATTCCTCTGATGGCATAGTTGATGGTACTATTCCATCAACTGCTGTTGGTGGAAATGCCTTTGCAACATGGGAAGTTAAGTGGTTTTATGGGCAACCTTGTTTTTGTTCTACTGGTTGCTGTTGCCTTTGGACTGTTCCGAATGGTGTATTTAAGGCATTTATTGAACTCTGGGGTGCTGGTGGAAATGGACACGGGGCATGTACAACTAGTAGATGTCAACACTTTGCGGGAGCACAAGGAGGATATTATAATTCAAAAATGATTAATGTATGTCCTGGATGGACATATACAGTCTGTGCTGCTGGTGTGTATCCTTGTTTGTCTAACGAATGTTTGGGTTGTTGTGGATGCTCATCGTATATGACTGGATGTGGATTGAGCAACTTCTGTGCATTGGGTGGAATTACTGGGTGTGCAAATGGTAGTTGGAATGAAGGATGCTTCTCAGATCAAGGTGCCTGCTGTATGGCTCCTGGTGCATGGGGTGGTGATTTTGGACTGGGTAATCATAGAGGGGCATTCTTTATTCATGGATCTCAATGTCATTGCCATTGTAAGGGTGCTACACCAACTCCAGCTCCATTTATTGGTACACAAGTTCAACAAAATGTTCATGAATGTTGGATGCGTTGTGCGTGTTGGACTGTTCCTTATGGTCATGGTGGACAAGGTGCAATGGGAACCGTTTGTGGTGGTGGATCTTGTTGTGGTCAAGGTGGAACTGGTGGTCCTGGACTTGTTAAAATTAGCTTCTTATAATATATAAATATAATTAAAGCAAAAATTATCAATTTATACTCATAAACTCATGGCACAAATTTCAGTAGAATTTGAATTTCCAGAATTCAATGATTATCTAGTAGATCATTCTTTTAGTGAAGGAAAAACACGTAAATATACTTATCATGGACCAGATAAAATTTATCTCCAAATTGGAGAAGATGGTACTGAAAAATATGGTCCATTAACTGAAGAAGACATTGCTGATGGTAGACCAATTCCTGCTGATGTTGTTGAATGGTATGAAGTTGATTGTACAGAAAATCCTCTTGTATGTCATTTAAGAGGACCAATTGTAAATGAATTTCAGGAAGATTATACTGGAGAAAAATTCCATCCTGGATCACCTGAAATAGAAGGATATGATAGATATTCTTATCCAACACCTCTTAAGCCAGAGGACGTTTTTGATAAGTGGAATGTTAAAGTTACAGATGGTAATGTAGAATTAACTACATATACAGTTTCTGAAAAACTTCATGGCAAACCTGAAAACTTAACATGGGGTGATATTAGAAATCATAGAGATATGATGCTTGGACTTAGTGATGGTCAAATTGCTGAAGATATGCCACAATCATTGAAAGATGAATGGATGGAATATCGTCAAAAATTAAGAGATCTTCCTACTGTAATGGAAAATGCGGGGGTTGATCCAAATATTGCTTACTATATGTTCCCATTACAACCAAAAGCTGCTAATATTGCTGGAAGAGATTCCTGAGTTATAATTTATGAGTGAATATACATTATATAATTTTGATTATGTTAAAGAAAATCAAATAGAAATAATAAAAGAACTGAAGACATCTCAAGATAATTTAGTTAAATATGGAGTTTTCGATACAACGAAAGCTTATATTTACTATAATATCTTTGGGGTGTCTTCTCCTTCTAAGCATATGTATAGAGTTTATTCCAAAGTTAGGGATATTGTAAGAGAACAACTTCCAGATCAAATGATTTGGATTCAGTCTTGGTTAAACTATCAAAGTTATAATGAAGTTTTACCTTGGCATAATCATACTTCAAGTTGGCATGGGTACATATCAATAGAACCTCAAGATACTGTAACTGAATTTGAGAATTGGTCCATCGAAAATGAATGTGGAAATATTTACTTTGGTCCTGGTGGATATTTACATCGTGTAGTTAATAAGTCAAATTATAAAGGAAAGAGAATTACGATAGGTTTTGACATTATTTTAGAAGAAGATTATAATGGCATTATACTACCTACAGAAAATTTTGGTGCAATCCCATTACTATAATGTTTGAAGTTAATAGTGAATTAAAAGTAAAAATAGAAAAAGTAAAAGATATTACTTGGGAATCTATATCTGATGGTGTTGTAAAATATAGTTCAGATACAGTTGAAAAAATGGTTTTTATAATCGATGATTTTTATAAAAATCCAGATGAGATACGGGATTGTGCAATAAAATCAAAAACTTATACTGATAAAGAACGTCTTGCTGGTGCTATTGGTAGACGGGTATGGGATGAAGAATTTGAAATAATGAATCAATTAAATATTAATCTTTGTCCAGTTTTTGAACAATTATGTTTATATCCAAAATGGCATATTGAATTTGATAAAGAACATCATTACAATAAATGGCAATATATGAGATTTGTTGTTAATGTTACTAGTAATAAGGAAATTGTTAATTCTGGTAGAGATTGGAAAACTATATGTCATGTTGATGGTCCATATAATAAATGGGCAGCATTAGTATTTTTGAATAAAGAAAATGAGTGTGAAGGTGGTACTAGTTTTTATTCTGTAAGTATTCCAAATTCTGATGGAACTACAAATTCACCAAAATTAGAATATACATGTGATATGAAATATAATAGATGTATCTTGTATGACGCAAATCAAATACATGGTGCAGTGATGGAACCACATATGTTTAAAACATGTGATCGTTTAACTCAAATAATGTTTTTTTAATCTTCTAAATAAAATTGAATCGTGCTATAATTATAGCAATATTAATTACACTGAGGTTGACTGTAAATGAGATCCAAGGCATTTTTTATAAATGGTGGAGCTGGCAGAGTGATTTGCTCCATCCCTGCATTTGAAAAATACGCAGAAACTCATGACGATTTTGTTATAGTTTGTGAAGGGGGAACTGATTTTTATAAAGGACATCCAATTCTGCACAAATATGTTTTTGATAATTGGCATAAAGGTCTATTCGAAAAAGAAATTAAACATAGAGATTGTATAACTCCAGAGCCATATCGATCTTGGCATTATTACAATCAGAAGTGTAATCTTGCTCAAGCATTTGATGTTATCATTAATGAATTGGATGAACCGAGAGAAATTGGTGATCCAACAATTCATTTAAATAAAATGGAACTTCTTGCTGGTTATAATTCTGTGGAAGAAATTAAAGCAGGAACTGGTAAGGATAAAGTTTTAGTTGTACAACCTTTTGGTAGATCTGTTGAACAAGTCGGGGCAGATTTTATTGCAGATCCAACATCTCGTAGTTTTTCTCTCAATAATATTGTAGAAATTATTAACGAACTTAAAAAAGATTATGCAATTATTATTATGAGTGAGATTCATTTTCCTCTTGAAGAAAATGAAGAAAAATCTAAATATCGTGTCGCAAGACCACAAATTACAGATATGAGAATGTGGGCAAGTATTATCAATGCTTCAGATCACTTCCTGGGTTGTGATAGTATGGGGCAACATATTGCTAAAGCATTTGGTAAAACTGCTACTGTTGTTTTGGGATCAACATATCCAGAAAATATTTCATATCCAAATTCAAAGGATTTTAATATTATTGATGCTGGATTAGATAGGAGAAAATATAGCCCTATTCGTATCTCTATTGATGAAGAAATTGATCGATATAATGATGAAGCAATGGAGTTGAATAAGCAAAAAATACAAGAAGTTATTTCTTCTGTTAAAAAAAGTTTAGGTAAATCTGTTGCTTATACTGGAAATTGGAAACCATCTAATGCAGCACAAAGTTCTTGTTGTCCAACTACTCAAAATGCTCTTCCTATGGCACCAGAAATAAAGGCACCCTCTACTCCAGTATTGATGCCAAAAGAAAATAAAGGATTTGGTGGAAAAGAATCATTAGATAAAGAAATTAATAACATTTTAAAAAAACTTAAGTGAGGTATAATAAATGACACAATGGATTGCTGCTATTGCTAGAGGGCATAACTCTGGGGTTTGTCTTCTTAAAGATGGTGAATTAGTTTTATCTATTGAGGAAGAGCGTTTATCTAGGGCAAAATATGATGGTGGACCATTGGCGTCAATGGTTAAAATTCTTGAATATACTGATAAACTTGATTATTTGGTAATCGCACATACACAACCTTTAAGTGACGCTGGAAGAATTGATTTTTCTGGTGATGATATCTATACTGGTCTTGCAAGAAAACTTGGATTAATTGATAGAAATCAAGATAATTATAATCATCCTCAAGTTATAGATTTAAGTAGAAATCATCATAAACTTCATGCTGCATGTGCATTTTATCGTTCTGGATTTGAAAGTGCAGTATCATTAGTTGTTGATGGTGCTGGAACTTTTATTCCAATGCAAATTGGGCGAAATCAAGAAATGACCTGGGAACTTGAATCTATTTTTAGTTGTGAATATCCAGCGTTATTCAAAACTCTTTATAAGCATCAATCTGGAAGAGGTCCTTGGGCATCTGTAAGAATACCCGAAATGCCTAGTGATACTGAAGGTGAAGACGGAACACATGAATTAGTTCTTGATGATAGTGCTGGTATTACAAAAGCATATGAAGCAGCAACACAATATTGTGGTTGGCCTCCCATTGAAGCAGGTAAAACTATGGGATTATTCCCTTATGGAAAACCAAATGATAATATTCCTGCAATTTATACTGATGGTAATGGTGGTAGTTGGAAGACTTCTGATCGAAATGTTATTATTCCAACCTATCCTAACGGTGCATTAGTTAATGAAGGTAGATATGAATTTCTTAGAACACCAGAAGAATTTGATGATCTAACACTTCTTGAGAATCGTCGTGATATGGCATATGCTATTCAAACACAATCACAACAAATGGTTCTTGATTTAATTCGTAAAGCAGTTGAAATGACTGGAAATAATAATGTCGTTATTTCTGGTGGATATGGTCTTAATTGTGTTGCAAACTATTGGTATCTTGAGCAACTTAAAGATGAAAACATTAATCTTTATGTTGAACCAGTAAGTAATGATGCTGGAACTGCAATTGGTGCTGCATTAATATGGCATCATAAAGTCAATGAAGATAATAATGTAAAAGAAAAAATTCAAAATCTTTATACTGGACCTAGTTATAATTACAGTAATCAAGAGATTAATTTAGTCTCGGAAAAATATAATGCGACGGAAGTAACATCTGCATCTTATGAAGATGTTATTGAGTTAATCATGGATAAAAATATTGTCGCAGTATTCCAGGGAAGGTCGGAAGCTGGTCCTAGAGCACTTGGTAATAGATCCATTCTTTATGATCCAAGAGATCCAAATGGTAAAGATCATGTAAATCGTATTAAGAGAAGAGAATACTTTAGACCTTTTGCTGGATCTATTCTTCATGAGCATGTTCATGATTGGTTTGATCTTCGTGGTATGGAAGATTCTCCCTTCATGATGTATGCTGTAAATTGTAAAGAAGGTATAGAAGAAAAAATTCCTGCAATTATTCATGTTGATGGAACTTGTAGAATTCAAACTGTTACTCAAGAACAGAATTTGCATTACTATAATTTAATCAATACCTTCTACGAAAAAACTGGTTGTCCTATTATTTTTAATACATCATTTAATCTTGGTGGAGAACCTCTGGTTGAAACTCTTGATGATGCTGTAAGAACTCTTGCTAATAGTTTAATTGAATATCTGTATTTGCCAGAATACAATACTTTAATTTACGTTAAAAATCAGGAGGATGAATGAAACCACTTCGTAGAATTGTAATAGTTGGGGGAGGAACTTCTGCTTGGTTGACTGCTGCGTTCCTCTTAAACAGAACTAGAAAATATTGTGAGATAGTTGTAATTGATAAAGAACAAGGTCAAACTGTTGGTGTTGGAGAAGCAACTGTTTTAAGTTTTAAACCATTTATGGAGGCATGTGGATTTCCAATTGAATCCTGGTTTAATCAAATAGATGCTACTTTTAAATCTGGAATTTTATTTGCAAATTGGCAAAAAGAAGGGGAAGATATTTGGCACCCATTTGCATTCCCAGCATATGATTGGGCTAATACAAACTTATTGAATATCTGGACTCAATGTAAAGATCTTGATTTTAAATTGAATGCTACAGCATTATATCATCCTTCAGTGGATGAGAATAAAATAGATCCAACAAATCTACCCGCATATGCATACCATATTGATTGTGGTAAATTAGTTAAATTTATCCAAAATAAAATTATGGATAAAATAACTTTTGTTCAATCCGAGGTTGTTGATATTGTTAGAGATAATACTGGCAATGTCCAGTACTTATTGTTAAGTGATGGACAAGAAATAGAATCTGATTTATTTGTTGATTGTACTGGATTTAAGAGATTAATTGGATCCAAACCAGATACTGTAAATCTTCGTGATAGGTTGTTTTGTGATACTGCGGTTGCTGGGCATATTCCATATAATGATATTAAAAATGAAATGAGACCTTATGTAATATGTGATGCAGTTGAGCATGGATGGATTTGGAATATTCCTGTTCAAACCAGAATTGGATCTGGGTTAGTTTTTAATAGATCTATTACAGACCCAGAAGAAGCAAAAGATTATTTTGTTAATTATTGGGATAATAGAGTAGAACGTGAATCACTAAAAGTTATTGATTGGACTCCTTATTATCATAATAACTTTTGGGAAAATAATGTTGTATGTATTGGATTATCTGCTGGATTTATTGAACCATTAGAAAGTACTGGTGTAGCATTAATTTGTGCTGGAGTAATTGGATTGGGAGAAGCACTTAAAGGATCTTCTTATAATATGCAAGACATTAATTTGTATAATTGTAAGATGAAATGTTTCTTTGAGAATGCTGTAGACTTTGTAAATATGCATTATTCTAGATCTCAAAAGAGTGGAAAATTCTGGGAGTGGGTTAAAGAAACTCATCAAATAACTGATACTCAAAAATATTATGAATTTGAACTTGAGCATAATCCATATCAAGTTCCTAATGATGGAGATTTTATGTTTGCTGGTGAAAATTGGAGTGTATGGTTATTTCAATTAATGGATGTAGAAAATATTTTATATAAAAATAATGGATTGTCCGAAATTCAAACGAGACGAATAATTTCAGATTTTCGTAAAAATGAACTAGAAAAGCATAAAAATTCTGTGCTCCATTATAATTATGTTAAAGGTTATTCAACTATGATAAATGACAATAAAAATAATAGATAATTTTTTAGAAAAACAATACTTCAATGAATTAGAAGATACTATACTTGGACCAATGTTTCCTTGGTTTTTTCAAAAAGGTATAGTATCACCGTATGATGGATATTCTCAATTTATTCATCTTTTTTATACTGATTATGAACCAAAAACAAAATATTTTGGATTGATATTTCCCATATTTGAAATTTTAGGTGCATCATCTGTTGTAAGATCTAAAGCTAATTTACTTATAAAAACTGACAATATAATTCAACATGATTTTCATTCGGATCATCCAGATTGCACAACTGCTATTTTATATCTAAATACAAATAACGGAAAAACGATATTTGAGGATGGAACGGAAGTTGAAAGTATTGCCAATCGGTTAATCGTTTTTAATTCTAATCAAAAACATACTGGTACAACTTGTACTGATGAATACAATAGAGTAGTAATTAATTTTAATTATCATGTCTAAAGAAATAACTAAAGTATTTGTAAACGGAACATTTGATCTTTTGCATAAAGGGCATATTGAAATGTTAAATTATGCAAAATCAAAAGGTGATATTTTATATGTTGCCATTGACACTGATCAAAGAGTCAAAGAAAAAAAAGGAGAATCAAGACCAATCAATAGTCAAAATGATAGGGCAGAATTTTTAATTAATTTAAAATCTGTTGATTATGTTGTTTTATTCAATACCGATGAAGAATTGGAATATTTGGTTAAAAGTATAGAACCTGATATAATGGTTGTAGGTTCTGATTGGATTGGTAAAACTGTTATTGGATCTGAACACGCAAAGGAATTAAAATTTTTTAATAGATTAGATGGATACTCAACTACAGGCACAATTGAACGTATTATTAATAGGGGAGAAGTGTGAAGATGAATATCTTTATGGTGATGTAGAACGCATCAGTCCAGAAGCTCCAGTACCAATACTTAAATATACTCACACAGAAATATATTCTGGAATGTCTTCTAATGTTAAAAATAATCTAGAGTCTTTTGGTATAAATGTAGTTCATATAACAAATAAAGAATCTATTAAAAAAACTAGAGTAGTTCATAATGGTAGTAAACAACAACTTCTAAGAATTGATAATGATGTAAAAGTATCTCCGATTAAACCCTCTGAGGTTCGGAGTGCTTTTTTGCATTTTTCATATGATGCAGTTGTTGTATCTGATTATGATAAAGGTCTTCTTACAACTGATGACCTTAAAGTAATTTGTCAAAACTTTAATGGTCCCGTTTTTATTGATACTAAAAAACGAGATTTATTTACTGAAAAGAATGTAATTTTTAAAATAAATCAGAGAGAATATAATAACCTCATATCTTATCCAGAGGATGTACATTTAATTGTTACTATGGGTAGTGATGGAGTTAAATACTTGGGGTATACATATCCATCTGAAAAAGTAAATGTATTTGATGTTGTTGGTGCTGGTGATACCTTCTTAGCAGCATTTGTACACTCTTACTTGACATGTAAAGAAGATAGGTTTAGATTTTCTGAATCTATTAAATATGCAAATAAAGCAGCAGCAATTGCTGTTCAACATTTTGGTACATATACATTATCAGAAGATGATATTAGGAGTTTAAATAATGGCAATATATTGCATTGATATTGATGGTACAATTTGTGAAAATGGAGCATGTAAAGTGTGTGCATATGAAGGAAGTATGCCTCATTTAGAACGAATTGAAAAAATTAATCAACTTTATGAAGATGGGCATACAATAAAATATTTTACCGCTAGGGGAATGGGTAGATACAATGATGATGCTCAAAAGGCGAGGGATAAATTTTATAATTTAACTAAAATGCAATTAGAATTATGGGGATGTAAATACCATGAATTGATAATGGGTAAACCATCAGCAGACTACTATATAGATGATAAAGCAATAAAAGACAATGATTTCTTCAATTGAATTTGTTCCTAAAGGATGGGGATTTGAAAAGTGGATCGTTAATAATGAACAATATTGTGGTAAACTTCTTTATTTTGTAAAGGGTAGAAAATGTTCTTGGCATTATCATAAGATAAAAGACGAAACATTTTATGTTCAATCTGGATTGTTAATACTTCATTATGGGTATGATGATGATATTAATCTAGCACAAAAAAGAACACTTAAAAAAGGAGAAAAATTTCACGTCCCAGTTGGACTTAGACATAGAATGTATGCCCTAGAAGATACTGAATTATTTGAATTTTCTACTCAACATTTTGAAGAAGATAGTATTAGAATTATTAAGGGGGACTAATGGAACTGCAAGACTTGATTGTAGAATATCCTAATTTTATATCTGATGAATGTGCGGATAAAATACGTTCCTGGTTTTTAGAAAATGAACATCTTCATATAGATGGATCTGTGTCTGGATATGGAGAGTCTGGGTATCAAAATTATGTTAGATTGGATGTTAAAAAGGCAAAACAATCTAATCCACCACCAGATCACGAAATATCACATTTAATGACACAAATTATTTGTGATGTATATACTAATTACAGTAACATAAGACCTTCAGTAACAATGGATTATGTTTGCATTAAAGACTATTCTGTAAGAGTCTATGAAAAAAATAATGGGTATTTTGATTGTCATATTGATCAAGGTCCTGGTGGTAATGTAACTAGAACGTTTGCGGTAATAATATATTTAAATGATGTGGTGGAAGGTGGGGAGACAGAATTTCCACATTATGATATAAAAGTTAAACCAGAAAAAGGTAAAGTTTTAATATTTCCTTGTAACTATTTGTTTCCTCATAGTGGAAACACTCCAATATCTGGAGAAAAATATATTGCCACTGCTTTTATTAACTACAAAGAATTTTCATGTTAGAATATAATATAACTAAACCTTTTGGTCCTATCATTTTTGAATGTTTTTGCCCACAAAATGTGGTGGATAATTTTAATAATTTCATTGATAATATGGATCAAGAAACAAAAGAACTATGTTCCTCTAAGCATAGTAAAGTTCAAGGATTTCCTGATCTATTATCAAGAGGATTTGAGATTGTATATTTGACAAGTGATCAATTAGATACTATTGGATTTTCATCTTTTATTGCTAATGCTTCTGAAGAATATATGAAAGTTCATGGTGTGAATAGTGCGGATATATATTTTAACAATTCACATTTTTCAGAGTTATTTGTTGATGTTTGGGTTAATAGATATTTTCAAAATGACTATACACCACCACATGATCATGCTGGACATATATCTGGAATAACGATATTGGATTTACCAGAAGATTCGGATTGGTATGATTTACATAATTTGGAATTTATTTGGAATAATGAGCATCATAGACCTGAGCAGAAAATAGGAAAAACTTTTTTGTTTCCCAGTAACCTTATGCATTGGGTTACTAAACAAAAAAGTCTTTTAGAAAGAAGGACTATTAGTTTTAATTTACTTGTAAATACTCAGCAACAGACTTGAAGTTATAATTTTTTAACCAACTCATATCTGCACAAGTATAAGTTTGATATTTACCAACTAAATGATCTGGGAAGGGAATGGTATTAATTTTACCATTCTCTTTTTTTGCAACTAATTCTGCAACCTCTTGGAATGAAATTGGATTTCCTGTGCCAATGTCATAAATTCCACTTGGTGCATCATTGTTTAAAACAATATCAACAATATCATCAACACAAACAAAGTCACGAAGAAATTTGTCTGATCCTTCAAATAAATTAAGTTCTCCAGTTTCTCTAATTTCTTTGGTGAATTTACTAACTGGACTTGCTTGATTTCCTTTATGATCTTCTCCATCACCGTACACATTAAAATAACGGAATCCCTGAATCAATTGGAATTGGTCTAAGTTATCTAATACACAATAATCAATTTGAAGTTTTGAAATTGCGTATTGATTTAATGGATTAATCTGCCCATTAGTGTTTCCGTATACTGATGCTGAAGATGCATATTTTACTGGAATTTTATATTCGATTGCTTTATTAAATAAGGCACAAGAAAATGCTACATTATAATGCCATAATTTTTGTAGATTTTTTTCTGTGGTCGATGATATTGCACCTTGATGTATGATAAGACTTACTTTGTCCCAATCTTCAAATTCTCTTAATAATCTCCAAGAATCTTCTTGATCTATTAATAGTATGTCTTCATTTGTACTGATTTTATTTACAAAATGTTGACCAATAAAACCAGATGATCCTGTAAGTATAATCATAATTCTCCTATTATAATAAATAATAACATAAAAAAGACTAAAAGTATATCAATGTCCTTTGGATCTCTAGCCTCATATTCTACAATAAATAACTTCCCACAAATATTATATACTTCGCCATCTTCAAATTTTTCTGAAGGTAGTGTATATGTGGTTAATATGAATTCTTTCCCCGTTAAAATTAGAGTTGCGGTTTTGGGGAGCAATGATATAAGTGATTTACTAATTTCAGATTACATTATATATAACCATACAATTCCAACTGGAGAAAAATTTGTCTCCGATAAAATATTTTTAAAAGATGGTGAGTCTGTAGTTGTTAGAGCAGATTTGCCTAATGTTAAATTTACTTTCCGTGGTAGCGAAGTTGGGTTATCAACTTCAACTTGTGGAATTTTATCTGCCTTTAGTCCAGTAACTAATGTTAAAATTGGTGCTGGACAAACGGTATTCAATATTCCAGTATCTATACTTGAAACAGATGCTAATTTATACATAACTAACACCTCACCAGATTATGTTGAGGTTAGTGTTGGTATTGGTACAACCATTGGCTCAAACCATTATTTGGTATATAATGAGAGAGTTGATCCTGGAAATTATTTTTGTCAGAACGACATTAAATTGGGTGCTGGAGAAATTATTTTTGCGAAGGCTACATCAACAGATATAAATATAGTCGCTTTAGGAAAAACTACAAACAGATAATGATGAAATTTACAGTTTACTCTAAGTATGGTTGTCCATATTGTACCAAAGTTGAAGAAGTTTTAAAATTGGCAAATATTGAACATAAGGTTTATAAATTAGATGATGATTTTACCCGAAATCAATTCTATGCAGAATTTGGTGAAGGTGCCACATTTCCACAAGTATTGCTAAATGATCAACAACATCTTGGTGGATGCACTGAAACAGTGAAGTATTTGAAAGAACAAAATTTAGTGTAAGTCGAATAAAAAATTGTAAATATATTTTTCAGCAAATTCTTTATTATAATGTGCTTTTAAAATTCCATAAGCTGGATCTGTAGAAGACAGATGGTAATCATATCCCTTTTGATAAAGGTATGATACTTCTGTCTTTTTTGAATTTTCTATGCATTTTTTATATTGAGATATATATTGCGTAAATTGCTCTATGTATTCTTTATAAAAACAACTATCGGAACTTTTAATCCATAATTTTTTTGAGAAGTATTTGTTTAAATCATATATTTTAGATTGTTCCTTTTTCCTATCTCCAAAATCTGATAGGTAAGAATCAATATATTTTGAATTGTATTCTGGATCTGATTTTAGTGGGTGAAAGTCTATAGTTCCAAAATATTTTTTACTTGAAGTTCCCAAATATTAAGTACCAAGAATTGGAAACTCGTAGTTAAAGTCTGGATACAATACTAAAGACTCTGCAAAAAATTTATTTTTTATATTTAATTCACACAACCTTATCCTTCTTAATTTATCTGTCTTCCAAATGTATGAGGTTATAGTAGATTCATTTTCTGTAATGTGGTTGCTTAACCATGGGGGTAAATCTACTGATTCTAAATTATTGAATGTGCCTAGTAAGATATCTTTTAAACTCATGCACTTATAATATAAATTATTATAACAATATTTATTTGTTACTTTTATGAGAATTTTATCAATTTTTGATGGTCACGATGCGTCAGCAACTGTTTTAAATAATGGTGTTGTTGAGTATTATTTAAAAGAAGAAAGATTCTCTAAAGTAAAAAAGGATAAGAGGACTGACAATATATTTAAAATTTGCTTAGAAAATTTTGTAGATAAGTGTGACTATTTTATTTTTAAAACTAATGATACTAATGAAGTAAAGGATAATAAAAATAAAATAATTCAGCAAAAGAATAAAAATATAGTGATGATAAATTCAAATACTCATCATCACTTATATCATGCATCAATTGCTTTTTATAATAGTGGATTTGAAAAAAGTATAGTAATAGTAGTAGATTCTTCTGGTGCAATATTAAAAGATATGCATGAATGTGAATCTGTTTATATTTTGGAATATCCAGATAAAATAACACCAATTTATAAAAATCATCATAGTTCTAACCCACAAAACTTAGATAAAATTATTGATGGATGTCAATACATTTGTAAATCACAGTATGGAATAGGAAATTTGTATGATGGAGTGTCTATGATTATGGGACAAACCATTGATGATTGTGGTAAGGCAATGGGTTTGTCATCATATGGAAATAGAATTCCTGATTTTATTAATTTTTTTGATAAGGCAATTGATGAACCAATAGTAGCATTAGATAATGTGGAAGAAAAATTATTTTTCAATTTAATTGATAATGGAAAAAATGTAAAAATTACAGAAGATAATTATCAGTTTTATGCAGATTATTGTTTTGAGGTTCAAGTTCAAACGCAAGAAGCTATTTGTAAATTAGTAAAAAATTCTATTGAAAAAACTGGTATAAAAAATGTTTGTATAAGTGGTGGATATGGAATGAATATAATATCCAATCATTTATTGACTAAAAAATTTCCTGATATTGATTTTTATTTTGAACCTCTTTGTGATGATGGTGGAATATCTATAGGTGCAGCAATGTATGCATATAGAAAGATGACTAAAGATTCAAAAATAATTCCAATAGAAAATACTTTTGTTCATGGTTTTAATTATGATATATCAAAATATAAAGGAGATAAAATTGAAATAAAACAACTTGCTGAAATCCTATACGATAATAAATCTGTTGCAATATATAATAATCTTGCTGAATCTGGGCAAAGGGCATTGGGTAATAGATCTATATTATTCAATGCGTTAAATCTTAATGCAAAAGAAATAGTTAATGGTATTAAAAAAAGAGAATGGTATAGACCTTTTGCTGCTATAGTTTTAGAAGAAGACGCGAATCAATATTTTGATATGGGAAATTTAAAATCAAATCCTTTTATGACAGTTTGCTTTCCAGTAAAAACTGATATAATTCCAGGTGTAACGCATGTAGATAAAACTTGCAGAGTCCAAACGGTTAATAGTGGACACCTAAAAGAACTTCTGCTAGAATTTAAAAAAATTAGCGGGCATGGAATTCTTTTGAATACAAGTTTTAATCTTGCTGGGGAACCATTAGTAGAAACACCTGAAGATGCATTTAAAACTTTAAATAACTCATCCTTGGATTTTCTTTGGTTTTGTCAATCAAAACAGTTGTTTAATTCTTAACATTAATATATAATTTAATTTGGGAGAACATGAACTTAATGACCACCAATCTTTTCGATGTTTATCATGATGTTGAAAAGGCTATTGATCTTGCTTTTGATGGAAAATTTGTTTTAAAATTTTATGATTATTTAAAAATTAATAGTGCAAAAAGATGTCAAGTTGAGTCTTTTATTGAAAGTAATACTGCTACTAATATCAATAGTATTATTTTAGATTTGGATGATTATCTTGAAGGTGGACAAGACGATGTGCATAAGCAACTACGTGAAGCATATGGGCATATACCCAAACCACAAGCAAGAAAGATTAGAAATTACCTTTACGGCATTTTAGAAGATGCTTGGAGATATAGTAATGATAGGAGACCAGGAAGAAGAAAAAAGCAAACTAAATAATCAAGAGCCCGATATTAATCGGGGATTTGAGTTAATGTTAAGACAGAATAATAGGAGGGAAAATTCATTAACGCCAAAAACATTTGAGATAATGTTTGGTAAAATGGTTTCTCTCTTCAAACGAGAGTTCCATATTCAGTTCCAGTTTATCTTTGATGTAAGAAAGATTTAACTCTCGGGAGAAAAAAAATGTTAGCAGTAGCTCTTACTTTAGGAACATTAATTTCTATTATGTTCTTTTTTGTTGGTGTATTATGTGGGTGGATGGTCAAACAATATTTAATTGAAAGAAATTATACCGCGTATACACATCCCGAAATGTTTGATGAAAACGGTAACGTAATTCCAGACGAAATTTTAGCAGTACGATTTGAAAATGACTATGACTACAACGAAGACGAAGAAGACGACTGAAAAGACTAATAAAATTACAATTACAGAACTTCAACCTAATGCTTTTCAGTTTGAAATTTTAGAACTAGTATCAAAACAAAGATCAAATATTAACAAGGTTGAAGTTCTTAAAAAATATAGAAATGATGCTTTAGTATCAATTCTAATTTGGAATTTTGATGAATCTATTATTTCACTTTTACCACAAGGTGATGTTCCATATTCTCGTGTAGAAGAGCAGTCATCTTTTAATGATACTTTATCTGCTTCTTTATCTAAGGCAAATAAAGTTGAAGGTCTTAGTAGAGCTGATGAGTTTATTAGAGAAAGGCACACTTCTATTCGCAATGAATTTGAAAATTTTTATAATTATCTTCAAGGTGGAAATCCAGGACTTAGTTCTCTGCGTAGAGAAACTATGTTCATTCAAATGTTAGAAGGTCTTCATCCTCTTGAAGCAGAAATTATGTGTCTGGTTAAGGATAAAAGATTAACAGATAAGTATAAAATTAGTCTTGATAATATTAAGGAAGCATATCCCGATATTGTTTGGGGAGGTCGCTCTTAATGTGTAAAATTATTCATGAAAATTGTGATGCATCAATGGCAGAGGACAAAACTTTGCCATCTAATTCTTATCTTGTTAACTATTATAACGAAGATAATCTTAGATACGATATTGTTATTTGTAATAAAAGATCCGATATTTTCGATATGTATTGGGACAAATATAGGGAAGGACTACAATCTATAAAATGGACTGATGGTAGAGTCAATCCAAAACTTTGGGGTATAGCACCTAAGGAGGCAAAAAAGAAAAAATGACAACAGGATTTGGTGAATCTACAAATAAAAAAGGTAAAGCAACAGTAATAGTTGATGATGATGAAGTTAAAAAATTAATAAAAGAATATAAA